ATCGGTCCTCTCCGTGGTGGATGTCGAAGTAATGACCGGGAAGACCGCATGTACACAGGATACGGGCGTTCTCCCGGCCGAAAGCTATGAGTACGCTTCCGCAGCCAGGCGTCCCTCCCTGGGTGCCGTCTGCCATGTAGAACTTGATGCGTCCCCGGAGAAACAGAATGCCTGCGGCTTTCTGAAAGATAACGTCGTGAAATAACTTGCTGTCGCAACGATTGAACAACAATGCGATACCATTGCCATGGTCGGCGAGCTTTTCGACGAAACGTTCGATAAGCGGACGTGAATAAGGCGGGTTGAGCCAAACACGGCCTGTCCATGGTCGGGACAAGCCATCGTCTGCTTGGGTGTAGTTGACCTTTCCAATCGTCCAGAGAGGTTTAAGCGGTGCGCATGGATCGAGGTCGAAAGATCCGAGAGATTCAAAAATGCAGGGCGGTGTGTACCACTCATCTGTTGTGCATTTTGCTTTTTCAAAACTGGTGTTCATTACACTTAGGGTTTAAGAAGTTCTTAAACCCCGGGACTATCCCGGTGTAAGAGAATAGTGGCTGCGCGTGTAGTTAGATCACTATCAATGTCTTATGTTTTGCATCATTCCATGGATTATTTGAGTTTCAAAAAGAGAAAGGTCTCAGAACGGCGGGAGACAACTTTTCGACGGGAAAGTGTAAAATCGAATCTTCTGGGTTCGAGAGAGCCAGCGTGAGATGAAAATTAATAAAACAACAAAGCCGCCCAAAGGCGGCTTCTTTATAAATGCTTGCTATTATTATTCGTCAAGATACTGTTTGAGCGAATCTGAAAGTTCTTCGTCCTCATCGAATCCCCATTCGGTAATGTCTATATGGTCTTTCCCGCGAAAATCAAGGGGTCTATCTACTATGAGTAAACCAAAGTAATTCACTGTTACAGATGGTTCGATAGTGCTGGGGACAGAATCATCGTCGTCAGAGTGCCTTACTCCATAAGCAATGAGGCCCTCCGGCAGAACGGCATCTTTTAAGCGATATTCAGAAAAAAGACCGTAAATGTCACCTGCTTCGGTTTCTAAATAGATTGCTCTAAGGTCTAAATTGGAAATAGTTTCGTTTGACATAATTTCTACATTTTGTAATGAATTTGTTATAAAATTATGGCTAAAGATAATTGAAATTTTAACTTGGTGTTCATTTAGTCGGAAAAAATCAAGATATTTCACTATACGTTATGGAGGACAGTGTCCCGATGCGGGGGCAAAGCAGACCAGATCGCCGGTTCCGTAAGCATGGATAGCTACGCTCATGCCTGTTTCATGCTTGGCATAGACTTTTGCATCCCGTAGTAAAACAAAGTCGTGACGGTGGCCGGCCCAGTTATCGCAATACCAATACCGGGGAGTTGTTAGGGTTTTAACCGTAAGCTGTACATTGACCAATGGTTTCGCATTCAGTAGCATTTTTGTCGTCGATTGTAAGAATGGGTTCCATTCTTCGCCAATCCTCTTTAAATTCGGCCTGTAGGTGCCCTCCAAGAGCAGAAGCGCTTGGACGCTCGCCCTGCGACCCGTATTATAGCCGAGGACGGATTCATACCGGATATGATCGCTGCCGTCGGATAGTGGAGCGAAGCAAACGCCACCCTTGAAACGATCGCAGTCGCCCCATGTCCCCTGCACCTGGCGCAGAACGAGCCGGGGCTGGCCGTCGGTATCCTTACCGTCATCCAGCAGGATAATCGCCTCGGACTCCCTCAACTCTTTTTCTAATCTCTTTGTGATTAACATAACTTAAAGTAGTATTAAATCAGATTGTGGTTATCAGTGTGTGCGATGCTTCGTCAGATAAATTCTACTTGGGACAAATGAACATTGATATACTGTCTGTCGGCCGCAATGAGATGTCGACTGGCTACAAGTTTGAATCTGCGCTTCATAAGATTTAGGGGGTTTCATCCTTTTCCGGATCGTAGGGACACTCGGTATCATCGACGATATATTCGACGTTCTCTTCGAGGTTTGTGTGGATTTTCCCGATAAACCGAGGACCGGCTGCGGTCAGTATCTCCCCTTCGGAAGCCGTATCCTCTACAATAACCCGCGTCAGCAGGCTTACTGCGACAAGTTTTGCTACTTTAGCCATGACTACAAGGTTATTTCAATGAAACGGACATAATACTGACCGTAGGCACACGGATTGTCATTGATGTTCGCGGCGAACTCGTCAGGCGTGTATACCTCGACTTCGTACAGTTTATCCTCATCTTCTTCGTCCGGGTCTGGCACGGGCCCATCCTCCCACGCTTTAAGGATCTCCTCGTCGGAAGCATCGCGGGATAGCAGGTTGTAAGGCCATGCAAAGACCCGCAGCTCCTTCCGCCGCGGTCGGTCTATCAACTGATCGAGGCCGTTCATGCAAACAGTCTTATGGTTTGGATCGAGGACGATTGTCGTAGCATACCCTTCGTTATCTTCGGGATCTATAGTGCCCAGAGTATCGTACAGGTACTCGGACTTGTGGAAAACGATGGCTTGCCCGTCGGCCAGATCACCGACAAAGTCCGAGGAGAGATTATTGGCCGCGATAATCTGTTTAGCTTCTTTCAGCGACTTGGCCTTCACGGAGAAATGATGCCGCTGCCAGATTGTACCTTTCTGATCTTGATAAAATGTGTATTCGCGCATATATTCTTGATTTAGATTGTTTTATTCCTGTCCCTCGAACTCATCGATACGTTCTTTGAATTCCTGGATATTTTCTTTGTCGGATCGCAGGTTCTGCCAGTATTCATTCACATAGCTCTCGATTGCATAGTCAGAGGCTTCGACCTCATTTTCCAGAATCACTATGGCTCGTTCTTGCCACTCACCACTTTGAGCCATACGGTAAAGTTCTGCGCATGAGCCATTACTCCGTGTCGGATCGGTAACGATCGAACCTAACTCGTCATTCGGCAGGGAGAATTCTTCGGGCAAGGCATAGTAATCGATGTCGGGAAGCGACTTCATGCTACCGTCTTCAATACGGGCGACAAACAGGGCGCCCAACGCCTCCGGAGCAATGACGGCCGGCTCATTGAAGCCTGGCAGAATCAGTTGACGCAACGGGTAGGTTTTGCCCTCGAAAAAATGGCTGTGCGGCACCACATCTAACGTTTCCGAGACGATCTTGGCTGCCCAGTTGTTGACGTAGGTTTCGCGCAGGATGTCTTTACAGGCATCGAATCCATCCTTGCGTTGGAACGTCTTGGTGAAAACGGAACCGCCGTTTTCATTTGCCCATTTTTCAGTGGGAACCTTGCCGGTTTCCTCATAACGGTCGGCAGCTGCGCCGAGCATAAATTTTACTTTTATCATAATTGCCTTTCAATAATCATTTGGTATATTTTCCCTGTCATATCACTCAGCAGACGATAGTAATCCGCGAAACGTTGCCCCATACAATCTGTACCGATGGAGTCAAATCCGGCATCCTGATGGGAAAGTGCGCTGAAAGCATCGAACAGTTCGCCCTCTATAGTTGGCAGGTAATCGCTCTGGCGAATAGCCTCAACCATTCCCGAGAAGCGCACATATCCCTCGTTCCGGTCGAAGATCGACACCCAAGTATCTGCATAAATGAACTTTTCCCGCACTCTGTGGCTGAATAGTTCGGGATATTTCCGCTGAAGGGCCGAAACGCGGAGCGACATGTCTACCGGTTCAGGAAAAGCGTGCTGCCGGGAAAAGAGGTCGAAGAAATATACATATACATCCTGTGCGACGATATATATCTGATTCTTACGCGGGGACTTGTTCTGCCGCAGGGAAAATGTTGGCTTAACGCCTTTCAGCGCTGCGGGCTTATGAATTTTCGGCTGACCGTAAATACGGTATGTAACCAGTTCTGCTGTCATTACCCGGGTAAGTTGGTGGCCAGTGGTTGGTCGTCGTCATCCTCCCGGTAAATCTCGATAGTAGGTCTGCCGCCGTTCTGGTCGGGAGGGATAAGCTGGTTGGAATTGCAGTCGGTGGTGGTGTTGCGGATCGTTACGCCATTCATATCTTCGCTGATGTCGTAATCGGTCATCGTGGCGGCGATACGGTCGGCTTCTTCCCGTGTGGCGGCCGTAATGGTGAATTCACAGATCTCTGTCGTGATGATACGTGCCTCTTGGCGGTAATCAAATTGTGGCATAATAGTCGTTTGATTTATTGGTTTTCAGTTTCTGTCAATTCGGCTTCCCCGCATCGTTCGCAAGAGCTGTCCATATCATCGGGATAATTCAGTATCTCGCCGGTGTTGGGATTGATGCGTGCATCGCAGGCCACGTCCGTACCTCCGCAGATGCTGCATACCATACGCGGCGCCGGCTCTTCTTCCTCGTACCCCGCGAGCATGGCGAGCTGGGAATAATACATGTCGTAATATTCCATATACTCGTCGTCGAATTCGCGCTTGAGCGTCCGATCCTCGTTGTAGAGCTGCTCCGAAGGAAGGTTGTGATGATCCGCCCACAGCTTCTCGGCCAGCTCGGACGCGAAGGACATGATCTGTTCATGCTGGTAGTCGCGGTGGGTGTATATCCGGATCTGGTCGAACCCGATAGCGCGGAGCTTGGCCAGCAAAGGGCCATACTCCTCTGTCGTCGCATCGACGCTGCCGCGAATCACACGCTGATAGCTGATCTCCCCAGGGGTGGCTGCCGGGTCGAAGAACAAAATGGTACGTTGTTCCACATTCTCTTCCTCATCGGGAACCAAGGCGACAACCGGCTGCCCGGGATGGTCCCACCACCGGCGGAATACGACCCGGATACGGGGGCTCTCCAGCTCTCCGGCATATACTTCGGCCTCACTGCCGGCACGGTTGCCGATCAGGATCATGCGGTCGTCGAAAGCGGCGATTTCCGCTTCCGTGGTGTCGGCATTATATTCTTCTTTCGGGTCTAAAACTGCATACAGGCCAGAAGTTGCGTTGGCCGGGTCGTTCCACCAGACCCATTGGCCTTTTTTGAATTGTTCCATGATACTTATTGATTTTAATGTTAGAGAATATCAGTGTTGTCATTGGACCAGTAAAAAAAGAGTTGGATTGGCAGAATTTTGCATTCTCGCTCTCAGTGATCCTAATATATTGGAAGAATGATGTTTCGCATTTATGCCCCGTTATCATCATAATCCTGTAAGGTGCGATTCCATGAAGGAACATGTTGGTAGCCCCTGTACGCCGGGCGGTATGGCTCGATATCAGTTCCCATTTTTCACAGTTAGACCGGACGATCTCTCCTTTTTCAATGCGTTCGACAAGAATGTTTTGCGTTATGCCGGCTTTCCGGCAGATTAGCTTGATCGTCTTGTTGAAATACCACGCAGAACCACTATATCCGAGAAATGCGAATCCGCCGTTTCTTCGGATGATCCGCCGGATAAGATGGTGAATTGGAATTTCAACACGAGCTTTCGTTTTTTGGGTCAGAATGCTGATCGTATCGGCATTGAAATTCGCAGGAGATAGACGAATGACGTCGGAATAGCGAAGTGCCGTACAACAACCCACAACGAAGAGATCCCTTATTTTCGACTGTGATGGCGACAACTCCAATTCCAGGAGTGATTCCACCTCGCGCTCTGTCAAGTACACCGAAAATGTTTGTGCCGGCTGTATCCGGACCGCGCGAAGACAGTCGATACGCACGATATAACCGGATCGAGCCATTCGATATAATACGGAGATCGTTTTCTGATGGAACATGCGCAGAGTAGATTGGCGATAGGCATCGTTGTTTTTGCGTGGAGAAGAAGTCGTACGAAGATAATTGACCCAAGCTATGGAGGTTGAATCGTCGAAACTGTCGGAATATATCTTCCGTCCCTGTTCTTGCTCAAATTTTCTTATGTGTTCTACTAATCTTCTGTAATGCCGGCATTGAGAAGTGGATGCTTTGCCGTTTACATACTCTTTAGAAATAAAATCTACAAGACGGATCGTGTTAATAGGCAACAATCTTTGTTGCAGATACCTGATTATCGGATTACGGAAGTCCATAACGTGATTGGATGTTAAATATTAAACCGTGGCCGGGTCGTCTCACAAAATATTAGGTTAAGCCCTTTGGGCGTAGAGACCCTGACATTCGACCAGGGTAAAATCCCGGTCGCCGGATGGCACGGCCATCGCTTTGAGTTCCTCGATACCGTTGCAGGAGGCGATCAGCCGATCATCGTTTTTATCGACCGGGCCACCGTCGAGCCGGATGTATTGTCCTTCGCAGCCGTCGTAATTGTCCGTGCGGACGATCTGGCAATAGGCGAATCGTGGTTCGGATTTTTCGCTGGCAAGATATTCCCTATATCTCTTGCCAATGTCCGTCTGCACCTCTTCGGAATCGGTCAGGACGACAAAGCCGCAGTTCTCGCACAATCCGTCGAGAAAGGCGCCGTCCGAGAATTCGAGGAACTTTTTCGTATTGGGATCGACAACGGCGGCACATTTTACATGTGCTTCGCCGCAGATACTGCATACTACTGACATAGGTTAAAGGATTTAAGGCTGAACCGAGGACGGGCGCGCTGTACTACACGCAAATCATTGTAGCCGATAGCGCGGAGTTCGGCCAGCAGGTCGCGGTACTGGGGTTCGGTGGCCGGGCGGCTGGCAGCGATGATGCTGCCGTAATCGGCCCCGCCATGTTGGCCGACGTGCATGTAGGATGAGGTTGTGTAATCGTGCGGGTTCCACGGAATATCGGGGAAAAGAGCGATGATCTCGCCTTTCCATTTCCTGAAAGTCACTTTAGTCATTGCAATCGTAAATTTCGGTGCCAGCGAATTGCCTACCGGTTGCACTCTATTGAAACGATTTTGTCGGCGACATAGGAGCCATGTCCAGTCTGCCGGAACGTGTAGACGAGGGTAATGCCGCATGGGTTCTCACGGACACCGTCTACGGTATAGTAGGCATATCCCATGGCCGACGACTTGTCCTTTGTCTTCTCATAATCGCCGTACCCGGAAAGGATAAGGCCCGACTTCCTGATGACCGCCACAGCGGGGTCGTAGTCGGTACATCCTCGGACTCGTCGGTAGGCACGGGACAGAGGATCGGCACCAAAAAAGTAGAGAACCTTTTGCTCGATGATACGAACTGAGTTCTCGATGCACAGCTTTGCCCTCTTGAAAAATGGTGTTGCCGGAGAATATTCTCGATACCCCTGCACGATGGCAATAAAGTCGAGAATCCCCGCGTAATGTTCCGGATCGATCGGGTAGTTCTTTTCCGGAATCTCGATTTTGTCGTTGATGCCGTTTACCCGGACTTTCCCGTCTTCGTCGAGGAAAACATCAGTGAGGGCGATACAGGGATTCTCATGCTTGCCGTAGAAAAGCATCTTTACAGGGAAGTCGTCCATGCCCGCCTCTTCAGGATCGTCCTCGGGCGTATAGGAGACACGGCCTCCGTTTCGGGAAAGGAGTTCGACAATGGCGTTCCACTGCTCCCTCTGCAGCTTTTGTGTACGCCTCCGGAGACGATAGTAGGTTCTTTGAGGATTCATAATGGATTGTTTTAGGTATAACCAATTATTGTTTGTTTTTCCTGCGGCCTATGCCGACAAGCATATTCAGGAATGAGAGTGAATCGGTAAGGGTCATCACACCGGTCTGGAGGTCTTCGGCGTATTGTAGGCCGGCGCCTTCCCAGACAGCGATGTCGGGCTCAATCACATCGACACATGTCAGGGAGCCGTGGCGGTCGCCGATCTGGCGGGGATAGTGATCTCGCATATAGGCGTATACGGCTCTATGCAGCGAACCGCACTTCTCCTTGTCCGCCTGTGTAACCGTGAAACTGGCCACCTCGTCCCGTGTCTGGTCAAAGTCTTGGGCGTTGGGATCGCAGGCGTAGACAACGATATAATCGTCGTCCGTATCGTCCTGGGTGGGCATGGAGTCTATGTAATATCGTCCGTATATCATAAGCCCACGGAGTATTTTTCGAGCATTTTCTTTTTAAGTTTGTTGTAGTAGCGCTTCAGGCACAATGCACACGACTTGCCTGTGCAATCCTTTTCTTCGTAGTATTCTCCTTCGGGGCATTCACCGGCATGGATGCGGGGCTCGTACTCGATGAGTTTGTTGACCAGTGCGCGGATGTGGCGGTTGGCGGTGTCGATCACCTCCTGCACGGTGGGCGGCGGGGCTGCGGCCTTGCGGCAGCCATCGGAACAGTAGTGCTGACGCCCTTTCATGGGTTTACCGCAGACCGGACAGGGATTCAACCCCTGGTTGTGCAGCGTCTCCAGCATATTGTCGCGGATGCCACTCAGCCATTCGACGTTGGTGAAGGCGAAGTCGTACTCATAGAGGGTTTCGTGCTTTGGAAATTCGTTTGCCACAACCTCCAACGAAAGTTCTTTGCCGTCCCACATGACTTTGGTCACGTAGTCTTCATAGGGATAGTTGTTCTTGTCGTACCAGACCACGCGGACGGGATCGTCCAGCTCATCGGGGTCGTCCAGCACGAGTTCGTTCAGATGGTTATTGATAAGGATTGCCGCCATGGCGACTTTTACTTTATTTATGTCTGTCATAGAGAATGTTATAAATGGTTTTTTAATAATTTGACAATCAGAGCGTCGTTTGTATGGTCGGGTTATATTAAGTGATAGGGATTATTATGAGTATGAAGGTTACTGACAACCCGTATTTTCATAAAAAGGCCGCTTCGGTATCACTACCTCCGCGGCCCGGAAAGCTATGAAACAGCGAAGTAAAATCAGATGACAGCAATCTTTTTGAGTTCCCGGCTATACCGGGAAAGCGAGGGGCGTTGTCCCTTTTCCTGCACGACCTGCCGGAGTTATTCGATGGAATAAGGCTCCAGCTGGCTATGGGTTAGCAGTTTCGGTAAATTGTATCGCCGCCGTGTTGAAACTGAGCGATTCGAATACCTCGTCGATATCGTCCTGGTCGAGGCCGATATACCGGCGTGTGGTTTCGATATTCTTGTGGTTGAGTATCTGGCTGAGTCGGACAAGGGCATCGGATGTGCGGCCCAGGCTCTCGTACACATAGCGGCCGAAGGTCTTGCGGAAAGAGTGCGTCGAAAACCGCTTGATGCGGAGCTTGTATTTCCAGAGAAAGTATTTCAGCATCCGGTTGATATGCTCCCGCGAATATGGTTCCCCTGTGCGCGGGTTACAGATGACCGACAGTCCCGTATCGGGCTGGCCGAGCAGCTGGTACATCTGCTGTATGTTGTCACGTATCTCGTCGTTGATCTTGACCAGACGTGCTTTTTGCGTTTTCTGTTCGATCTTTATGAACTCGTTCTTGCCCAGAATGTCCTTCCAATGCGTAGTGCGGACGTCGGAGACGCGAAAGGCCGTACAGAACGATATCTTGCAGTATGCCTCCCACTTATAAAGGCGGTCGTGGTGCAAACAATGCAGTAGCCGGAGATACTCCTCGTACGAGAGATAGTCGGCCGTGGTTAATAGTCCTTTGATGCGTGACATGATGAATTACGATGATTATATTTTGCGGAGGATATCTGCCTGCATGATGCGCTTTTCGAGGGCATCGATCGTCGTACGGTGGTCGTCGCTGGGCGCCGCTTTTTTCTGGATGCCCAGGCAGTCGTCGATACAGGTGAGCAGTTCCTCCGCTTGTTTTGTATCGTCTCCGTCCTCCCGACATACCCGGGCCAAGAAACTGGCCTCTTCAGACGTGATATGTTTGAGGCCGGGATAGATAGGTTTTGCCATAGCTATTAATTTAAGGGTGAAATGAAAAGCGGTGGAGCTTTATGCTCCACCGCTGAAACGAGGTGATAAATACAAATGCGGGTTGTCGGTTCTCTTCTTTGGGAATTTCCTGTCCCGTAAAGGGGTTGTAGGGATTTGCTTGGTCAACAAACACTGCATCGACAGCAAACCCGCCGCGACCGATATCGTAGAAGAGCGACAGCTGTATGGGGTTATTGGTAGCATACTTTTCGGCCTCGGCCTGCGTCATGCCGGAGATCATCAGGCATTTGACACGACGTCGAAATGTATCGGGATTCTCGTCCGGTGTGGTGGCCACATTGATGACCTCATCGACCTTATCAGTAACTACCAGGCGGTCGGGATCGGGATCAGGATCGGGTTTCAGTGGCGCGGGCTCCGGGGCCGGCGGGACCGGATGTCCTTGAAGCGAATGGCAGTAGACGTCCCTGATGGGATACGTACAGTTGACACCGACCTTGAAAAATGGTGTTTTTCGAACACCGCATCAAAATGAAATACGGCCTCATGGATTTCGGTGCCGTCCATAAGGCGGATCGTATAGGCCAAGCCGTCTTTCAGGTATGCCCTGACGTGAAGCTCCAACCATTCGTGTTCGATGCGCAGCAGTTTTTGCTGGGGTTTATTCTTTTTCATGGTTCTTCTTTGTTTGTGATTCGTTATTTTCGTATTGCTCCACCTGCTCCATGATCATGTTGCAGAAAAGCTGGCCGGCCTCATAGTCGCTGACGAATGTGCCGAACATATCCAGTAGATTCTCCTTGCAGCGGTTCACCCAACGGTCGTGATATTCGCATCCGGCCTCCTGGCCAAAGTAGCGGATAAACAACTCCCTGTCGAAATCCTCAGCGCAATAATCGTTGTTCCACCACATCATCACTCGGGAGAGGATGCCGTAATCGAATTCCACGATACGCCACGAACCAGACAAACTGTACCCCTCGCCAATCATATTCATTTCGTCGTCGGGGACATTGGTAAAGGTGCCGTTACGGGCTCCGCATTCAACGTCTTCGAGAAATTCATCGACAACCGAGCAGGGTACGTCATTGTAGGTTAGCTGGCAGTTTTCGGGCAGATCGAGCAATACCTCGACATTATGGCCGAGGCAAGTCGTGTAGAATTTTTGATTTTTCATGTGAGTTTGTGATTTAATCGTCGTCCCAATCGTCGAGCAGCGTTGCTGGACTCCGCCAATCGAGGCGGCCGAAAAGTTTAGCTGCTTTTTCTTCGTCTTCGCCGCACATTGCGACAAGATCGGCACGGGTAACCCCCTGGTCGGGGCCGATGATGCCGCTTTCATCGTTAGGGTCGGCCGGTTCGATGTGCTCGCAGACGTGGCAGACCACGTTTCGGAAGTATCTGAAAGCGACCTCGTCGGCAAAATACTCGCCCTCGCCGCAGTGTTCCCGGGTAAAGACATCCTTACTCCTGTTCGCGTCATAGGATACCGTTCCGACCATCTTCATACGAGATAGTTCGCCGGACAGGGCAAAGTAATCTTTCAGGGCTTTGTACATGAAAAAGGGTGTGAAAAGCTCTGTATGGGGCTTCGGCGTCCCATTGGTCGTCCACCAGATATCGATATTGATCCGATCGAGGCCATACTTCTCGGCAACGCTTTCGAACCGGGATGCGACTTCTTCGAACGTACTGCCTTTGGTTTCTGTATGGGAGCCCTCTTTGGGCCCTTCATTGACGAAGAGTTCGTACCATTGATGAGGATCGGCGTCGGCCCGTTCGATATTCCTTTTGTTGTTGAGTTTGATGGCCAGAAGCAGTGCTTGGTATTCAGGTTTCATGTCAGGAAGGCATAATGTTATCCCATGTATTCTTTTACCTTGCCGTCCGCCCACCACCGCCGGAAGTGGTCCAGATTTTCCAGCGGGGGCTTCGTGTTGTCCCACTCGTCGCGGATGAAAGGCTCGATCCCATCGGCGGTGCATCCATAATCCCGCAAGAACGAATCTTTCTCTGCCGGGGACATAAAGGCCGAATCGGTAATAGGGCGGAGTACGGATTCGTGCTGCGTTTGGGAGATGTCCATATTCTCGTACCGGGCAAAATGCTCGATACGCTGCCGAGCCTCGGGGGAAACCGGCTCTCTGTACGATACGCTGCGTTCGTAACTGATATGGGCGACGGTTGGGTAATCGTGATTCACTTCCCGACTGGAGTCCCAAACAGTTACGCCGCTGCCCAAGTGGCCAAAATTGAGTTTTTCTGCCATAAATTTGCTTTTAAAGGGTTTTAAACGTGATTTAAACGCTATTTAAAAGCGCGGCATCCTGCATGTAGCTGAATGCCTGTGCTTTATTGCCTTTAAATCGGTAGTAGGAAAGAAATTTTAAACGCTATTTCAGGTTGCAGAGTGGGCACCCAGACGGCATTCGCGCCGAAGTCCTCCAATCCTTTTTCGTCGTTGATCAACTCATTCAGGGCCAGGATGGAGTCATTGCTGTCTTCGTCGGGTATGAATTTTTGCGACTCGGGCCAGCAGACGGGCTCGAAGTAACTGTTTGCCTCGGGGGCTTTCTTGAAGATCCGGATATATTCGTACTCCGGAATATAGCGGGCATTGCTGTTCCGGGCCTCGCCGCTGGGATAGCCCAAGTCATCCGGCAACCGATCTGTTTCCTCCGGGTTTTCAACCAATGTATAGGTGTCGCTCCATTTCTGATTGCAGGATTCGCATTGATAGGTTTTCTTTCGGGAATCGTAGATACTTGTATTTCCGCAAATGGGGCAACTCGGATTTTTCTTGAGTCCGAATTCTTCACATGCCTTATCCAGATCGCAGAATCTCCCACTGTTACAGTAGAGCCTTGCCACTATATTGGCAATTTGATCCATATCATTATCACTCAGAATGTCATCCCGGAAATTACTGCATTTGATAGAAATGCGATCGATGTATACTATGCAGAAATGTGGTTTTTCCCGTTCAAGAGCTACCATCAATTCTTTTTCCTGTTTGGTCAGTTCGGCCTTGGCCTGGAAATATTGGTCGAGGTCTGCTAAAAATTGTCTGTTCATTTTATTATTCGGATTTTTCCACAAGTGATTTCATCGTCCTGCCGCAGATGGCCACCAGCATGGCATCCACATCGCCATTCTGATACGCTTCGATGACGTTGCGGCCGACTTTGAGTAGAGACTCCGAGTCGGCAGATGTCTCGTCGATCAAAAACTCGCCCAGACGATTGCAGGCTGCATCGCTGCGCAGTATCTCGTTGAGTTTCTCATTGAGAGCTTTCTGTTCCGGCGTACTGTGGGTATGGGCGGCGATAGCTTCGCCGTAGAGCCGGAACAGGATGCGGTCGCGCTCTTCGATGGCCTCCTCGCGGGTAATTCCGGAGATGCTGGACGGGTGCCCGTCGATAAAGAGTTGGAGTTCGCTCTGGCGCAGGGTGTCGGGGCGAGTGGTAAAATCGGGGATGTGAGTCGTGATAAAGTCCCAAGATTCGGAAGTTGTAATCATATTTTTATTGGTTTATTGTTCTACTTCGGGATATATGATTTTTTGCCAGCGACGGATCTTCTGGTCGATCGTTTGTTTCTCCCACCATGCCTGACAGGCATCCACGAAACCCTGATAGCCGTCCTGGGCACTGAAATCGACCTGTCGCAGGCCGGTGATGCGTTCCATGGTCGGGAAATCGGCCTGCGACCACCATTCTTCGACACGCTGGAGATATTCAGATTCGGGAATTACATTGTCGTGATCACAGTTCAAGCAATGAAACTCGATGGAATCATCTCCCGCAGCATTTTCTCTGCTATTCGCGTCAGCCCAAACGCGGCTTTCGACCTCAAGAGAGCCACACGCACTACAGCGCCACGGGTCGTTCGGGGGGATGGGTATAGTTTCCAGTTTTACCTGACGCCACTGGCCGCATTCGCGGCAATAGCAGGTTTCAGTCTCCTCCAGTGTGCTGCCGTCACAATAGTAAGCGAAAGAGTTGTTGTCGTTGGGGCTGACCCAAGCGCGGATTTCTACTTCCGTGGAACCGCATTCTGCGCATTTGACAATCGTTTTCAGTTGTTGAGTGGCCATCAATTTTGTTGTTTATCGTTCGTTCCAGAGATTAATCTTTTGTTCATCGGAAAGGGCATGCCAGAAGGCGTCGCAGGCGTCTGCGAAGCTCGCGGCGGATGTTGTCTATCTGTTTTTTCTCGATCATGGTTACAGGGATTTTTGTTTGCGGTAATAGTCTATCACTTTGCCCTGAATGTCCGGGGGCAATCCGGCATACCAGGCCGCAAAGTCACATTCGCAGGCGTGCCACTCATCGATCCATGGTTGCATATCGATCTTATGACGTTTCTGCTCGTCCCAGAAAATCATGCTGAGTTCGTTGTGCTGGTCGAGCTGGCCGAGAGTTTGCAGGTGGTTGGAGATTTTCGCCAACAGTTCTGGGGCAGGGCCCGCTCTTAAACAAAGGTCGCAGAGGGTACGGATTTCGCTGAGAAACTCCTGCATAAAGGGCATATCTTGGGGGACGTTCCAGCCGCCGGAGGTGCTGGCAAAGTGGCTGCTCAGGCGCTCACTAACCTTGCGGGCACATTCGGATATGGTGTGCCCGGCTTCGACGGTTTCTACTTTGTAGCATTCCATCATACGGTCACCCTTGACGCCCATATTCCACGACCTACCGAGATAGTAGGCATGGGATTCCTGTTCGGGAAGATTGATCGTCGTAGTAAAACTGTCCAGGTTTCCCGCCTCGTCGCGGAGAAAAACCTTTACTATCGTTTCTATCATCTTAATTTATGTGTTATTGAGGTTGTCCAAAAATGTGTCAAGTAACTATTGTTAATGAGCTACGTTATAATATATGCTCGGTTCGCTCGATACGTTATAGATATAGCTTCCGCATCGAACGAGGAGGGCGTTCTGACCGTAGTACAGTTTCTTCATTCCAGCAATACTGCCGGAGCGGTCAAAGTTTGGAAAGCGGTCTATGTTCAGACGCTCTCCATCATGCACATAGAGGGTTTTTGTCTTCATAATTCTTCTATTTTATAGCCTCGTATAGTGTTCCGACCATTTCTTCGGCCTCCTCCATGTCGGCAATAATATCTTTCAGATGATACGGTGCTCCATTTTTGCCGTGTCCACTACTGTCACACCACAAAATAGCCTCTTCTGACGGATCGAAGCCTTCGTAGTAATCAAGCACCTGTTCGGCAATATCCTTGTTCTTATTGACGAAAAAACTGAAGTCTTGACCGGCTGTTGTGTACTGGGAGAAGGTAATATCGCTCTTATCAACGTCTACTTTCCACCCTAAGTTCTCGGCTATTTGCGTAATCTTTTTAATCGTTTTCATTATTGATAATTTTTTCAGGGTGAATGTCAAACTCCCAATCTACATCTTCGTCCGGATTCAGCTTGCCATTTTTAATCATTCTGGAATATTGTGAGAAGTTCTCCGACCTCATAGACCAAATCGTCACAGATAGGAATCACATCATCTATATTTTCATCGTGATAATCTCGGAGATGTCTTTTAATCGACTTGATAATACATGTGATTTTTTTAGATTTTTTGATTGCAATTTTTTCAGGATGAACATTGAACTCCCAATCGACGTCTTCGTCCGGGAGCGTGGTGTGTATCGGGCCGCCGAGTACAAGGCCGCAGTGCTTCTGCACATAGTCGTCGGCCTGCTCTTGGCTGTTGGCCTTGATGCGGAACTTTCCGTCGAACACAAACCTCGTCGGAACGTCATAAAATTTCTTTTTCTTTCCCATATCATTCAGGTTTTCTATTGCTACGACGCTATCCTTGAGGGATCAACCTCGATAATTACAGTAGTTGGCGGCGTTCTCGCCAATAGGGACACCTTGTCCCTATGGTCATAGATGAACCCGGCCATCACCTTTCGGTCTTTGTTCGAATACTCTTTCCGAAGCCTGTTTATTATTTGTTCTTCTGTCCAGTCGTGTGGCATGGTTCAGTATTATAGTTTAAAATAATAGTGTGACTCCAGATAGAGGTCGGTCTCCGTGTCGTAGGAGAGTAACTGACGAATTTCCTGTTTGCTGGATCGTACCCATTTGTCTCCAGACAGCCACTTGATGGACTTGATGCCGTGGCCTTTGTCGTAACGTTCGAGAGTTTCCTTGAAGCCAGCGTCGTTGCAGACCACTGGGTGTTGGTTGAACTGGAAGGTGACCAACCACAGGCGGCCTCCGGTGCCGAAAGTGTGAATGAATTTTTCCATATTATTCGGATAAGAGTTATTAGAAAGGAAAGTCTACGTATACCTTGCTTGGTTCCGGGAAGTAACCGCTCGTGATTCACATCGTCAAAGCGGTGGGTGCTGTATTTCTTCTCTTGCCGGATATACTCGCCGCGCACCCAGACGGGCGCTGTGTCGCTGTCCTGGAGGCGGAAGTATTCGCCACGAGGAAGGTCTTTGATCGCTTTGGTTTCCATAGATGCCGAATTACATCCAAGTGAAGATTACTCTATCTTCATTTTGGGCACTCTCACGGATCATTTGATCGAGTCCGGCTACCAATTCGTCCTCGGAGAGTTTCATTTCGGCAAGAATGTCTTGAAGTTCGTCAGCATGACTATCGTACTCTTCGCCGCCGTCCCGAATCGTGTCGCGTAGGCGGATTAGTTCGGCCCGGTCGATCTCGAAAGTATCGTCGTCCGGTGTGCCGGAGCATATATTCACGTCGAATTCATTGAAGATGGCTTCCAGAGCAGCCCTTGTAGGTAAGTCAGGAAAAATCTGGTCGGAAAGTACGACTTGATAAATTATCGCAAAATGCAGTTTATGGCTCATAATATCTAAATTTTTAAGTTATGATGCGATACCGAGCTGCCGGGCGGCTTCGCGCATCTCCAAATAGGGAATGCGGTGGCAGCCGGCGGTCATAATATCGTCGCTGTACGAATTGATCGTCCACTGGTTGTTGTCGGCATCGAGAACCAGATCGTGGCGGAACTCCGCCTCGTTACGGTGGAAATGATCGACCAGCGCCCACAGGCGGGTGGCCTCCCGGGCTTTGATCCGGATACCCAAGGAAGTTTCGACACAGCCCTTATAGACCCGCAACAGGGCGTTATAGCCCAGCTCGGACGGCACGTAGAAGTTTGTCGTAATAATCTTTCCCTCGTGCCACAGCTTCTGCTTCTCCTCGTAAGGCAGACTGGCATAAAAGCGGTTTGCCTCCGCTTCGAGGCGGCGCCTCTCCCGGCGTTCGATCCTCCGCTGCTCGCGCAGCTCGTTGTTACGGCGGTTCGTTTCGGCCTGCTGTGAACACCGGGCCTCGAAACGAGTCCACAATTCAGGATCGCCGGTGCGGTCGAGAAACAGCCGGTCGACACGCTGTTCGAAATCGGCTACAGCCGTAGTCTGGATAAGGTCGCGGGAAAGAATGTCGTCCAGTAGATCGCGGTACTTCGATTTGTCGGTTTTCCACTTATCCCGTTCATTTCTTTCGGATATTTCGGCAACGTGCCAGAACTCGGCAATATCCTTTTTATCCGAACTGCGCAGCTTGTCCAACACGGGCATCAGCCACCGGCTCTCGGCAGACTTCTGGCGCCGGTCGAGGCCCCAAAACGCGATCCAGCTCCCGATAAAATGTAGGCACTTGCTGACCTGTTCCCGGTAGTCCTCCGTGCGGGATCTCTGCTGGGCGTCGATGCAGGCATCGATCTCTTCCAGCTTGTCGATGATGGCGTAGGCGGCTTCCCGGTAATCTGGGAAATGGAAGCATCCGTTATAGAGGGAAACGGCCCGCGGAGTATTGAACACGGTCTCCCCGCACGGGATGGCTCCCCGCACGAAATTCATGTGTTTGGCCGTCGTAGTGGAATATTTGGAGGTGGTAACCAGGTAAGCCCGTTTGCCCTGCTGGTTGGTTTCTACCGAGGCACACCGGAAATGGGGCCCGAAAGAATAGATGTCTTTGCCGTGAAAATAGAAGTTTCCGCCGTTGTTACTGCCGGAACTTTCACGTTGATGGGCCCACAGGTGGGCCAGCATATTCGATCTTTCACTCATATTATTTGACGTTAATTGTACTGAAGAATAGAGCCGACAAAATCGAAGAGGGCACGGCCTCCCCGCTTTTCTCCGCCGGATGGATTCCGCTCAGAGCCTCGCGGCAACCTGCTGGAGGAACTTGTGGCTGAGTTGTGTCTTTTCAACGGTAACGGCTGTCCAACCCGCCTTGGAGCTTTTGGCCAGAAGCTCGTCGATGTATTCGGTCCACTGCCGCACCGGTTTCTTGCCGAGCACGGAGAGCAGTCGCTCGGCCTGCACCGTCCAGTCGTGGAATTCGGGTGTCCACGGCGCATTGATAAGTTCGGATGAGCGGATGGTGAACATGTGTTTGCCCAGGGATGTAACGGCGGGGTTCTGGCCGATGCCGCGCACGGTATCCGCGATGGCCTGCTCGATGCGCATTCTCTCCTGCCTGTACTCTTCTTCCAGGCGGTCGAGTTCCTGTATCCTCTGCTCTAAAACACCCATCCGACAAAAGGTCGTTTGACGCCGAGTTCCTCGCTGGCTTCGCTACTGCCGCAGTCGCACTGGCCCACCGGCATACCGGAGCCGCATTTGCACAGGTCGAGGCCCCAATGGTTGACGCAGTGGTTGCAGTTGTAGAATACTTGGGACAACCGTTCGCCCGTGAAACCGAGCTGGTCGAACATTTCGCGGCTCATGCTGTTGCTGGCGCCGTCCTCGAAGGTAACGGTCATGGCGCCGCACTGGCATTGTTGAATGTATTGTACTTGGATCATACTCGCTATGGGATTAGTCGACATCGTTTCCGATGAAATTATTGTCGTTGATGAGCATGTAGTAATACCCGTTGCCGCAGTTGCGGTACTCTTTGCTGAACCCGGCGTTGATCTCTCCGGGTAGTTTGTAAGTTTCGCCCGCTTCGTACGGCTCGACCCACAGGGACCCGTCATATCCCTGAAAATCGAATATCCCCGAATGAAATGCGGTGCGGGTACGCACGGCCTCGACGAACTGCCGGTAATAGTATTCGCCGCACCATTTACGCACGGTCTCCAAGCTGATGATTTGGCCGTCGATACGGTTACCGGTAGTGATATGGTTCTCGTAGAGGCTTTTGCCGGGATCGGCAGCTAAAATGTGCCGGATGAAAGGGCTGGAGAAGGTCGCTTTGGCTGCTTCGCGCTGGTATTTGAGTACCAGACGACGGTCGAGTTCCTCCGGAGAGGCTTTCGGTACGGGCAGATAGATCTTCTCGATGTGGTCCCAGTCTGTAAACTGGGTGCCGTGCGTGCGTTTACCGGGCTTTATGATGCCTATCTGGCCTTGGCTGTTGATAAAAATCCGGCGGCGTTTTCCCTGATACCGGATATAAAGCGAGTTCGGCTTTTGCGGATCGCGCAGATATTGTTCGGCTTCGTGCATAGAAAGAGGGTTTGAATGATTATTGACTGGCGGTGGTTACTCACCGAGCATGAATGCGACGAGTTGTTCGTCGGCTTCGTCCAGGGCCGGCGGCGTTATGCCGGCCGGCACGGAGAGGGTGCAGTACCCGGCCGTCTGTTCCGGCGGGTACAGGATGCAGATGGTCTCCCCGGTCTCCCGAAGCAACACTAAGCGCTGCTCTTCCCAGCCGATCGAGGCGATTTTCCACCAAATGGGCCGGTGCGTATATCTGCAGAGCCCGTGCCCGTCGGGGAAATACCAGCCCGGGACGATGCGGGAGATGCGGATGCTGTACTTGATCAGCTCGACGGCTTTGTCGCACTCCATATCGAGGCGCCCAGTCGTGCTGCGCCCGACGAAGAGTTTTCTTTCGGAAAGGATACCGTTGAGCCAACGGAATATCTGTCCGGATTCCGAACGTACATCCTCGTAATTGATGCCCGTCTCCAGATAAACGGTCAGGTTGTGTATCTGGTGGGTAAGGTGTTTGTCGACCGTATCCAGATAAGCGTAGTCGAAGAATGTTGCCAATAGGGAGAGATTCTCCCGGGTGATTCGCTTTCGTTTCATTAGGATGCAGGTTTGAGTTGGAACTGGATACCTTCGGGAAGTTTCCGGTAGTCCACCCGGCAGAGGAAATCATTGAACTGTTCGGGCGTTACGGGTTTGCGCAGAGAGTTGGGCAGCCAGTTGAACACGCCGGTATTGTTGTGGTCGTAATAAATGAAATTGTCCAGCGGCATGCCCAGCTTTTTCACCAGAAGATTCACCTGTAGTTTCTTGTCGATCTTGAGCTTAGCGTTCCGAGCCTCAGCTCTTAGTTCCGCCATCTCTGCCTTGTTCTTGGCCCGGACGGCGGCGGCCTTACGCTTGCGAATGGCGGCGGGGGTGTAATAGCCCTCGGCGATGCGGGTTTCGATGAGCTGGAACTCCTCATCCGTGAGGGGCGTGAATTGGTAACGTTCGGAATGGTCAACGAAGGTGTCGCCGGTGAGCGCTTCCAGCTGCCGGATGGCGGCCCGGGCCTCCTCCTCCCAGCGGGCCGGGATGCCCATCGTCTGGAGCAGGTAGGTAAAGTAGAGCTGATCTTCGGCCTCGCGGAAGAAACGGTCGTACTCCTGGTCTGTGATGCGAAGTTCTTTCATAGTCATCTCACGGGAACTGTTTCGCAAATGATAGAACCCGTTGACTTGGGCATACATCGGCGCCCCCTTGGCATCGCATAAATGCAGAGCGATGAACGACTGGAATTTTGGGAAGTATTTGGCAATCACATCGTGAATGCAGCCGCCTTCCGCATCATACCATTGGCCGTTCGCATATTGTTCATATACTGTCCCGGTGATGGCAAATTCTGCATGACCGTTCTTGCATTCGTCGTTGAGCCGGATGTTGATTTCGACCCTCTTTTTGGGCATATTCCGGGTCGTATTGTATTTCAGTGCGTAAGTTTCCATAGTGACTAATTATATAGTGGATAATGCGTATTCAGGGAACGGCAGTTCAGGACCGAAGATGCGCAGGCGTTCGGCACGTTCCTGTTCCTTCTGTCGGGTGATTATGTTGTCGATCATATCCCGACATTCATCCTTGAGTTGTTTGAGGCCGCTGTCGCCGAAATATCCCCAACAGCTGTCGAGTACCTCGCTGTCGTCGCCGGCCGGGGTGATCTGAAAGCCGTACACCTCGCCGTGCAAGTACTCGTTGTAGGTGTCGATCTCGTTCTGCAGGTAGCCTTTGATCTTGCGGCGGCGGTAGCTGGTAATCTTATCCCAGCCGTATTCCTTTTTGACCGCTTCGACCGAAACGGCAACCATGCCGAACCAGCCGCTGTCCCACCGGCAGGAAAATGGCGAGGAAGAAATGGCTTGCCCGCTGTGGTCGTAGAGGTAGATGTTCAAGGCGATATAATCCCGGAGGAAAGTCTTTCTGAAATGGCCGGGACGGCCGTCCACGCACACTTCGTCGATGTCGAAATGTTCATCGAACCCTTTTTCGGGCCGGTAGTGGCGGTGTGCGGTGTAGAAGGTGCCCAGGTTGCTCCACTCGCGGGGACTTTCAGGGTTCTCGTCATAATAGACATTGATATGATGACCTCGGTACTCGGTCTGTTTGTATAATGTTGCCATATATTATCGGTTGTAGTGTTGGATGAAATCTTCCGTAAGCTGGTCGCGTTCTGCTTCGTCGCAGTCTGAGAAGATGCCGGATGCAGTCAGTATGCGACGGGCATCCCCGTATGTGATCCGGCGGAATTTGTCGAGCATATCCTGATGCTGCCCCTCTGCGATCAGGTGTTGTTTCGCCTGGTAGTTACGATACCAGGGGATGAAATCAGTTTTGGGTATCCGGTAACGCATCTGGAGTTCGTAATAATGTCCAGGAGCGAACAGAATGTGTTTCCGCAAATACGCCACCGCCTCGTCACGCAATCCTTCAACAGTGAAGGGCCGGTGCGACCGGGCGCGAAACGCGTCGCCGGCGTTGTCGAAAGGCCCGTTGAAAGGATGCGACAGGGAAATATCCACGCCGTAACCGCCGATATGGGCAACAACATAGACCGCAGGCCCCTCGTGTAGTTGGCAGTCGACGATCTGTCCGGAGCACGGATTAATATGGAAATAAAAATCCGTATAGTCGCTGCGCAGGAAGCGTTCGAGCTGGATGCGGGACTGCCGGAAAATGAACGAGCCGCCCCGGGAACGACCGTTGCTCAGACGGCCGTGGAAGTAGCGGTACTGGCGTTGATCGCACTGAAAGGGGGCAGGAATGTCATAATAAGCTCGGTAGGTGGCGTCGCTGTGGCAGAAGTCGAATATTTCCTGAAGTGTGCGCATGGTTCAGATGATTGTGAAATGGAGTACGAGTCCCGGGTTGCGGTCTATGGCTTTCTGCCACTCCCCGAGATGGACCTTGGCATCGACGTATTCGAGAGCGTCGAACGCCTCACGCTGGGATTCGGCGATCAGACGGTCGATATTCGACGCGTCGATGCGGAACATGACCTCCGTGCGGTGGCTGATGCCGGGATCGAAGGATTCGAGGATGCTGGTAAGGTGCATGACCGCACGCGGGAGGTTAGGCACGTCGTAGCAATACTTGCCGACGTGGCCTGTAATAGAAGCTGTAAGTCCCATGATTATCTTGGATTAAATTAAGAAAATGCTCTGTCAAATTCCGACCGGTAGACCTCGAAACGGTCGAGATTCTCCTCGGCCGTATCTTCTGGTTCCCAGCCGAGTTCGACAAAATGTTCGATGACGTCGGGTGTGGCATTTGTTCGTCGTTGCAGGAAACTGATAGCCTGTCCGCGCCAATCTGTTGAAGTACACATAACTATTTCGGCTTTAAAGAGGATTCTATGTTCACGGTATTGCCTGCCGAGGGATGAATGATGAGCTGACCTTTGTCGGTCTGCACTTTCAGGATCGGGGCGCCGGCGTCGTCGCGGGTGGCCCGCACGCAGAAGTCGTAGTAGACGATAGTTTCGTTCTCTTGAAGTCGTGTTTCCATAGCTTCTACTCGTTGGTAAGATTGAACTCGGCAATCTTCTGTGTGTCGTCCTCGGCGGAATGCCTGACGGTAACAACATTATAGTCATGCTCCGGAGAGGCCGAGATGTCGAGTACGATATACTCCTTCTCACGGTGGGTTTGTGCCCATGCCTGGCACAAGCCTAATTCCTTTACGGCATACTGAATAGCTTCCTCGGTAAAGCGAACCTTTTCGCCGATCCGGAACCGCGACGTAATGACGTGGAAAATAACCGGTATAGACAGACCGGTTTGTGTTTGTCCATCCTCTACCGGGAAGATGCTGAAGTAGAACTTATCCTCTTCCTCACACCGAGATATATTGGCGTCGAAATACAAGTCGTTAAACCTGAACCCCTGCCAGTAGTCCTCTGCTTCTTCAATGGGTACATGCACTCTTACCACCATTGTAGTCCCGGCATAGACCAACAGTTGGCCGGTGGATTGAATATAGTAGGCGGTAAAGGGGATCGAATTATCGTCGTCCCGCATAATTGAAGCGAGTGATTCGGTGAAATGTTCGTCATAGCCAAGACGACTGAGATATTCATCGGCTATTTCGCCAAGATGCCTATCTGACATGGTATAGGCTTGATTATATCCGCACTCGGCCAGTTGGGCACGGGAGAGGATCGGTCTTTGTATTACGTTCATAAGTTATTGGTTTAAATGTCGTTTCGGTAGTCGAGCGGGTATTGCTCGAAATGGTTCTCGCAGATGATCTGGTTGCGTTCGGCGTCGCTGGAAAACGACTCCCATCGGTAGCCGTAGTCGTCGAGTAGTTCCTCTTGCTCCTCGCGGGAGAAATCGGCAGCGTCGATCTCTCCTTCCAGCCATAGCATGCGGTCGGAGGCGAAAGCGCGCACCTCGGCGTCGGAGTGTATGTCCCGCAGGAAATCGTCGGGATAACCGAGGTATCGGTCGAGGATACGCTGAGCGTGGGTGTCAGCACAGGGGAACAGGTCTCTGTGATAGATGTTGGGCTGGCAGTACCAATACTCCGTGTCCGAGATCTGCAGGCAGAACTGGAGCGAGTCGGGGTCGGTGCATTGAATACCGGGTTGGAGTAAGTTTTGCATGTGGTCACCAATATTTTATGTTTCCGTTGTCATCGAATTCTGCGCGAACCAGGTAAGGGCAAAAACAACCGCTGACATACTTCCGGTGGAAAATGCCTATCCCTTTGACCTCGAATGTTTCGGCATCTTCGAGATAGAAAGCGCGTAACAGGTGTCCCCAAACATGACGGACGATCAAACCTGTTTGGGCATGAAGCGTTATCATACCCAATTTGGAAAGTTTTCGTAGCAAGCGGATGTCATTGACAGGATAGCCGGGCTTGATGGTTTTGAGGATTTGCTGTTGTCTTGCAGTAAAGACGTGGTGGGAAAATTCTTTCATAGCCTACATGGAGGTAATCTGGGCAATGGCCCGGATCGTATCGTCTTCGAAATACCCCAGCGGGATCAGTGCGCAGGGATCACCATCCTTGTCGAGTACGAGACCTAAGATATAGAGGTCACTCTGGGCATCGAACACGGTAGGTTCGCCACAGTCGTTGGTAAGGTCCCACGGCTGGTCGCCGTTGCGTTTGAGGTCATCTGCTATATCGAGCAGCACTTCCGATATCTCTTTTTCTTCCATTTGAATAGTGTTTTAGTTCAATTCATTCATCTTCGTCCCCGATGCCGAACATGCTCTTCATGGTACTGGCGAGGGCATCCTCGAACCCGCCGCTCTCACCCCAGTATTCCAGCAGTTCACGGGAGATGATTATCATCTCTTCTTTGGTCGGTAAGTTGGGAGCGTAGCCATAATCTGCAAGCAAAGAGCGGCTGATGACGACGCCCTGAACCTCATCGTCGGGATTGAGCCTGCGTTCTCGTTCGATGCGGCGCAGTTCGCGCACCAGCGGAATCTGGCGCGTGTTAAGCACCTCGAAACGGTAGAAGTCCTCGTCGCAGGCGTGGCACTGGAAGGAATAGCCCGGTGTTCGGGACCGCACGACGGGACGGCCGCAGTGCGGGCAGAATTTGCGTGTCGTTTTCATTATCGTTTGGATTTTGCAGGTTTCCGATTACCGGTGCCGACCTCGAAGCCGTAGAACCAACCGGAGCTTATGGAGCAATTTTCCTTTGCCCAGTCAGCGAAATACTTGCGCCACGTAAGACCACATTTCGTGTGGCGCTCGGTGATGCGGACGATCTGCATCTCGTCGCCGCAGAAGTCGAAGCGGGCGAGAACCTCGCTGGTGATGGTTTGGCGGTTATTGTCGCGCCAGTTGTCCTGCTCCCACGACGGCAGCTCCGGCGGAAGATGGGGTGCGAACCAGCGCCAGAAGTCGGGTGTGTCGAGCAGGCGGGCCGGCTTACCCGCAAAGTCGTTCCACGCCTTGCGGCAGGCTTCTTCCTGTGTAGGGAAACCTACGGGGAAACGCCCCTTGTCGTTACCTACACGCAGGTGTTCCTCCCATTTATGGTTGCAGAGAATGAGCGTAACTTCGTCAGAGACCTCTAAGCTCGGCTCATAGAACTCGCCGCTGGCGATGCGCCACGAGCCACCAGGACCCGAAATGTCGCGCAGGATGAAGCAGGGCTGTTTCTGATTGTCCTCGGGAAAGATTTCCCAAAACTCGCGACAGTAGCCCTTATCGTCGTGATGGAATCGTATCTTCAGTTCTTTCTTTTTCATCGGTTTCGGTTTTTGGAGATTTGCTCGTCGAACTGCACCTGATGCCCCGGGCACAGCTTGACGAAATACTTTCTTTCAGCCTGCCGCCGCTGGTAATTTTCGAGCGTTTCGTCCGGCCTGCGCGGTGTCCGCTCGTAAGCAAAGTGCTCCACGAGCACGCATCCGCAAGTGTGGGTAATTTCGATTGACGTGCTGAGCGACTTGACGCTCGCGCTTTCCTTGGGCACAGCGTCGCTTTCGATGAAGCGTACCTTGTCCAGTGTATCCATTTCGTTTTCCGGTTATAGTTGTTCGAGAAGTTCCGGCAGCGATATTTCTTCGGTGCTGAACTCGTCGTGCGTATATTCGCCGAATGCGGTGTATTTGAAGCCTCCGTCGGAGCCTATCATTAGCCTGTGGCAGTCCAGACCGCTGTTAAGTTGCTCCTCTTCATCCATATTTTCTTCGTTCAACTCCTCTTCGTTCAGCTCCACGAAAGCCCAGCGCAGCTCACCCAGCAATTCGTCGATGTCGGGCAGGCCGTGCCGGGACGTATAGTAGAAATCGACCGCCCAGTCGTGGAAGCTCAGCCCCCGGAATGAGCTGTCGCCTGCGAAAGACCGGGCAGCTTCGAGCCGCCGGGACTGGGCTTGTTTCCATTCTTCCGAGAGCGTGATGATCGCAAAATCGCACGAATCCCATTCGCTGTTCGTGTCAGCGCGAACCAGAATATGTGAGGTTGGTTTATCAGATATTTGCATCGTTTTGAATTTTAATCTATTGTTCAAAATGTGAATCCCACCCATACGACCTGATTACCCCGGAGCAACCGCTCGTGGTTCACGTCATCAAAAAGATGGGTACTGTACTTCTTCGCCTCACGGCTGTAATTGCCGCGGACCCACACCGGAGCTGTGTTGCTGTCAATGGTGCGGAAAAAGTCGCCTCGTTTGAGGTTTTTGATCGCTATGGTTCTCATTACTTTTTTTATTCATAGGTGTTAATTATTTGCGCATTAGATATCATTTTGCAGTACACTTAATAGCGAATAGGTTGAATTAGATGGATTGGGTTAGATTGAGTAAAAAAAATGAAGAGAGCAGTCATAAATTGACCACGCTCTTCACTCGTTGCGTTAATACTCTGACTATGCAACCTCCCAGCGCGGCACCCCGGACGGGTACTGCGGCAAAAGACCCGCAAGTGTCTCGGGCTGGAAGAACGCATTGTCCTGACAGTCGTACGCATTCTCTTCCAGCGTGAAACGCAGGTAACGGAAAAATGAAGACTCGGTAGAGTGCCCGGTAAACAGCATGACTGTCGGCACGCTCATTCCAGATCGGATCATATTGGTTGCCGCCGAACGCCGTGCTGTATGCGAACCGACGCACTGCCATTTTTCGTAGACTTTCTCCACACGCTTACGATTCTCCATATATGAGACCACGACCCGTTGGCAGATGCCAGCCTTGCGGCAAACGTCCTTGATCGTTTTGTTGAAATCTCCGGAACAGCCCTTGTAACGCAGGAACGAATAGTTGTAGTTATTGTGGGCGAGAATAGTTTCGACGAAAATATGGCGTGGGAGCAGTACTTTCTTTTTGGTCTTGCGGGTAAGTACGCTGACACGGTTTTCGACGAAGTTAGCCTCTTGGAGTGTAGTATAGTCAGAATACCTCAGTGCTGTGCAGCATCCGATGACGAATAGGTCGCGCACTTGGGTTTCCTTTGCGGTAAGACTATGGCAGTCGAGCAGCATCTGCACCTCGGGTGTGCTGAGGTAGACGGCCGTGGATTCCTCCTTTTTGAGGCGGTAATGGACAATGCCGTCCAGATCGGTTTTGAATCCGTATTTATCAGCGAACTTGAGTAGGCACGACAGGTTCCGCACATGGCCGATAATGGAGTTCATACTGTACTTCTCGCGGTCGCGGACACGCCGCAAGGGGGAAGTTTCGTAGAGGAAGTCGAGAAAGGCGTCGGCTGTGGCAACATCGAAAGAATCGGTGTAGATCTTTATTCCCCGCTCCTGCTCGAAGCGGACGACTAGCTGGGCCGTCCGCATATATTTGTCGCGGTTCTTCAGTCCCCGTGTCGAATAGTCGGCATAGGTAAGGAATCGCTCCCGCAGGTGTAGAAATTTCTTGAGGCGGTATAGTCGCAACCGCCTCGCATCACTGGTAGTTTCCATATCGTTCCGGGATTAAGTTACTCATTTTGTCCGGCCACAACCAGCCCGGTATTTTCATCAGATGCGGCAGGGATTTTCCGCTCTGCTATCGGATCGTCCTGACAGAATACTTTAAGGGGGAAGTCGGTTATCCCGCCATCCTCGCGGTTGGAGAACCGGACAAGCCACATGAACGCGGCGGCGAAGTCCTTGTGGGATACCTGTGGGTATAGTATACCGTTCATCCCCGCAAAATCCGGAGTTGTCCACATGCCGTTGCGCTCCAACTTGAGGTCGAACAGGGCGATATATCGGTTGTCTTCCGTCCGGCGGCAGAGGGTGAAGAGCTGATCCATCTGCCGGATCGTGTTGGAGAACGGGATGTCGTGCAACGAGCCGTTTTCCCAGCGCGCGCTGTCCTCCGGGCCGAGATAATGCGGCGGCAGACAGGGGAAGATCAGGGCAGAAGCATCGACTGCATTCGTGAGCAGAGATTGTATCTGTTCGCTCACTTGGCGGCATAAGGGCGGGTCGTTCAGGTTCTTCTCGGCAAACGTGGACAACAGGCGCAGGCATTGCCGTAGAGCGCCGCACGCCGTTTCGAGTTCGAGCTTGTAGATGTCGTGGTCGCTGAGCTGTTTGATCTTCCCCTTGCCCCGCGTTTTGCGTCCGGGAACTGGAGCGGAAACCGTTTGTCGGACGCCGGGTTGCTTATCGTCGGGATAAAAATGCGAGCGGCGTTCAAAAACCTTTTTCGATGTGGCCATCTCTTTGACGATACACACGATCGGCTGGTCATAGTCGATCACTTCGGCCCCTTTTTTCGTGTAACCCTGTACGATGAACTCGGCTTCGCAACCCTTGCCCCATTCACCGTGGCCGATAAACTGCCATTTGTCGATAGGCATGAATTGAACATCCTCATTCATTATGGTGAATGTTACAAAACGACGCCCCTTGGAAAATTGTGCTTTCATAATTTTAAGGTGTTATGTCGTTAATAATTAGTAAGCTGATGCGGTGTTGTCGGGAGCAGAAAGGCGCGGCGAGGCCGACCCGTATCGGTCGTATATCAAGTTGTCTGAACGCCCTCGATTCATGGCTGTTCCGGACTATCCGTCCGCGCTCTTTCTTTGTCCTGCTGTATCATACGACGGACGGTGGCCGGGACTATCGGGCGCAGGCGGTGGCCGTCGTAGTAGTACAGCACAAAGTCGTTTTTGTAGCTCCGGGCGTAAATCTCGATATTCTCAAGTGCGAACCGAAGATTGTCCGGCTCTTTGATGGGAAAAAGGCGCGTGCCGAGTTCTCTCACGAGCCAGATAAAGGGCTGTTTTGCCTGGGTTTTGCGCACGAATTCTGTGTCGTGTACCGTAAAATCCGTTTGGAACCCTGTCATCAGGGCGTGGGCTATGGGTGCCATACGGTGCAGGAGTTTATTCTCTTTCATTGGTTTCTTCTTGTGTTTCCGCCGGGAATTGCTTATCCCGTCAGAGGTTAAGACTGGCACAAAGTTGATTTAGCCTGGAAACTGTCTTTTATTTGAAATGCCGGAACATGGCTTGTGCATCCGCAAAAACGGCTGCGATTTCTGAACTGCATTTCTTACGGCGGCTTACCGGTTTCCGCGAGGGAGCCTGCTTAACGGGCTTCGTTTTGCACGTACTGCCTGTTCGGACGGCGGACCATTCCTCGGTGAACCGCCACTTGTCGCAATATGCCACCACGCACACCCGTACAAGGGTTTTGCCTATAAAACTACTCATTCGTACTGCCGGGATTTCTTTGCCCAATTTACCCGCTTTGCGCAAATCGTCGAGCGTGGGTCGGGCCGCTTTGAAGTGATTGAATCGTCCCAGACTTTGCGTGCCTGCGAGATTATATATTTCTACCATATTGGAATTGCTTTAATAGTTACTGCTTCAGACGGCAAAGAAGTGTCCATGCCGGCTTTCCATATCGTTGGCACACAAAGGATTCGAGAGAATCGGTGCGTTCGTAGCCAAAATCCCGTACAAGATAACGCACGAACTTGTGGGTTATGAACTGCAAAAGCCCGGATTTGTTGCTCCCGGTACGGTCGAAATACGGAGAGATGCTGATACCGAAGCACGCCGTAAAATTGGCAGACACCTCATTAAATGCGATAAGACTATACATATTTATTGGTTGGTTATGTTGCGCCGGTACAATCCCGGCATGGAATTTTGCCGGGAAATGCCACATACATAGTACGGTAATTACTGTCGTGTGGAAAATATTTTTTCGTACACACTTTTTTTTCTGATGCGCGGACGCTTGCGTAATTCCGGCAGATTATAGGGATTAGCTCGCCGGTACTCCATTTGCAGTCTGTGGAGTTTACCACGATCCATATCCAAAAGCATATTATTGGCACTATTCATAATCGTAAAAGATTAAAAAACAGCGCATCAAGTTATCCCGATGCGCTGTTTTGCATTAAACACTATTTGCTTCTGGGGACTAAGCCGCATTTGCAATCGTTCCCGGTTCGCTTGCGGCGGGCGTGTCTGCTTCCCCTTTGGGCTTCTCTTCGCTCTTGGGTAGTTCAACGCGGAAATTCAGTGCATCCATAAGTGCTTTCGCGGCATTATGAATGTACTTCTTGCGGTCTTTGGCCGAACGTTCAAGGTCTTTCTTGGTCGGCATCAAGCCGATTTTCGCCCACACGCTGTCTTCCAGCGCGTAATTCCGGAGCGTGTCGCCCTTTGTCGTGCGCACGATGATACGGAACGGAGTTGAGGCGCGGAGTTTGGAGCGAATGCCGTCATTCGCCTCGCGGAGTTTGGTTTCGGCAGTTTTCACTTCCCAGAACGTCGCCACGACGTTTTTCAGTACCCGGAACGCCTCGTCCTGCGTTTTCGCGGTTGCTTCGTACTCCTTGCCGAAAAAGATAAGGCCGGTATTTTTGCCGTCTTTCCCTGCATACTCGAAAATGATACCTGCTTCGATGCTCGACAGATTTCCATACTGATCTGCATTTAACTTGCTGATTGCCATAATTTTGAAATTTTGTGTAATTCTATGCAATAGCGCATATTGAGGGCACTGCGGAGTTAAACCGCACACCTTTTGCGTTACTGCAAAACGTGGCAAATCTGCGTGCCCGAAAAGGGGCACACAATCGTTCACCCGATTGTGCGCCCAATTTTTCAATTTGCGCCTCACTTAAACGTGCCACATAGTTTGCTCCGCAAAAATCACTATATTTGCAGTGTTCAGACAGCAAAAAGCGGTTTTTCGCATCGTGGCAAACGCCGAGGTACTCCAATTTCGCCCGGACGCTTCTTTGGCACGTCCCCCATCTTTTCCAATGGGGCAGTTAACAGTAAGGCGGTTTTGCGGTTGGTGATTATTTGCATAGTATAGACCACGCAATTTTCTCAGGCTCCGTGCAGGCTGTTTTCCCTGCTATCGTGCTTTTTTACCTTTGCAAACTTGGTTGCGGTATTTTTCGCACGTCCTTTTTCCACACAACTCTCGCACTCCCAAAATAATGTGCTTTGCGTGTGCGGGCGGGTACTGGTGTACTCCGACCGTTCCGACTTGCGGCGTTGGTTCGCCGTCCTGCTCGGTGTGGTTATTTAACACCCTATTGAATCACTCCAAAGTGAACAGGCAATTTTTTGATTTTCCAGAGTTCAAAAAAATGTTTCCAATAAAAAAACTCTTTTGTTTCTCGCGCTTGCGGTCTGTTTTTCTTTACTTGTTTGTTGTTTGTTTTTTGGTTTGTTGTTTTCCGGCTGTTCGGGGTGTGTCCCCCTCGTCGGTGTTTGATTAACATTAAAACCGATATTTCGTATTTCCAAATTTTTCAAGCACTTTTTTTTGAAAGCCCCTTTTTTCGCGCATTAAGTGGTACGCCCGCGTGAGGGGAGTTTATAAGTAATTGAATATCAATGAGAAAAAAAAAGTGCATTTTTTTTTGAAAAAAGTTGTTTTTAATAAAAATGGAACCGGAACGGAATCAATAGATAAAAAGTGAGTTAAATTCAATTCAAATAATTTATAAATAGTTGATATATAATCATTTGAAACTAATTTTAGTTAATCGAAAAAGGCAATTTTTGCGGCGTTTTTCAGAAAATTGCTTAATCTTGGCAGATTTAGGTTTACTTTTGCCAAAAGTAAACATATTAATCCATTGATAATCAGTGCTATAAAAATAAAAAAGACGAGGGAGGGTCGCCGTCCCGGTGCGGATTCCGTTTCTGTCCGGCGACCCGATTTTCAAGTCCCGTTTTTACAGGCATTTACGCGCATTGCGCGTTAATCTTGGGAGAAAATGCCGAAAGAGCAAACTGGACGTTCAATCAGCTTTATGAGGAATTTTGCTTACTTATCTGCTCGGTTTTCATCACAGATGCGCGAAAATACTCCATGTCGACCAAAAGGTCGGATATCCCAATCCTGAAGGCATCCGGGGACTATATATCTCGCAGAGGGGAATATACTGTATATTCTGTATGGGTTGAGAAATTTTCATCTCTGACTTCGGATTGTTCCGGAGCCACTCAAGTCGTCAAGGACTGCAAGGGGATTTGAGCTTCCAATAAAGAAAAGATGATCTCTAAGGAAGAGAGTCGGTAGAAAAAGAGGGAAGGAATAAAGTACCCGTAAGAATACATCTCTCGGATCATGTTATTACCTCTTTTTCCAGATACAAAAACAAAATCGCCCCGTTTACGGGGTGATTTTGTCGAATAATTAAGTTCTTTTTGGTTCTTTTTCTTTAAAGAAAAAGAACAGGTATGTTATACAGTTCTATGTACTATCTTATATACTATATCTTATATAACCTCCTTTTGGGAGTGATCCGTTCCTCCCTTACGGCGGGATAAAACACTCTTTCCCAGTATTTCTACCTCGGAATCGGTTATCTCCCGAATACAACGCTTTTCTTCCAGGAATATCTGCCTGCAGAAACGATCCAACGCCTCCAGGTTATCCGTAGCCGAGAGTATTTCGATCAGGCGATCATATAGAGCCGTATCCCAACGATAGACGGGATGATAGTCCGAGGAAACGATGAGTAGCTCCATTTCCTCCAGACGCCGGGCACAGCGGTCGAACACCTTTTCCCCCAACCCCATCTTTTTCATCAGGAATTTTTTGCTCCACCGACCTCCTTGGTTCGCTTGGCACAGGTACTCGACCTGCTGCATGTGGAGAATAAAAAGCATCTCGGCCGGATCGAACAACCGGCCGAGATTGAGATAACACTTGACGAACCGGGGGCGCTTACTTCGCATTGCTTTTTTTCTCTTTGGTCTCCGGAATAGCTTCGTTCACGTAGTAGAAACGCAGGCGCCCCCCGATCATCGGCTTGTAAGGGCGATAACCATTGCGTCGGGCATATTTGCCCACCGTCACACGATTGGGCGTTAAGCAGGTGTGTACCATAAGATGCTTCTGCATCTGGTTAAAGGTCATAATTCGTTTAAACTCCATTTAAATACTGTTTAATGATGAATATTAAGGTGATTTAATGAAGAATAGGCACAAATAATCGAGTTGGTTTGTACTTAAAACCCCTCGGCATAACAGAAATGCCGAGGGGTTTGGATGAGGAAAGTGATGTAGGTCCGAATTAGGACGGCAGATCATCAGAGCGGTGGATATGGATGATGATGCGGTGTTCGTCTTCCTCCTCATGGGTGTGCAGATCTCTACGGGCTATCTCTTCTTTCAGACGCCGGACCTCACGGGCACACCATTCCATGAACGCGGGCAACAGCCATCCAGCATAGCTTATGGCTAAGCCCATATCCATCCATATTTCGGTATGGTCTCCTTCGCCTCGGGCTTCAACGAGATTTTTCTCGGGACATCCTTTGATCGCAGAAACTATTTCCCTGATTCCTGCGGCCTCCCTTGTCTGCAACCATATTGAGGGATGTTTATCGGTTCCGTAAGAGCTACTCATACGGGTAGCATTGACCATATCGTCTTCTATTTCGAAGACGAGCTCATGGCCATCCATGTGCAAAATATGTAAATCTTTCTTTGTAATTCGATCCATTTTTTCAGTCTTTATTCATATAAATCAGCAGCAGATTCTCGACTTTCTCCAGATTGTCGAATGACAACCACTCCTGCACAACGTTCCAGCTGAGTGTCCGGCTGAATTTGAGGTTTTCTTTGGTGATAGTATGATATGATAGGCGTCCTTCAGTCGGTTTGAGCCCTTTTTCGTGCAGCTCGCACAAACCGTCATGGAAGAACGTGCAACCATCGTCCGTCTGTATAGCTTGAACCATAGGGACGGTATAGTTCATCTTTCCCAACAATAATCCAACACACCAATGGGTGAGCTTGAGCCGATCTCCGTACCCGGCTTCAATGAGACGAAGAATATCGTCAGGAGTTCCCAGGCAAGGTATGAGACACTGTGCCTGGCACGTTTTACATTTACATTCGACCGGTTTTCGGCCAGTCTTGCGGATAATCCGCTGCAGGGGACTTTCACTCATGTTCCTGGCGGTTATGACTCCGCCACAACTTAATGATGTACTCGCGTCCTTCTTGGTTCCAACGGGGAGCCGAACCGCACTTGTAATACTTGCCGCGTTTATTCCGTCCCATATACGGCACATCGACCTGAAGATGTTTGTACTGAGGACAGGCTATCCACTGCTTATCAATATAGCGGCACACATCCCACTCTTGCAAGAAGCAGTTGAGCTGATGGGCCGTGGTGCGCAATTCCTCCGCGAGACGAGTTGTGGAGAACCAGTCGCGATTCTCGATCAGATCCTCATAGAAGGCAATTTTGTGCCCGTCCCGCTCGATGCGGCCTTGCAGCTCGGCTGCCAGCATCAACGCCTCGCTGAAAGTCTTGGGTACGGTAAACTTCTCCTTGCTCTTTGCTGCCTGTTTGGGATGGGGCCGCTCTATTTTAGCGACTGTCCTATGGAACGGTTCCGAGGGGAGCTTATAGTCCGGATCGATCTCCAGCATGCGCTCCTTGCACCACGGCATAAGTTCCGCGTCAAGCCATAGCGCGAGTTCAAGGGCCAATGGTGCCTCGATCCACGTTGCTCCGTTGTTGCGCCCGCGTGTCGTGATGATTTGATGCTCATAAGGGGCCGTTAAACCTTCTGCCGCCAAATCTTGGCGCAGCCGTGAGGTTTCTTTCAGCCGAAACCATTCCAATGGCTGACGCATATAGCCTTTGGTCATCTGGGTAGCGTTGACCATCATGCGGCCATCCATTACACGGAACGAAATGGGGATATGGTTACGGTAGACGTAAGTTACAGGGCCACCCGGAACCTCCGGTTGTTCGGGAGCCGTCTTCGGTTGATTCAGTGCCATCGCCCATTTTTCCATTTCCCTGCAGCGAGACTCCAACTCGGGCCTTTCACTGCACACTGCATCCGTTAAAGTTTGGATTTCGGCGACGGTAACAGAGAATGCCCGGCGGCCACCCAATCTGAAAGGCATCTTCACACTCGTAGGGCATAAATGAAAAGCGTTCTTTCGAGGTTTTACGAGATCCTTGCTAAGAAAAGAGCATAAATCACCCAAGTTAAGACGTTGCACCCCGCCAGTAGAATCGCGTATTACCCGAATCAGACTCCTTCCCAGTTTTATAGTTTCGTTTTTGTTATTCATGGTCTTCTTTTGGGGTATTTTGTTTAACGACCTTCTTCCTTTGTACCTCCATTTTGTGGCGGCGATTCATTTCCCGCGATGTGTGATAGCGGCGTTTTTCTCCGCAAAGTTTATCATATTCGGGTAACTTGAGTTCATCAAGATCATCTGTTGTTATCTCGACATCCGGGTGAATGTGCCGATAATAATATCCTCCGGCAGACACGTAACGACCGGTACAACTGAATGATATAGATTGAAGGTTTCCTCCGGTAAGTTCCGATGCGCTATGTAGTGAGCGCACGACCGCTATCAATACCCGAGAACTATTGAATATCAATACCTTCTTTGGACGCTGAAATTGACTGTTTCTCATTTTCTGATTCTATAAATTCTGCTTCCGAAAATCTATTTCTGGCCATGAGCAGGAGTAACGTATCCGAAAGCACGATACCGCCCATTAACATTTCCGAGATCCGCTCCATCATCCATACGCCGAACCCGGGGTCCAGGTACGCCGCGAAGAGCAGGGCCAGTGAGCTGTCAATTAATATGTGTCCGGTTGCCGCGTCCGTGATGATCACATCTTCTGCTGAAAGGGAGTAAGCCTCGCAGGCTGCGTTGATCCAGTGGGTAAAACCCGCCCTAAACGTTGGGATGTTGTGCTTTTTAGGGTCCCCTGTAGTTAGAAGATAGTGAGTAGCATCGAAATATTCGATGCCATCGTCGGACGTTCCGAAGAGCAGTTCCGGGAATTCCCTGTATCGGATTACCGTACAGGAAACCTTTTTATTCTTCATTCATTCAGTCATATATTATTTTGTTCTATAGATTAATACTTCCAATAAAGAGCATTCCGGATACTAATATAATAAAAAATTGCCGAATATCGAGCGTTAAGTTCTGAATATTAAGATATTACATTTCAAGAAATAGTATGTCTGCAACTTTTGTAATCCTTCCTATAAGCCCGTATTCCACAAGCATGTACTGTATATGTAAAATTCGTTCTGGAAACCTATCTTTTCTCAATTTCCTATTCGCTTTGAAAGAGAAAAATGCAGGAAACGACCGAAGGGGCTTTCAATGGCGAATTGCTGGAGAGTATTTTCCGGACCTCAAAAAAGACCATTTCCGAATACGTGCGGGAGATCGAGCGGAACAATCGCTACCGTTCTTCTCGGCAGGATGTCACATTGGGCTGTATCCTGGACGATCGAGCCCGGTTGATCGACCTGTACGATGCGTGCCTGCAGCAGGATGCGCATATCCGCTCGGTGATCGAGACACTTGAAAGCCAGATTCTCGGAGACCGATATATGTTGGCCCGACAGAATGAAAAGGGGAAATACCTGAAGGACGTGGCTCAGACCCGTAAGATTCAGGGATCGGCGTTCGATGAGATCATACGCGGCATCGTAGAGGCCAAACTGTTCGGCTATACATTATTGGAGATAATGCCGGACATAGACCCCAAGACGGGGAAATTGTGTAAGGTCTGTTCTATCGAACGACGTAATGTGCTGCCAGATCAACGGGTCGTACTCAAACGCCAAGGGATATGGATGCCCCACTGGGATCTGCATTCGCGGGCCTATCAACACAATTATGTGCTGATCAATACGGGGAATATCGGGCTCTTCTCGGCCACGACACCCCTGATCCTGGCCAAGAAGTTCACAGTAGCTAACTTCGTGAATTTCAGCCACACATACGGACAACCGATTATTCATGGGAAAACGGTCTCAGAGAGTAATGCGGACCGTAAGCGCCTGGCCCAAGATATCGCCAATGCCGCGCAGAACAAGGTGATTGTCACAGGTATCGATGATGAAGTCGACATCAAGACCTTCACCATGTCGAACTCGGAGAAGATCTACACCAGCCTGATCGAGTTCGTCAACAAAGAGGTCGCCAACCTGATTCTGGGATCGGAGTCGATGGCGGGCGGTATGCAATCTTACGTCGGTTCAACGAAGGCGCATCAGGACATCTTCCGGGATCGCATCGAGGTGTACCGTCGCTTTATCGAGAACGTAATGAACGAAGAGATTATCCCGCGCCTGGTCGCCATGGGATATATTGAGGCAGGGCTGGAGTTCCGGTACTCGAACCGGATAGAGATGAATAACGAGGATCGGATCAAGCTCTATGACTTGGTCACGAACAAATACGAAGTATCGGCTGACGAGATCGAAAAAGAGTTCGGCATCAACGTCGGCCGCCAACTCAATGCTGCGATGCTTCAGTCCGTAGTGGCCGCCGGCGAGCAACTGTCGCCGAGTTCTTCTGACCGACATATCATGTCTGACGAAGAGTATTACAGACGATACGGACATGCCAGGGGTAACAATGCAGGCGAAGTAGCAAATTTTCTTCGGGGAGCGGAATAGAAGGCGCACTTCCGCTCCCACCAGATGCCGTCGAAGCAGCACGCGTCGAGCTCCCGCCGGAGGATAAGTCTCGGGACCGTCAGGACTACCTGTTGATTCGGGATGCCTTCCGCCGCTTCCGTCATACGATGGAAAATAGCGCCGAAAGCTGGGAGGCGATGGAGGACATCATCACTCTGCGGGCCTCGTTCCTCGTTGACCGGACGCTGACGGGACTGGCCATGGACTTCGACACGGCCTTGGAGTTACTTCGGAATTTCAACGACTTCACCACCGAGCGTGAGCGCCAGCAGCGGGACATCCTCGTGGCGGCCATCGAGAACCTGGTGGACTTTGCCGCAGCCGAAGAACTGGCCATGGTGGACGAAGTGGATGAGCTGCCCGAAGGCGCTGATGAGGAGATGTGCGAAGAGGTCTGCGAGAAATACAACCTGACCTATGCTGTCGCAGAGAACGACAACGTGGAACATGCGGCCCTGATGGCAGCCTGGTGGATCGGTATCATGGACGAGAGTATCGTGACCTACATGACACAGGGCGATGAACGGGTACGGGCCACGCACCTGTCGCTCGAAGGGGTATCCTACCGCAAAAGTGAATTTCCCGCCGAGCTGATTCCGCCGATCGAATGGGCCTGTCGATGTTACCTCGTGGCCGACGGCATGTCCTCCGTGCATGGAGCCCTGCCGGCGCACAAGGATTATCGCAAACTGGTGAACCCCGTCTTTGCCCAGAGCTTGGCCAAAGGTGGAAAGATATTCACGGAAGCCCATCCCTATTTCCAGAAACCTTTACCGAAGGAAGTACAGAAAATTACCGAACGGATCAAACGTAAACTCCACCTCTATGCCAATTAAGATAACCATCGACCAGTTCTGTGACCAGTGGGTGCCAGGGAAAACAAATCAGCCGATACCCGGTCGTATGAGTTCCGCCTTTTACAATTTTACCACAGCAGCCGGAGATTATGCCAAGACACGTTTTCAAAGCTCTTTCGACCAAGGCGGTTTCTGCGGAGGGGCAAAATGGGCTCCTCGCAAGAACAATAGATGGAGCAGGCGGTTTACCCATCCCGTGCTATACGATTTCGGGAGACTGAAAGATGGCATAAAGGGTTCCTTCTCTTATGCAGAAAAAGGAACCTATGCACGAACCGGGAAATTTAAGGTAAGTTCCAACTTCCAGCGAAACTACCACTATTTAATCTCAACAAACGAAATGGCGATACCCCGCGAGGGGGACAAGCCAAGACGAGGTTCTACCAACCGTTCCAAATATAACTACGCAGCTGTCCACAACACCTCCCCGGGCATCTCTCCATTTACTGTGAACCAGCATTCCAAGATCAAGCCCATCCAACGGCAATTTATCGGTCATAGTCCGAATGTGCTGGATTACATTAATTATACGCTGTTGCCTAAATATCTAAATACGATATTATACTTCTACTATGCTTAAAAACAAAAGCATACACACCCACGAGACGGTTCCGAAACCATCCACCTCTTCGACTCCGGAAAAGGTTTCCGAAAACCCTTTTGTGAATATGTACGATGCTGTGCGGCGAGCCATTCTGACCGTACGCGAAGATCCGGACAACCCGTTGAGTCCGCCGCTTTTCCAGACCATTGCCATAGATAACGGGCAGTTTACACGCCTGGTCCGTGAGAGGAATACTGAATTCGACACAGCTTTCCCAGCCGTGTTCATTCACTTCATCAATGTAAGATACCTCGTACAGCAGCAGCGCATCGGGGAAGGCCGGGCGACCATGCGGGTACGTTTTATCCTAAATACACTTAACAACGGGGACCGGGAACGGGAATGCGATCCGTTCATTGTATTTCAGCGGCTTAACATGGCAATTCAGGATGCGAAGAGCCGTGAACCAGCGCTCAATGAACGCTGCAACCTCACGTATTTCGACATGCCCGAGACCGTCAATATGCTTCAAGCCTATTGGATTGATTATGAAGTTTGGTTCCGGGAGTCGTCAGCCTGGAAATACCGGGACTGGGTCGAGCGCTATCTGGTTGTTCCGCCGTTCACGAATCATTCTGATGCCCCGGACCACAACGAGCAGCATCACGGTGACCATAAGCGGCCGACCTATCGGGAAACGACGGGATTCGTACCGTCTGTCGAGGGTGATCCTCCAGACGAGGAAGGCACTGGAGATGAGAAAAAGGGTTGAATTATTTCAACCCTTTTTCATTAATCCTCCTATTTGAGTTCAGGTAAGGAGCATAAAATCCTGCCACAACCATATCATAAACCATATTCAATTTTCACAAATGGATGCAATTCAAATCTTTAGGTACAACGACACCCCGGTAACTTTCGAGATGGGAAACGGGCAGGTGATGGTCAATGCCACACAGATGGCCAAACCCTTCGGAAAGACGACCAAGGATTGGTTGAGAACTAACTCGGCAAAAGACTTTATCGACACATTATCAGCCGTTAGGCAAATCTGCCTAACGGATTTGGTAAAAGTGATTCAAGGTGGTAATCAACAAGGTACATGGATGCACGAGGATGCAGCGCTGGAATTTGCCCGCTGGCTGTCCCCGGCCTTCGCCATTTGGTGCAACGACCGGATCAAGGAGCTCTTGCGCTTCGGCCTGACCGCGACTCCGGAGATGCTGGCCCGGGCAGTCGAAGATCCGGAGCTGGTCCTCAAACTCCTCTCCGAACTCAAAAGCGGATACGAAAGAGGCGTGAAGCTCCAGGCCCAAAATGACTTGCTTGCAGAGCAGCTGGAGGAGCAGTCCCATAAGGTTGACTTCTACGACAACCTACACCGCCACCGAACCGAATGTGAGAGCGGCCGGGTCTACCGCGTCACGCAGATCGCTGCGGAGCTGGGCATCAAGGCTGCGGAGCTGAACCGTATCCTCAAAAACAAAGGGATTCAGGAGAAAAAGGACGGCATGTGGGTACTGACCGATCAATACCGCAATATGGGATATACCAAGCAGAAGGGTTTTAAAGATCATACAGATTCAGACGGAGAGCCTCATTTTGTGATCTTCAGCGTTTGGACGCATAAAGGCCGTGAGTTTATCCTGCGCCTGTTCGAGGAAGAGTAAAAGAAATACAACAGATTTCCGGGCCCCGCATTATTGCGGGGCTTTTTTGTGCCCGAAGATGATTTTAACCCGCTTTACGGCCGCCGCCCTATTTGCTCTCAAAGATTTTCTACATGGAAACAACCTCCTTCAAGAATATCGTCGGCGAAGCGGCTGCAGGGCGTCCGGCCTCGATCCGGTTCTTCGGCCGGGTAACCGAGCTTTCGGCGGCCACATTCAATGCAGAGTTCGACTATCTTGAAACTACGGTCCGTCCCTCGCTCATCCGGGTACTCATCAATTCCGAGGGCGGCTCGGTGCTGCACGGCATGAGCGTCTACAGCACTATCCAGAACTCGTCGATCCCCACCGAATGCGTGGTCGAGGGCATGGCTGCCTCGATGGCCTCGATCATCTGGGCTGCGGGCAACCGCTCCCTGATGCGTGACTATGGCATTCTGATGATCCATAACCCGGCTCTTCCTTCCGAGCCGACAGATGAGGTGGCCGATTTGGTACAGGCTTTCACTGGACAGATCGAAACCATCTACCGCAAACGCTTCAACCTCGGACAGGATCATGTCCGCTCCATCATGGCCGGCCAGGCCGGCCGGGACGGAACATTCTTCGACGCTCCGAGTGCGGTCAAGGCCGGTATCATCCCGCCGGAAAACATCCTTCCGACCTCCGCACAACTCTGCAAGCTGGTACGCGATGAGCTGTCCCGGCTGTCCGAACCCGCTGATATCCAAAGCATGATGACGCGCATCAGCGCCGAGTTGGAAACCCTCCGGGAGCCTCCAAAACAATCCCCTGAATTATCACCTAATCTTAATCAAAGCACAGACAACATGAGCGAAAACAAAACCCCCGGCGCCGAGTTCGGTGCCATCGCAGCTTCGCTGGGTATGCAGGACCGCGAGATGAAGGACGTTATGGCCCGCATCTCCGAACTGGTAGCCGTGGAAGGCAAGCTCGCAGAAACAAACAAAGCACTCAAAGATGCACAGACTGTCATTGCCGGCCGCGATGCTACGATCGGCAATCTCCAGAAGGAGTTGACAACGGCCACCGCCAGACTGGGCGTGTATGAGACCAAGGAAGCCGAGCAGACCAAGGCCCGCATCGAGGCCCTCGTAGAAAACGCGATCGCCGAAGGTAAGATCGACCGCGAATCCAAGGCGCAGTGGGTAGAGATGGCCCAGAGCAACTTTCCCTTGGCGGAGAGTACACTCGGCTCGATCCCGGCCCGCGAGCAGATTTCATCGCAGATCGCCTCGGACCCCGCTAACGTACAGGCTGCTGCCGAAGCCACCAAGACCGCAGAGCAACTGATGGCCGAAAAAGTCACCGCCGTCGTAGGCGAAAAATTCGAGTTCCAGAACCTCCGCTAACCCTCAATCCTAAAACAACAAAACGAACATGGCAGATACAATCAATTTTCTCCAGAACGGTTATGCCGGAGAGGTCCTCGAAGACCTGCTGACTTATACCGCGCAAGGTAACGATACCTTCAAAGAAGGGTTGATCCACATCAAGAGCGGCATCCAGCACCAGTATACATTGCCAGCTATCAAGATCGGCAACGTCATCCAGGACAATGTTCCCACACCGACCTCCAACCATGGAGCCAAAGGTGAGAACGGCGAGAACGAATACACACTTACCGAGCGAACCCTCGTGCCGCAGGACTTTATGGTCTATCTGGAGTTCAATCCGCGCGATTACGAGAAGTATTGGAAGTTCGCCCAGCCGGACGGCAACCTCGTCTTCCGCGAACTCGACCCGAAGATCCAGGCTACGATGCTGCGCCTTCTGATCGAGAAAAAGAACGAGTACATCGGCAACGCTATCTGGACTGCGGCCAAAGGAGGTACGGCCCGCGCCGGCATCACGGCCCCGGCCGACGGTGCACCCATCGGCGCAAACAAAGAAAAATACTTCGACGGCTTCATCAAGAGGGTCATCGACAATGTTACGGCCACCGATCCCGAGACCATCGCCGGCGGCCAGTGCGTGATTTCGGGAACTACAGAACTTACGGACGGCGCAAGTGTCGAAAAGGCAATGTACGCCATGTGGAAGAAGTGCCCGAAGCAGATCCGCAAGAAGTCCTCGCTGGTCTTCATCGTCGGTTGGGATGCGTGGGACGCGTATGACCAATATATCTCAGACAAGCAGGTCAAGTACACCGAGAACACCGAAGTGAACAAGTACCGCTTCAAAGGTAAGCGTGTGATTCCAATCGTAGGTATCCCGGAGCATACCATCGTATTGGGTGAGTTTACCACCGGGATGGAGTCGAACCTGTGGATGGGCGTGGATTACGCCAATGACACGGACGTACTCAAAGTCGACCGCCTGCAGAGCAACTCGGAACTCTATTTCTTCCAGATGAGAATGAAGATGGACGTGAATATCGTCCGGCCGGCCGAGATCGTCGTGCATACCGCGTACAAGAAGACAGAGCCTTCGGGCGGCGGGGAGTAACCGCCCGTCAAACACTTTAGAATCCGGGGGATGGAGTCATCTCCATCCCCCTCTCTGTAAAAATCCTTTTCCCGAATTATGGCAAAGATCAAATCACCCACTGATGAGAATACCGTCCCCAAGGCGGAAAATCCGGCTCCGGAGACAACGGCCCCTATTCCCGCAACTGCACCCCAGCCCGAGCCTGTTCCTGCTGCTGAAAAGCCGGCTCCGAAAAAAGAAAAAAAAGCTGAACCCGAACCTCTGGCCGAACCCGACGAATTGGCTCTGGACATACTCCGCGCCTTCACCGGCTATGCTACGCTTTACGTCGACCGCCACGGGGGCGCTTTCGCACCTGACACCTCTGCAGCTATACGTGCCGGCGCCGTGCTATACCGAAACCCTTTCTTCAAATCTTAACCTCCCCAATCCATGGCATTAGGAAACGTGTATATCAAAGACGTCGACGGCAATATCCCTTACAATACCTTTTCAGGCAACGAGAAGGTAACGGGACTGCTGTTCGACACATCTCTGCAGCCCGATCTGTTCTCGGCAGGCTACGGAAAAAACAACGAGGCCCGCCTCAAGCTCAACGATGTGGCCTACGTCACCACCTTCAAGTCGGCTGTAAAGGACTTCGGCATCATCGAGCGCGTAACGGCCGGCGAGGAGGAAGAGAAGAACCTCAATTTCATGTACGGCATTCCGGCCTACCATATCCGGGAGTTCTTCCGGATGTCAGGCAACGTCGATGGCAACGGACGACTGTACATCATGTTCGCCGACTGTTCGTCTAACTGGGACGCGATCGACATTATGCAGCGGGCTTCGGGCGGTACGATCAACCAACTCGGGGTTTGGACGGAACAGCCAATCTGGAAGCTCTCCGGGGCGGAAGATAAATATGGGCTGAACCTGGTGAAATCCCTCAATGACAAAGCTGCGGCGTTGGCCGAGCAGAATCAACCCCTGTCGATAATCCTGTCGGCCAACTGCACCAATACGGGAGCGGAGACGGCCGAGGGCAGGAAGATCGACTTGCAGAAGATCCCCACCGCAATTTGCGAGGCGTCCCGCACGAGCGTGATCTTCGGACAGGCCCGCAATGAGAAGATTTCCCTAATGCAGCGCCGCAACGAACACCTCACGCCCGTCGGATTCATCGGGGCCATGCTGGGGGCTTTGGCTAAGGCCAACGTGCAGGAAAGTGTTGCCTGGGTAAAGCAGTTCAACCTCTTCAACGACGACTTTCAGGAGATCGAGCTGGGCTTCGGAGATGTGAACGAGGCCAGCGACGAAACGCTGACCAGCACCAACTTCTATGAGTCGCTCTCGCCGACGCTTCTGGATGATCTGGATGATAAAGGCTACATCTTCCCCATTAAGTATGCTGGTAAGGAGAACGGCATCTATATCTCGAAGGATCAAACCTGCTCCAGCGGCGACTACCGCACCATTGCACGCAACCGGACGATCAACAAGTCCCGTCGTGCCGTTCGTGCCGCGCTGCTGCCGTACGTCAACGCGCCGCTGATGGTCAATCCTACCACCGGTTTTCTGGCCCCGACCAAGATCACGGCTTTCAAGACGCTGATCGGCGATGTGCTGGCCAAGATGCAGGCCGCTGGAGAAATCTCGGGCTATGCCGTGACGATTGATCCGAATCAGAACGTGCTGGTGGACGACACACTGCGCATCAGCTACGTCATCGTGCCTGTGGGTGTCGCAACGAAGATCTATGTCGAAGAGGGGCTGTCTCTAACTACTAAATAACAGAAGATATGGCAATTATAAACAACGTGGCCTACAGCTGGAGTATGATTACCCTTGCTTCGACGGCCTTGGGCATCGATGAGGGCAGCACGACGTTGGAGGGCGTGTCCGGTATCAAGTGGTCGAAAAAACGAAAGATCGAGCCTAACTATGGGCTGGGCGGCAAACCGGTGAGTCGGGGCTTTGGAAATATTAGCTATACCGCCTCTATCACAATGGATTATGCCACCCAGCAACTTCTTCGCTCGACCTATGGGTCGTTGATGGATATTGGCGAATTTGACCTGATCGTTAGTTTTGCAAACCCTTTGGCATCAGAGGATTGGACGACTACGACCGTAACGCTGAAGGGGTGTATCTTCGCTGAGGACGGCATGGAGTCGCAGCAGGACGACACAAACATCACCCACGAGTTCGATCTCAACCCCTTCGACATCCAGATTGGGGACGGTATGTCTATATAGACATACCGTCCCTTATGTAACCTTATAGGATATGTAACCTTTTTCGGTCAAGTATCTGTACCTCAAAGCTGCTCTTCTGGAAAAGGTTACATAATAATTCTACTTACCAAGACTTTCGAGCCATTGAAGCAGGCCCTTGTTCTTCTGCCAGACCGGTAGTTTGTCCGGATCGGGAGATAGAGAGGTCTTTTCAATGGCTTCCATTTTCTGCCGTTGGCTGATACGGGCATATATCTCGGTTGTCGTTATCGAGGCGTGGCCCAGAAAATCGCGGATATAGACCAAATTGATGCCAGACTCCTGAAGCATCATCGCTTTGGAGTGCCGCAGCGAATGAGGACTAACGCCCTCCGGGATAATCTTCTTGTCCTGTTCCCGTGCCCTGTCTGCATACTTTCTAACGATGACGGCAATGGATTTTCGGGATAGCTTATCTTGCTGACCGTTATCGAATAAGGGGCGTTCGTTCGCCCAGTCATTAAGCAGCCCGGTTTCTTCCATATATTGCCTGAGCAGCTTCGCTCCCGGCTCGGATATGGGGACAATGCGGGTTTTATTACCCTTTCCTTTGATCGTCAAAGTGGTCGGTTTGCCGAAGTGTACTCTGGATGGCGTGAGATCGGCTACCTCCTGAACACGTCCGGCGCACTCATACATCAGCGACAACATGGCGAGATCCCGCCTTCCTTTTGTCATTGTCGTATCAGGTTGTTCGAGAAACAGTTTTATTCCTTCCGGCGTCAGATAAACCACGCTGGCCGTGTGCGTTCGTTTAACTTTAATGGCTAATATCCTATGCCATTCGTGTATGTGTTCGGGAGACCGATATAGCATAAAACGAAAGAAAGCATGGATTGAGGACAGCCGGGAGTTCCTTGTAGATACGCTGCACCCGCGTTCGGATTCGAGCCAGTCGAGATAAGCGACCACGCGCTCCTGGGTAATGTCGGTAAAATCTATCTTTTCCGCCCCTATGTTATATTTGTCTCGCATAAAGGTCAATAGAAGTAGCATATTGTCGCGGTACGATTTGACTGTATTGGGAGAATACCCCCTCTCATTTGGAAGATAGACGGTCAGGTATTCTGTCAGATATTTTGCAAATTTGGTCGGTTTCATAGGTTATAGGCGTTTGAAGTCGGGATAAACGTATGTGCAGATACTATCGGTCTGGCTCAACAGCTCTGGGAACATTTCGGATGTCAGGCGAACATATTTGTCCGTTGCCTTCAGCGACAGATGGCCGATATACATGGAGAGGATAGGCATAACGTAATATAGATCCTTACCCTGCCTCGAAAGCCGGGCTAAGGTTTTCACACAGAAGGTATGCCGGAGATCATGTATCCTCGGCCCACGTTGTTTCCCCAGATGCGGGATACCGGCTATTTTCAAAATCTGGTTCCACCAATGGCCGAAGGATTCGTTGGTGCATTTCGTTCCATTGAGTTTTACAAAGAATGTATCGGTGTGGATATATGGAAGCAGGGATTTATATTGCCGATACTGCCTGCACACTTCGGAAAGAGACTCGGATATAGGTACAAGACGCTCCGTACCGTTTTTGGTATTCCTCAAAGTCAGAACATTGTTCTCAAGATCAACATCCCGGTCGAGCAGATCGACGGCTTCGCCGAGCCTGATGCCGGTTCCGGCCAGCATACGGATCAATGAGGGAACTGCAAACAAGCAATATCCATAGTGAGGGCGTTTCTGGACGAGTGCATTCGTAGCGTCGAATATAGCTTCAAGTTCCACGTCCGTGTAAATGTATGGCACTACGGTCTCGCGCTTAACCTGATGATGCGGCGGTATGTAGGCATCATAACCGAGGTTGTACAGATGAACGGAAAGCTGCCGGATATAGTTAATCCGATGGCTCCATGTGGTAACAGTTTCATTCGGTCGTCGGGCACACCATTCTTCGACGAGTTCTTTCGGCAATGCTATCTCCCGGTTGCCTTTATTGTGAGCCCATGTGTCGAACGCCCACAAACCGGTTTCTATACGTTCTGCCTTAAAGCCGAGTCCCTTTTTGAGCCTGATAAAATCACTTATAAATGGGGACAGGATACTGTTGCGATAGTTTTGCACTCTTAAATCAGCCATAAAACTCACCTCCTTTCTGCTCGTAGAACGATATCGGGACAAGAGGCACTTCCGTGGCGCACTGCCTCATAGATTCCACGTCGATCCTCAGATAGTTCATCGAAGTCTGTACGCTGGCGTGGCCGAGAATTTCAGCGATAATCGGGATGGCCGTGCCCTCATTAATCATAAAATTAGCCATCGAGTGACGCATTGCATGAGGCCCGCTTTTTCGATTTCCGATCTTCACGCCTGAAGAGGCTATGATTTTTCGGGTAAGATGGGAGATGGCTTCGGAGTCTATCGGATAATGTGGATATCGCGGACTCAGAAAGATGCGGGTATCCTCGGATACCGGACGGCCATTCTTTATGTAGTTGATAATACCTTCCCCGACATCTGACGGCAATGGCAGCAGAACGGCTCTGCCCGTTTTCATCTGGGTAAATGATATCTGGTTTGTGTTCCAGTTCAGATGGTTGAACTCCAAGGCACTTATATCGGAAGCCCTCATTCCCAAGCGAACAGCCAGAAGAAGTATCGCATAGTTCCGCTTACCGATGGTAGCGGAACGGTCTATCGAATCGAGGATAGTCCTAACCTCATCTTTCGTATAGACTGATGGCAGTTTCGCTTGTTGCCGGTAATTATCTTTGGGGACAACCTCAGACAGCCTCCGCTTGATGTAGCCTTTGTCGAAACAATAAACCAAGAACCGCCGGACAACAATCAAGGATGCGTTTTTTGCCGCAGGCTGATCCCTGAAGATATCCGACGCAAAATACATCAGCTCCAATGGAGACAGAAGTGAAACGGATGACAGTCCCCTGGCTATTAGATAATCTGAAAATTGATGTAGATACCATCGATGTTGCTTCAAAGTAGTGTCCGATACTCGCATTGATTTCTTGTGCTCCAAGTACTCGTCTATAACCGGACGGAAAGCGTCAGTTATTTCGTATTTGGGTTTCCGGTCGATGTAAATAGGCATTTCGCCTGTGTCATAGAACTGAACCAGACAAAGGCAGTGCCTAAGATGGTCTCTCTGGTAGTGGGTCAGATTGGAGATTTCAGATTGCCCAAAGGTCGCTTCGATGTATTTCAAAACGACGTTTTCACTGTATTCCCGGATTTTGTTTTCATCCATATATCTCTTGAAGCGATTCCACGCCCAGAGATATAATCTGATTGACTCCTTTGATCTCCCCAGGTTCTGAAGGAATTGGGAGGCGGCTGAAGTCAATTCTTCAAAAGTGTTGTAAACTTTATTCATAAGCTATTGCAATTAGAAAAGGCAGCGAAGTTGCTGCCTTCTAATGCAAAATAGCAAATATTATGTAACCTTTTTTGAAATGTATGTTTTGAATTACAGATACTTAACTGAAAAAGGTTACATATCCTATAAGGTTACATAAGGGACGGAGACACAATTTAATTTGCTGAAATACAATGCAAAACAGACGTCGCCTTTCGGGCAACGTCTGTTTTTTATGTAGAATGGGAGGAGCTTTACATCACCTCGATGTTTTTAGTGTGACTGAAAGTCCTGTGTTCGTTTGCGAATACATATCCCATCTGATTCGAAACGCACTGGGTTTTGCCGATAAGCGCATCGATATTTCGGTGCGAATGCCCATAAATCCAATATTCGACAGGGCTTGCCGCGATAAAGCCACCCAACTCGATTACGAAGGCTCCGTTAAGATTACTGTCTTTGAACTCTGGAGACATCAGTTCGTAACTGGGAACATGGTGTGTTGCTACGACAATATGGTCCGCAGAGCTGTTCTTAATACTCTCGTTCAGGAAGTTGAAACACCTGTAATGCTCTTCGTTGAAATGCACCCAGTCCAGGAGCGCGCCGTTGAACTTTATTCGTTTAAAGTCGGTGACCGCAGATTCCGTGGCATAGGAGTCGTTGAAATTGATCTGGGACCACAGTGTGGATAGAATCAAATCGATGTTCTCCAATCTGATTACCGCATTGTAATAGCATACGACATTCGTACGGATCTTATGCTGCCATCCGTTTTGCATTGAACCCAAGTCGAATCCCGCATAAAATTCATGGTTGCCGGGAATGACGATCACCTGCCGGTAATTGTCCGCAGCCCAACTCCAAAAAGGATGCTTCTGGTAATTATCGTCACCCAGATACCCGATATCTCCAGCCAGCAGAAGTATGTCTCCATTCACTTCCAGCGGACGCTCTTTCAGATAACGCGAGTTGTCTGAAAATTCAAGATGCAGGTCGGATGCGTATTGTATTTTCATTGTTAAACTTCAAATATTCGTCTCATCTCCGCGAGGATCTCCCTAATAAAGGTTTCGTCCCGTTGCAGACTGTCCTGCAGCGGTTGATTTGGCATGAGCGCTTCCATTCGGGAAATGAATGCGGCGATGTCCCCGCGTATATTGCCCGGAAGCGGAACCGGTTCATCGAAAACCGCATTTGCCATTAATTTGAAAACGTCGGACATGTGTTTTCTGATGTCATCGTGATGGGCCGGCGGTTCTTGTTCGGAAAGGTTGAGAAAAGCCTTTACCTTCAAGCATATCAATCCCACAGGATCGGCCACATGCAATCCTTCTTCTATTACACTGTGCTCCAAGGCAAAATGATAGAATTCCTCGTCTAACAAAATGGCTGAAAGACTCGGGATATCCTCCCCGACAGGAATAGGGGTCAGGTGGAAGCCTGTGGGAACTCCGAGGATTTCCGGCTGCTTGGAGAGCAGCTCGATCTGATAGGGAAATCCGTCGTGAGGGTGCGTAAAACGATACAATTCCGGAGCTGGATCTTTACCCTCCTCGCGTTTGCGTTCGCGTTGCTTATAACCTCCATCTTCAATGAAACGCCAAAACTGGCGCCCAAATTCCGGCGTCATCTCCTCCACGACCAGGATCATGTCGATATCCTTTGTCGCACGGGGGCGCATAACGGCCTCACGTAAAATGATGCTGCACGCGGTTCCTCCGATAATTACATAGTTCCCGTTAAAATCGGAGAAATATTCTTTGAATTTCTCTAACCCTATTACTGCCATATTTCATTGAGTATTATACCCAGTTCTTTGTTGATGCGCGGATCGGTATCGTCCCGAAGGGATAGGTACAGAGACAACTGATCGACATATTCATACTGCTGGGACAGCATCTTCGGGGAGTATTTCCATATTTCAATCCGATAGTTGCTGTCGGGGTCGTTCTTCGTCAGATCCGCATCCTTTTTCTTATCATAGTCTTTATTCCAGATCACCCGGGTCTGCTGTTCATCCGGATTCAGGTTGGAATAATGGGACAAGGCGCTAACACCCCCGATATAGAAAGGTGCCGACCATAAATCATCCGTATAAACGACCTTTTTTATCGGCGAAGTCAGAAATGGCAACGCGTTTTCCCATAATACTACTCTGGAGGTGTCTGAAAACAAAATTTTTGTCTTCCCGTCTTTTACTGATTGGAACAACTGTTTATCCTCCAGTTCAACTGCCGCCCGGGAGATGAGTTGGTAGTTATAAGGAATCTTGGCTTCGATTGCTTGCAGGGTAAATTCGTTTATCTCCTTGTGCAGAAGATAGTACAGTAAAATATATTGAGCGGTTGCCGAGAGCTTTTTTCGCTCTTTGCCCTGCCGCTTGGTTTGAGCATTGATTAACAATCCGGGCAGGAAGACATACTTATCGGATACAACAAAATATACCCCCTGAGCCACCAACCGGGAGCGTTCGTAAGATGGTAACGAAGGCAACAAAAAGGCAACGGGCATCCCAATAGCCCGTTCGATACGTTCTGCTATGTCCCTGCTTCGTTTGGGCGTAAGAGGAGCCGTGTCGCTCGTTGGTTCCGCTATACACAACTCATGCTGGTTGAATACGGTTTTATAGAACCGGAACATTAATATCGTATCCAAGTTCAAACCTTTAAGACCCTCACGAGCAATAGGAACAAGTATAACAGGGACGCCGGCTATAGATATACTTTTATCCATATCATCTCATTTTACAATTTTTGCATCATTATACGCATGATGTATAACGATGCAAAAATAATGATAATAACTTAATTCACAAGTATTATCTTCAAGTATTTCACTTGCAGAATCATCAACATCTTCAACTTCAGTAGCAACTACACCTTCATCAGCAGTTATCCTGAGTGTAAAGGACCTGAGAAAATCTCTCTCTCTCTAAACTGCCCCATCCCTTTTCTCCTATTTGCTTTCAAAGCAACATAAAACACGAAAGCATGGAAGAAAAAATTCTGACCCTCCAGCAGGAGGCTGACATCAAAGAGAAAGCCCTCCAACTGAAAGCAGACAAGAAACTCCGCAAGGTGTACCCGATGGTGGTCTTCGGCGACACGGCCTCGGGCGAGAAGGAATACTATGTGGGTTACCTTGGTGAACCCACATTCCCGCAGTTCAGCAAATTCATGGCCGCCTCCAAAAAGGACGAGGTGCAGGCCATGCGCACCCTGGCCAAAGATTGTTTTCTGGACGGCGACCGTGAACTGGTGGACAACGAATCCCTGTTCCTCTTCGGCTTGATGTCGCAGCTCTCGGAGATTATCTCCACGCGCCAGAGCCTCTTGGTGGGTTTATAGACCGCTGGGCAGTCACCGACGAGCAGCGCATCCGTCAGAGGATGATCTATCTGAGGCACTACTTTCCAGGAGTGAACTTGGATCGAATTACGGACGAAGAATTCGCCATGCTCTCCGAGGAAGCCCTCTGGCTGCACCAGCAAATGATTATTTCCCGTATGACACACTCGCTTCCCTTGATTTGATAGGCTTCATTTTTTGGTTTTAATGGTTTGTGATGGGAGCTCCCGCGGCAATTTCTTGTCGCGGGAGCTTTTTAATCACCGGCCATACTGAAAGGCTATTCTTTACAAAAACCCGACTATGGCGGACATTCTGGATTACGAGGTTAATTATAAGATAAATGTTGAGGCAACTCCGGGCATTGACCAGGTCGGTAAGTTCGCCGAAGCCGTCAGGGGGTTAGTTGGAGCTAAAACAAGTCTCGACCCTGCAGTAAAGCATATCAAGGAGATGATCGACGGAGTCGAAAAAATCTTCAAGGGTAAAGGTTCCCGACCCAAGGAATATGTTTACACCTTCAACATCAATACGTTCGAGACCGAAAAGAAGCTGGAACGCATTGAGACCCTTCTTACAAGTATCAAGACCCTCACCACGGAAGCCAAGGCTACTTTGGTAATCGATGCCGGAAAAAAGCTCGATACAAATACGATCCGCTCTCAGGCCCGGGCACTATTGAGAGGCAAGGAGCTGAAAGAAAAGCAAGCTTCCGAAGGAAAAAATGCCAAAGACGCCATTGACTCGGCACTGACGGTTCAGCGCACCGTCACACGTGTCATCGGCAAGATCGTGGCGGGTCTCAAAATCCTCGAAACCGGGCATGAGATCAACATTCAAACGGATGTAGCGAAGAGTCGTCTGCAGGAGATACTGACCTTGATGAATGACATCAAAGGGGCCAGTAAGATGACTCTCAGAGTCCAGACGAACACAACGGGCGCAAAAAGTTCCGAGACCTCATCTACCGTTGTCACCGATGCGGGAGACAAGGTTCTGGCGCGCCAGCTGCGCCGGGACCAGGTACGGGATGCCGTACGGCGCGATGATCGGGAACATGCCTCTATGCTCAAGATACGAGAGCAAACACAGCGTTTGCAGATGGCCGACATGCTACGCCGCGAACGTGAGTCCCAAAAGGCCACTGCCGCAGCGGAAGCCCGCGCTGAGCGGGATCGTGCCCAACATGCACAGGCGCTGCGCAGATCCCAGCTGCAAGATGCCGTGCAACGAGTGCGCACCCTTCGCCAGGGAAGCGATGTCGGGAATACGATCTACAACAACAGACGTCGGGCCGCCATCAACCGTCTACAATATTCTCGGACGCCTTCACTGCGAAACCTGCCGATGATGCAGTTCTTCAACGCATACATGGCATACGGGTTACTGCGCTCGGAGGTAACCAAGGCGATGGAATATTCCAATATCATGGAATCGGCGCACAGCATTCTGCGTGTCGCCGACAAGGATCTGTCGACTTTTGAGAATCGGTTTGACCAAATGGCGACGAACGTCCGCAAGGTCGGTGTTGAAACAAAATTTACGGCCGTAGAGATTGCCGGAGCGGTGAAATACCTCTCGATGGCCGGTATGGACATTGACACGATCAACAAATCCATCCGCCCGATCACCAACCTGGCGTTGATCGGAGACAATGACGTGTCGCAGATTGCCGACCTGGCAACTAACATCATGTCCGGCTATAATATCAAAAGCGACTCGATGAACTCGGTCGCGGATATTCTTGCCTCGACGGTATCTCGCTCGAATGTCAATGTGATCGAGATGGCCGAAAGCTACAAAATGGCAGCCGGCTATCTCAAATTGGCCGGAGTGGAATTCTCGGAAAGTTCGGCTGCTATCGGTATCTTGGGTAACAGTGGCATCAAAGGTACAATGGCGGGAACTTCACTGCGCGCAATGGCTACTCGCTTTGCCAAACCTACCCGGGAATCCCGCAAAGCGATGGACCGCTTAGGAGTGAAATTCACGCAGATGGTCGATGTCTATGGGAAGCAGGTAGAACAACTAAAACCTCTGGCACAGATCTTCGAAGAGCTGCACAAGAGCGGCGCCACTATGGGCGACATGCAGGCAATCTTCGGCAAGATCGGCGGTAACGCTGCCATGATGTTGGTCAACAACTACGGCAAACTTCGGGAGTTGACCAACCAGAACAAAGCATCCATGGGTATATCGGGAGAATTGGCTGAGGTTAAACAGAATACGACTAAAGGACTTTGGGCACAGGTAACATCTCAATTCACCGAGAGCTTTATGCAGGCTTTCGAAGTGTTGGAACCGGTCATCAAAAGCACATTAAAGTCATTCCTCGAAAAATTTAAGAGCCCTGAGTTTGCCAAGGGGATAAGATCTATTGGCCAGGGCATACTGGGGCTTCTTTCTACACTTGCCAGCTTTGGGAATTGGGTCATTAAACATTGGAGTTGGCTTGAGCCTCTGATTTTTACTGGGGTCGTGGCGACTAAGCTCTTTAAACTTGCAGGCGCCCTTACCAATGTCGGAGTAGCTATCGGCTTCATAGGCAAACAGCGCGTGGCCTCCTCGACGATGGAACTGATAGGCGGCTTGACAGGGTTCGGGCGGCTGGGATTACGCAAACTCTCGTTTGGCAACAAACGCGCCATGGTTAAAGCTCTTCGAGAAGCCGGTGTTCAGGGTTCGGGTGTTATGGCTAAAGCTCTTATGAGTTCACGGATAGGAAGCGCTTCATCGATTGTAGGACAAGGTGCTGCTTCGGGTCTGTTTGCCTCACAGGTGGCAACCGGAAACGGGCTCATTGGTGCAGGCGCTTCGATCGGTGCGTTAGGAGCCACGGCAGTCGCAGCAACGGCTGGAGTAACGGCATTAGTAGGAGCACTGGGTTGGGTAGCTTATAAAACATGGCAAGTCAAAAAGGCCAAAGATGCCGTACAGGAAGAGCTAAAAGCCAATAAAAAGTATCGTTACCCCTCGATTGAGGACCTGCATGATTCGTTGCAAAAGACTTATAAAATGGCCCTTGCAGCGAAAAAAGCAACGGATGAAGTTACCGAAGGGAAAACTATTGAGGAGTCTTCAGGACAGAAAATAGGCATGTTTACTGGCCGGTGGTGGGGAGCCTATGGAATGATGCTCGCTGCAGGTCAATCTTATGGCTTTATGAGGAACACTTATACAATTCAAGATGCTCGTCAAGACGATGCCGTAGCTGCTATAGAGGCTATTGCCGAACGACATACACAATCGCGTATCAATGCAGGATGGGCCAAACTTGGAACACTCAAAAGTGTAGTGGAAATTGACGCTTTTCTGGAATCGCTTCAAGACATATATGGTCAGAAACCCAGTAAGCCGGAAGATACAGTATCTAAAGAAGTGGACGCAACCAAAGAAGAAAAGATCCCGCTCTGGCAGGATGTCAATGGGAAAGCGATCTATAAACGAAATATCGGTGATTTAGACGCATCTATGGCGACCCTAACTCCTGATTTTGCAAGATATATTAATGAGAATGTTATTCCCAATCTTAAAACAGCAGCAGAGGGATATAGGAAGGCAATAGCTGATGCAACTGGTGCACGGGCTATGATCGAAGGTGAAAACTTTCATTTCTCGGAGTTGGAAGATCTCGGATTTGTACAAGATAAGGATGGCATCTGGGGTCAAAAAGCTCTGTCTAAGAACGCAACCGACAAAGAACGTTCCGCACAGTTGGCGAATTTTGAAAAGGCCCACTTCCTTATAAATACGATGATGACCTCTTTGCGCAGATCTCTTGGAGGATCTGCTGAAGCTGCTATTAATGTGATGAAAGCTGCTGGTATCCCTGCATCCTTGTATTCAAATGAACCGGACTCTAAAGACGAGGACCCCTATAATGCCAGCGGTATTTTAGTCGGTGATGATGACGGCGGAGCCGGTGGTAACTACAGCGGCACGGGCAAACTCTCGTCGGCAGCTCCTAAACAGGTGATCGTCAACATTGGCAATCTGCTGGAAGTAAAAACAATCGACTTGCTAAAATCTCCTGAAGGACAGACTGCAGAAATACAGAACCTGAAAGAACAGCTCGCCCAAGCGCTGATTGATACAGTCCACGATTTCGATGCTTCCTGGAATGGATAATAAAACACTAATGAACGATGAATAGACTTCTCGGTATCGGCATTTCAACCTTGTTAAGCGGTGGTATAATTGGTAACGGCACACTGGGCGGTTACCTGAGTAATGCAGCTCGCCAGGCCCTTGGTATGGGTTTGGCGGAGTTGCATGACGGGCAGGTACACTACTTTTCAAAGAGCCACAATATCCTCAAACGTGCCCTGATCCAGGCTGTATCCCAAACAGCCTATGGCTTACTGCGTTCCTATCCGCGCTACCTCAAATACTGGGAACAGCGAGAGCGGGACAAAAATTTGGCAACATTTTCAGACAGTAGTCTGGCAAATAAAAAGGGCCAGTATTACGAACTGATTAAGGAACAGAAAATTGCTGCGGTCCCGAAGGATCATACTGATACTATTGTAGGCAACATAGTCATGGATTATCTCGAACTGACGATCAGTGATACCGGTAACTACTATGACATGAAAGAGGGCAAAGTGAAACCCAACGTATCCTATGGTAAAGTTACATTTGTCGATCTTCAACCACAGGTACAGGTGTCCACAAAAAACAACATTGTGTTGACTACAGTCCAGGGCCGCGACTACTCACGCAAGGAATATATATCGGGCGGTGATCTGGAAATCTCGATTACGGGCAAGATTACCAGCAAATACCCGGAGGTCTATCCGGAAGCCGAGGTAAGTAAGTTCCTGCGCCTGATGCAATTCAAAGGTGTGCTCGATTGCGATAATACGATCTTGAGACAATTTGGCATCACCCAGCTTATTGTATTGAATTACAATATACAGCAGTCCACATGCCGGAATATTCAGCCTTATACCTTGCAGTGTGTAGCCGTGGAGCCGGCAGAGGCTGTAGAGGTAAAATTTGCAGATGAAGAGCGTACAGACTGGATACTGCAGCATACGAACAAATGGCTCAAGTGGGCCCGTTTCGGCACGCAGGTCATCGAACCCACGGCACTTTTAAAAATTTCCCAGCTATGGTTGTAAATTCCCTCGATGTTTTGTGTTGCCGTATCGAGATCGGCGATGTGGATGCCGCCAGCCCGATGAGCATTCTGAACCCCATCGTGCTGACAGAAGTGCTTCAGATCGAGATTACGGAGTCGTACAAGCGGCTTATCGGCACAGCCAAGGTTACATTTCCCAAAGGCACGGTTTACAAAAGTACTATTCTGGGCAATACCACTCCGGAGGGGAAGGACGCTTCGCGCGTCACCACCGAGATCATGCAGGATGGCGTGCTGATCGAGAAGCGCACAGCCCAGACGCCGATGACCAAAGACACTTTTAAAGTCGGACAAAGAATAAATATTAAGCTGGGCTATAATGGCCTGCTCAAAAATATGTTCGACGGGTATGTAACGGCTTATAATTCGGACAGCCGCTTCGAACTCCAATGCGAAAACATGGCATACAAACTGAAATTGAAGCAGGCACCTAAGTTTGAGACACCTGTAAGCGGAACGAAGGTGAACGACCTATTGGGCGAAAAATACGGTCTGTTGAAAGATACGGGGTTTCAGATCCACGGCGATACGAAAAAGTTCGATATCGAGATCGGCAAAATTAAAATCACGGATAACTTCACCATCGCGGATATCCTCTCGGCTTGGAGTAAGTATAAAGTGTACTGCTTTCTGAAATATGATGAGAACTCTCCTGACAAGATGCCGGCCATTGCAGTTGGACGTCCGTACTCTTCGTCCAAGAGCCAGCCGGTCTTCCCAGGCGGTCAGGATACGGGGCCGTTCCAGATACGGTTTAACGAGCATGTGGCTGCATCCGAGCTGAAGGTCTTGAAAGTTGACCCGAAGTTCTTGGCCGTACAGGGCAAAGCGCTCGGAATAGATGAGAAGTTCTTCGAGGCCACGGTGCGCCTCAACCCGGAGTACGACCCAAATAACAAGGACAGTAAAGAGTTTCAGACTATCAACGCCACGCAGATCAGCAAGAAAACCCATAAGGTCACGGGGAATACTACAGCCGAAGGTGCCGACACCAAAACCAAAGTGGATCTGTCTACCTATACCATCGTCCCCTACATGAGCCCCAATATGAGGATCGACTCGGATAAGCTCGTAGAGGAAGCTATCGAATATTTTAAGAATTACAACCTGAATGGTATTACCGGTAGCGTAACGCTGTTCGGGGACTTCGGCCTGACAACAGCGGTCCAAGTGGAACTCGTCGATGACCGGAATCCCAGCAAAAACGGGATTTACATCGTTGACGAGGTAACTACCACCTTCGGTACTGGAGGATATAGACAGAAGATCACGCTGCCACACAAAATAAAAACGGTTACAACTTATGGAAACGGAAAAGGGAACACAGGACAATAGCCGACTGATGATCCGCGAGGCGATCCGCAAAATCGCCCTCGGTAGGTCGTTGGAACGGGTGGATATGGCCCCCGGCGGCACAAGCGGTGTAGGTACGGCACGCATGATCCACGGCTACGTGGCCAAGATTCACGACGATCCTTCTGACGAAGAGTTTGCCGACTACGGGGGTACGATCGACGTGCGGGAATTCCCCGATGAGACGGCCTCCTCAGAGCCCGTAACCCATAAAGGGGTCTTGCTGGCCGGACTGAAGGATAACTCCGGCGGCTTTCTGATAATCCCGACGCTCTTTTCGGATGTAACGATCGTGACCGATGCGGCCACACACTATGCCTATGTGCTGAATTATTCCCATGCCGACGTTATTCAGCTCCAGGCCCATACGGAAACGTCGATCGGCGTTACCGAAACCGAAGAACTGGACCCTGAAGACAACAATTCTCCTGACTACGATGAACTGGAACCGACAGGAAATGCCACGTCGACACGTTATACTGCGGAGCAGATCGCCACGACGGCGGCCAACAAGGACGGCAAAGAGGCTACGGTAACCATTACACCCGAAAACATCGCCCAGAAAGTCGATAAAGCGGAACTGAATCAGACGACCGACAAGCTGCAGGGCAAGGTCGGAAGCACGACGATGACCGTTACAGATGGCAAGGTAATGCTCGGCGATGAGCAGGCCACCGAGCCGCTCGTACTGGGGAACCAGCTCGCTCAGTTGATGCTCGATTTCCTGACAGAATGCTCGAAGATTACGACACCTACACTGATGGGGACTATGCCTGCCATCAACGTACCGAACTTCGCTTCGCTGACCTCGAAAATTCAAAAATTCCTGTCCCAAACATCCTATACGAAATAACCTATGGGCATTATTCTTCTACCAGATATTGGGCAACTCGATCCCGAAAGCCTTTGCTACAATCTCTATACGCAGCTGTACCAGAACTTCTTCAATGCCCAGGATGCGGGAACCGTAACCGAAGGCGACCAAACCTCCATACGCCTGCACAATACAGCCTACCAGTTTGCGGATGCCATTGCCGGAGCGGTAGGCGGAGGCGGCTCGTCGGGTGGCGGTGCCCTGGCTGAATACCTCAAACGCAGTGGTGGCGATATGAGCGGAGCATTGGGAGCCGACTACGGCTTCGGTGCAGGCATTGCCAATCGCCGGGTGTTGGAAGTCTATCGTACTGCCGTCAACAATGCACAGGGTGAAGTTGCGAGTTACGACTACGGCGTTCGTGTCACCGGAGACCTGAAGGTCGAGGGCAACAACCTCTATTTCGGCGGGCAGCAGTTCATTACCTATATCGGAGCATTAGGGACAATGTTCATTCGCTATCCGAAGATGGACTTCTCTACCTCTTCGATACGTTCCCGGGGTGAGTTGTACTTCGGAGAAGACAAGACATCAGGTGTCTATATCTCCACTTCGGCCCTGCGAGTGTCCGGACACGATGTGTTTCATACAGGGAATGCCGGCAACACGGCTTCAGACTGGGCTATGAGGGACGGCACGGTCGCCGGGACACTGACTGTTGCCGGCGGTGTAACGCTGGACGGAATCCTCATGGCCCTACACGGAGTCTCTCTTGGAGATTCGGGCAATATTCTGCTGGACATATCAGGCGATAAGGTGGGCGTGAATGCCGATTTGAGCATCCAAGGCCCTCATAGTCTAAACTTCTTGGAACTGCCTGTTCTGTCGCCTTTGGGGAACAACTCCATGGTGCTGAACGCTCCGGGCGGCGATCTGATCCTTGGGTACGAAACAACCTCAAGTATTCGGTTCTGGGTTGACCTGAAAGACAAGCTGGGAACTCATACACTTCTGACCCCCAGCGGAAAAGCCTATTTCCCCGACTCGCTGCGTGCCGCCCATAACCTGGGGCCAGACCTGCTGTCCACCTATTTCACCAGTGATGAGGATACGGGTATGGTCATACATAAATTCTTGCGACTGGGTAACGCAAACGGCCCTGGCCTAATCGGAGCGGAGGACGAAAAGATGCTTTTTTCGTCTGCTGTAAAACGCATAGTGGACGGCCGCCACCTGTTCACATGGCACAACGCCACTTTCGGGCATGAAGTCTCCGGCAGCCCCTTGGCTCCTGCAGATCGGACTTGGGACGATATGATTATCGGTACCGATGCCCGCCATATTCACTTGGGCAATCCGGTATACGCAGAACAATTCCTGGGGATTGCCAAAAGCGTGACCCGCATGGAGAAAGAGGGCCTATTCTTAACCGACAGTCATCGCTTTCAATCCGTCGAGGGAGGTGTCAAACATTACGGCCAAGCCTTGTTCATGGACGGGCTCTCTTCGGAATTATTCTCCTCGGGATTGGCTGGTTCTGGCTGGGCAATACTGCGTAACCGAACGACAGGCTCAGTAACGGCCACATTCGATGAAATTGTGGTGCGGCGAAAAATGCGTGTGTACGAAATGGAGGTTCAGAGAACCCGGGCCACGGACGGAGCGCTATGGATCAGCGATTCATGCAGCGGGGACAGCGTGGAGAAATTATAGACATCAATGGCATTATACGATTACCCGAAATTCAAAATACGGATCGCGCCCGACTCGAAGAAGCGTCAGGGACTTCGCACGGGCGACGTGGTACGCCGACAGTATACCGACGGTGAAATAACCCGTTATTCGCTAATGGTTGTGCTCGATACGGGCACAGACATCGTTGCGGGGCCCGATGGAACGGATCTTAACTCACCGTATTTCATCGGAGCGCTCCTTGAGGGCGACGAACCCCGCGACGGCGAACTGCTGGACTTCGTGCGCATGACGAGCCTGACAGATCAGGCCCGCAGCGGCGCCATGTACCTTACGGCATCGGACGCCGACTCTCCCTATATGGATGCGATCGACGGTCTGGGCAGCGAATATTCTCTTTGCCATCCATGTTTGGCTGGAGAGTATGGGTTCACAGGAGAAAATTTCGTTACGCCATCTTACAGGGATTGTGAAGATGGTGTTTCCCATATTTTTCGCCTGACTAAGAACAGTATGAGTAACGACCCCATGGATGCCATGGGCTTTTGTCAGTCCATCGCATCGGTACCCGAACATCCGGCACGCCTGATCGTTTCTTACAAGATCCGCAGTTCGAAACCCTGCTCCGATGTGCGCGTATCGTTTCAGACTAAAGATTATTGCGAGCAGGAAGCCCGGCAGGATATCGACACTGATGTGGAATGGCAGTACCGCCTTTTCGCCGTAACCATCGATTATCCGGCCGATGTTCCGAGGGAGTTTTTGATCGACTTCAAATACACGGATTATGACGAAAACGACTGGTGGGAGATCGCAGAACTGAATATCGTACAGCAAAGCGACCTGAGTAACTTTTCTGCGGCCATGAAGGTCCGAGTGGGCCGTATCACAGGGGTTGCCGATCCGCTGTTCGGAGTGCTTGAGGGCTACGGAGCCTATTTCCAGAATCTCTATGCTACGAAAAACGTCAATGTGGCCGGGACGCTCACGGCCGGTGATGAGCAAGGGTTCGCCAGCACCTTCTATGTAGGGCGCATCCATAAGAACTGCCTCATAAATAGTCTGGAACCGAAATTTACCACACTGGTTATTCCGGGTGTCGGATATCCTCCGGCAGGCATTGGCAAGTTCTTCCTGCTTCCGATCGGCACCTCCACATTGGAATGCCAGAGCGAAAAGTGGGCGTCCGACCATCAGGGACAACAATATTGCTTCTCCTTTTGGGCTCATGCAGTTCACCAACATACTATTTCCATCCAACAAGGCGGTGAAGTAATCGGTACCGTGGATGTCGATACAGCATGGCAACGCCATCACTTGATGCTGAAAATCGCATCTGTCGCGGACGCGCCGCTGCGAATCGACATAACGACATCGCAGACGTTTTTCTTTGCCTCCCCTCAACTGGAAGCGGGTATGAAGCCTACGCTTTACCAGCCTACGGACAATGTGTTGACGGAAACGGACGAGTATGGAGCATGGTTTTCGCGCGGTGGTATTGGGGGCACGATCCAGAACCCGCTGCTCAGACTGGAGGCGGACGGTTCGATCCGTTCGGCTGGCGGGTCGTTCGTAATCAATGCTGACGGCACGGGGCATTTTGCTGGAGGAAAATTTCGCTGGACGAAAGATACGATCGACCTGAAAGACATTACACTCCGCTGGGAGGATTTCGACGAAGACACGCAGCAGGAATTGCGGCCCAAATCCGTTTCGATCAGCGGAAGCAATGCTTTCCACTATGCCGATGCACTCATTCCCATAGCACAGCCCGAGACAATCACGCTTGTTGCCACAGAACAGAACTTCACGGCCGAGAGCCGACGATGGGAATATCTGGCCTTGGCGGGCGACTGGAAAGATGCCGGCGGCCGGGACACCGCACTGCTGCTGCGTCCGGACTTCCACGGATGGGAAGAACGCGAAGTGCTGACACTGCGCTACGCCGCTTCCTATAAGGATAAAGAGTATTCGGCATCTTTCACCGTAGCTAAACTCTATGACGGGGAAAGCGCCTATTCGGTGTATATAACAACCGACAAAGGTACGGTGTTGCAAAACGGTATAGGTGAAATTGCTCTTACAGCACACGTCATGCGCGGGGCTGACGAAGTAACAGAGCAGATCCCGGAAGACAGGTTTCTCTGGACGCGGCAAAGTGACGATCCGAACGCGGACAATCAGTGGAACTCCGCCGAGCCTCGTGGCCGCACGCTGAGAATCGACGGGGACGATGTATCCCGGAAAGCAGCATTTAATTGTGAAATCTTACTAAACCAATAAAATGTCAATAAAAGTCGCCCGCGGGCAAGTAACGATCATTGACCAGAACGATGCCGTTTCTTTGCAGGCATTCATCGCTTCATCGCAGCCCCTAACGCAGGTTTACAATAAGGACACAAACGCTTATCTACCCTCATGGGTAACCGCTCCGTTTCTCGTCCTCACGCCTTCACTTTTCGTGAGCGGGAAGGCCGTTGCGGATCAAATCACTTCCGTGGGAAATGCTGCGACGCTGACGCCAGGCATTAAAAACGGCTCGGCAAAATGGTATAAAAACGGGACAGCGGTCACAACAGGCCAGGACAGTTGTACTATCGGAGCGGCCTCAGCGAAGTATGCCCTGACGATCAAAGCCAACCACTTGAGTATAACTGCACCGCAGGTGCGCTACACCTTCGAAGCTAATTATATCGACGCCAACGGACTGGAGATTCCGTTCCGTGCAGATATTCAATTCACACAGCATCTTAATGCCGGAGCGATGATCGCTGCTGTGACCTATGCTCCGGATGGTGTGGTTTTCAAAAATGACGAGGTGGCAACGCTTAGGGGGCATTGCGACCTGTGGCGCGGCGCTACGATCGATACTACGAATGTAACTTACGCATGGGGCATCCGCGACTCCGGAGTCTTCGCCCCGACAACGCTTACGGCAGCTGCCGCAGCCGGAGCTACGACCATTACCGTAGCGTCGGTCACGAATATCGAAGCAGGCAGTAAGCTCTCTATCGCTGCGGCTCAATACACGGTTTCGTCGGTAAATACCTCAACGAAGGTTGTGACGCTTACCTCGGCCCTCAGTGCTGCCACTGCTTCCGGCACGTCTGTATCGTGTCCTTTCTACAACGCAATGCTCGGGGAAGGTTGGTCTTGCCTGACGTCCGCGAATCCACGGGGTGTTACGGCCGGCTGGACGACCAATGAAATTATCGTCACGGCCGATGCGGTGCTGAATTTCGAGACTTTCAAGTGCGCCATCAAGGACACCGACACCTCCGCGGGAAATGCTTCGGCGGGTAAGGTGGTCTGCGACACCCTCTCGTTCTCGGATATGTCCGATCCTATCACGGTCGATCTGGTGAGCCAAAAAGGTTTCACCATTAAGAACAATGGAAACGATGTGGACGTCAAGGCGGTACTTTTCCGTAACGGAGAGGAAATGGACGCTCCCGGTACGAGCTATACCTACACATGGAAATTATGGAATGCAGCTGGGACATCCGTGGTGAAAACATACACCGGGAAATCGATTGCTGTGGCTAAGACGGACGTAACGGGGAAAGGAGTGCTGATGTGTGAAATATCTAAATAAGAATACCTCTATTCAAGATAAACGACGTTTTAAATAGCCTCTTTGACTGATGGAGTGATCCGAGAGAAATCCATAGTGATTGATTACAATGATGTTCGAGAGGAAACCATTACGATCAATGGTTTATCGCGTGAACCTCGACTGCCGGTACGATCCGCTCTGCGATACTGAAACGGGCGAAGCATTCAACGGCGAGCGTTTCATCGAGTGGCTCGCACTCTTGGTACAATGAGGAGCCAAAAAAACCGGAACGTCTCACAACGTTCCGGCAACCAAACCTTAACAAAATGAAAAAGAAACTTTCTCTGCCGTATTGGATTGGTGGCAGCCCCAATTTCAGCGGGGAATAGCTCCGGAACGATCAATTTCTCACTCTTGATTTGCTTATGGATGCCGGAACTATCCCCCTGTCAGTTCCGCTAAGAACTATAAAGTAGAAATCGGCTCCAGTTGGCGTAGGTCAAACTTTCGAGATTCCCTGACAATGTACTTGTCCCTAAACCGATTTCTATGGTAAAAACAACGGCTTCACGGGCGTTTTTCGATTCATCCGGCAGAGGGCCGAACGGAGGACGATGATTCGAAGCCGTTGTAAAAAAGAGGCAAGAGAGGGTCCGACTCCCGCAAGGTGGACCATAAGGCTGTTCGCTCCACTGACATCGTCGAACATCCGATCCACTCTTTGCCTTGCCTCTGAATTTAAAATAGGATGTTGCAGACTTCAATACCTTTCGACTTAAAGCGGTTAGTTCCCAGAATTTGAGATTGATTACTGTCGTCTGCAACGATCCTATAAAAATGGAGGGCAGGTTCATCCACTTGTTAAAAAGTTGACGCCTCTTTATGGACGTCCTGCCCTCGCGCGAAGCAACGTGGGTTGGCGTTATCGCTCCGCAAAGTGTGCGCGGCGTATTTGCCGCACAAGAGGTACGACCGCGCAGGTCAATACGGCCTACACACCCATTGGCGTAAAAGGGAGCGGTCAAAGCGGACGTATTGTCGAGATTCATGGGTCGTACTATGTTTTTAAGATTCTAATCTTCTTCCGTGTCGTCTTGGGGCTCCAAGTAGTCCATGACAGCGCACACGCGCCACATGGACACTATTTTCGAGAGCTGGACAAGCGATTCCGAATGGCAGACACCGCAGGTTTTGAGCCGCACGGAACAAGCGTTGTTGGGGTTCACGATGCGGAACATGCGACCGCGGGCCGTCTCGATCAGGTAGAGATGGCCATACTCGATTTCTTCGTCGGGTCCCTTTGGGCGAATCAGGTACAGTTTGTTTTTGGAACCTCGTTTGGGTCGCAGGCTGGGAGCTATCACGGCTGACTGTGCGCCATGTACTCTATCCGCACGAACCGTCGTCAGAAGCTGCGACTGCATCTGCGGGAAATCCGGCGATGAGAGGGACGTACAGATCGGAAGTGTAACGAATATGGGGTATTCGATACCTCGCCGTCTGAATGTGGCCCCCTTCACGGGATAATCGGTTTTCTGGGTTATCATAGATCGGATGGATTGTTTATGGTTTTGGCGTATCTTTCGCTTCTTCGTCGGTTGAATCCGCATAGTCCAAGATCGTGCATACGAGCCACATCGAGCGGATCTTCCTGTGGTCGAGGCGGCATTCGGGGTCGCTCTCGCCGTAGACACGCAGGCTGACGCTATGCTCACTGCCTGGGTTCACCACGCGGAACATACAGCCGCGATCCGTTTCGATCAGGTAAAGCTCTCCGAAGTAAATCTCTTCGTCGGGGCGCCTTTGACGGATCAGGTAGAGTTGCTTGCGTGTGCTGTGCGGGGCCAGCAGGTCGTGCATCAACACGGCATACTCCGCCCCGCGGGTCTTGTATTGAGGGAGCAGGGTCAGCAGCCGCGGCTGCTGGGGCGGAAAGTGCCCCGATGTGAGGTCCATGCAAATGGGAAGCGTTACGTGTACGGGAAATCCATTGCCGAGCGATTGGAGGATCGGACTCTTGGCAGGTTGTTCGGTGTTGGGGGTGGTTATCATCATTAGGAATTTTGCTGTTTCATGGCTGAAAAAGGGCGAGCGCCGGAGTCGGTGGGCGGCGCATAACGTCAGGGGTTCGATGGCGTGGGGGTTTGTTCCTGCCGGCTCATCGCCGCGCGGTGCACGCCGGTCAAAAAACTGCTAAAAAAATAGTAAAGGAAGATTGCAACCTCATACCTTTTCCTGCATCGACGCAGCGCCGAAGGCCCACACCCGAAATAACGGGCTCGGGCAGCGGTTTGATCGGTAAACGAATGGGACCTCGCAGGCGTGATGCGCCACGTGAAACCTTGAGCGTGCCCGCACTGCATACGGGGCGGACGCCGGTAAAGGTCTGCAATCTGAATGTTATCGTATAATCGGGAGCATTTTAAGCTCGTATGGGCAAATGACCGTGGCATGGGATTGGGGTTAAATATTCGGTTGATTACCTCTGTACTCGATGCCCGACCATAAAAAAAACACGAGACGTAGGCACAGCCCCGTTCCTGTCGGTCTTGCGAACCTGAGTCCGGAAACTGCCCTTACGCCCGTGCCTGTCGGCGGCAGCGTGGCTGTCGCAAACGGGGAACGCATAGCGCTCGTATGGGTGAATGACCGGAGCATGGGATTGGGGGTTAAATATTCGGTTGATTAACCACTGTGCCCGACGCCCGACCAAAAAAAAGCACGGTACGCAGAGCACAACCCCGTTGACCGGCCTCGCGAGCCTTACATGGTAGCTGCCCCTGCGCCCGTGCCTGCCCCTACACGAATGTAGGGGCATAGCAAGAGTATAGGACAAAACTTTACCATGTTGTAAACACTGTCATCGTATAATTTGATAACAGGCGCGAGTTCGTCAACGGTAATGGTCTGTCTTAACCTTTACAATATGACACGGACTTTGCCGTGTTTCGACGCTTCAAATTTAGCATAACTTTTTCAATTTTCGTTATGCAATCCGTCGTCGCCCCTATAAAAGAGACGAACATGAACCTGGCTTCCGAAGAAGCCCCGCTGTCCTTTGCGCGAAAGGTATGCGGCTTGCGCTACTGTGTTGCCGTAGGCCCTTGGAAAACCCGTCTAACTTCATAACGCAAGAGGCCCACGCCCGTCAGGTGTAGTGCCTATGGAGAGTACTTCCGCCTTTCGGGACGTGGTAACGACCCGATGTGGGGACTTCCTCTTGATTGCTGTTAGACTTTTAACTTTCCAAGGTTTACGACAACAGCAAACGCGATTCACGTTTTAGCAACGGATCGCTACTACAAAAGTAGTGTTTTTCCCCTAAAGGCTATTGCCCTCCGGCTAAATATTTTACCGTTTCGGCTGTTTTCGTCTCTTTTGAAACGAAACAGCGGATTGCCGGATGCCGACAAAGGCATACCGGCTCTCTTGCGAGGTCGCAATCATCGCGCCGGACCATAAGTCCATCGCCCGTATGTAGTAAGGGAAATGGACTTATCTGCACCGCCTGCGGCCTTGAACGGCCCGCCTCGAACTATCTGCAAATAATGAATCCATACTGAAATTCTTTTGTATATCCGGCGTAAAGATACACTAATATTCGGAATTTCATGCCGACGCGATTAACTCTCTATCAAATCGCCAACCACATTTCACAAGTCGCACTATTCTTCCCAAAAGAATATGTCCCAAAAGCTCCTTGCTCGTGGGCAGGCGACAATTACCTCGCTAACGGATGCCTATACCATCACCCAGACCGTCGGCGAATACATCTTTCCTTCGGATAATGCCGGCAAAATCACGTCCACGGCAGCCGTCGTAACCCGGATCGAGGTTACGCAAGGGAATCAGCCCTTCTCGGCATTTACCATCGGTTCGGTCACGAAGCCGGCGGGGTTCTCTTCGGTCAACATAAACAATACCACTAAAAGCATCACCTTCACCGTTGCCGCCGGTACGACTACGCTGGCCGACCATGGCACGGTGGATATTCCCGTCGTCATTGCAGGAGCGACCTATCATCTTTCATTCGTCTGGTCGAAAGCCCGGGCCGGAGTTGCAGGCGCCGACACCAACCTATTGGACTGGGTGAAGGAGTGGAATACCGGCAAGACGCAGATCGATGCGAATACGGTCATCACCCCGAAGCTCTTTGCCGGGGTGAAGAATGCCGACGGCACTGTCACCGGCACGGCTATCGGCCGATATACTGTAAGTGTCAAAACAGATTCAGGCACGCTCACGACCGAGACGGTCGATGGCATCAGCTGTTTTAAAAACGGACAGAAGACCTTTTTCCTGGATAACGGCGGAAACGCACAACTCGGCCGAGGGGATCAGTTTGTCAAGTATAACGCCGCAACGGGCAAGGTCGAGTTCGGCGCGGGCGTCAGCCTCCTCTGGGCCGGAGCCACTTATATCGACAAGAACGGTATTTTTACCGGAACGCTTTCGGCGACAACGGTAAGTGCAGTATGTCTTGATGCCTCGCAGATCACCTCCGGAAAGGTCTCGGCCGAGCATATCGACGTGACGGCACTCAAGGCGTCGCTTATCACTGCGGATAATATTGAAGCCCTGACGCTTAATGTTGTCCGCGGTAAGGTGGGCGGCTGGTCTTTGGATGCAGATGCGATCTTCCGGGGCACGAAAAGCAATACCCCGGGAGCTTTTACAGCCGCAACCGGAGCCGTCACCCTCGGCTCCACGGGACTGCGGGGATGCAAGTGGCGCTTGGACGCAACAGGTGCCGGGGCGATTGCCGGCGGCAATATCGCGTGGGATGCCGCAGGAAAGGTTGCCTTTGCGAATTCCGTAGCCGTGGCATGGCAAAGCGGCATCGACACGGCGCAGGAACTTGCCCTGGCCATGGCCTTCGGGAAAATGCTTTTTAGGGACCCGACATTTCAGGTCGGAACAAACAACATCAAGGCATACAACAATAACGGAAACGGCACCGTAACGGTTTCACGCGTCGCCAACGCACAAGCTCCAAACGATAGCGGGCAAGTGCTGGAAATCGCCACGTCAGGCGAAGCATCACCGGCCTTCGGCGGTTTTTACTTCGCCAACACTTGCGCAGCGAATAAAATCTTCATCACGCGGATCATCGCCAAGATTCCCGTAGGATTCAAAATCGTTTGGGCTTCAAACTCGATCGGTGTGGGCAGTAAGAGCTGCTGGCTAACCCCTGCCAAAGGTACAGGCAAGTGGGAAGAATATATCTACAAAGTGGTTTGCGGTGCTGAAGGTACATTTCAGACTACAAATTTTTTTTACCTGAATGCGGCATCCGGTGTTACTCTTCCTTTGGTCTGGCAAGTTGCATACGCCACGGTATTCGATATTACAGCAAGTGAGAGGTACACCACAACAATCGATGCCAATGGTATCTATACCGGGTCGCTCACGGCCGGGCAGATCACGGCCGGCACACTCTCTGCGGACCGCATTGCTGCCGGCAGCCTCAAAGCGGAAAAACTGGATGCCGCCAGCATCCGCACGTCGATAATTAATACCGACTATATCAATGGCTTGAATTGCACATTCGTGCGTGGTAAGATCGGCGGTTGGGCGATAGGCGCGGACAATATTACGGCGGGCTCAGTCGGGGCTGTGGGAGCCACACCCATTCAGATACGATCTGCCGCGACGGGTTCCGGATATTGGTTTAACGGAGCATACCGCCCATTGGGCATCGTTTTGACTTGGCATCAAAGCAGTAACGCCGGGCATATCGTTTTAGGGCAGGTTGCAGCGAGTGGCAGCACTGTCAAAACGGGCTTCGTGGGACTCCAAATGATGAGCTGGGACAATTATGAATATTTCTGTCTGTCGGCCAACGCACAACTAAGTGGATCGAAACAAGTTTACAACCGCATTGCCGGTTGGGCTTTCGATCATCAGCGTATCTGGAAAAACAATGTTTCGCTCGGTGCCGATGGCTCTATCGCTAACGGCACGAAATGGAAACTGAATAACGACGGTTCAGGACAAGTCGCATCCGGCAATATCTCGTGGAACGCTGCCGGGGCGGTTACCTTCGCATCATCCGTTTCTTTAAACTGGACGGCGCCGATTAACAATATTACCACGGCTCTGGGCGGCGCATCCTATCCGAAGCTCACGAAGATCACTGCTGAAGGTATCTACACGGGTAATCTCTCGGCTCAGCAAATCACCACTGGCACACTCTCGGCGGACAGGCTCGATGCTGCAAGTATTAAGGCGTCCATTATCAACGCCGAATATGTCGGCGGCCTGAACTGCAACTTTTCTCAGGGAAAAATCGGTGGCTGGACAATAGGTGCATCAACGATTGCTTCCGGGAAAATTGTAATGGACAGCACAACGCGGCGAATTGCGGTATATGGGGCCAATGCAAGCCCTACGACCGGTTGCCGGGTTCAACTGTATTATAACAATGATGATGACTTTGGTTTTTTGGCAACGAATTCCGCCGGAACCCTTATTGCTAAGTTGGGAAGCTACTGTCAGATTGCAGGATGGGATATGAATACCTCTGCCATTTATAAAAACAACGTATCTCTGGGTGCGGACGGGTCATTGTCCAACGGGCAGAAATGGCAGTTGAATAACGATGGTTCAGGACGCATTGCTTCGGGCAATATCTCTTGGGATGTATCCGGTAATGTATCTTTTGCAGCATCGGTGTCGGTTGCATGGTCGGCGGGACTCAACTCCATAACTGCGGCATTGGGAGGTGCTGCGTATCCCAAACTGACCCAGATATCGGCCACGGGCATCTATACCGGAAAAATCAGTGCCGGACAAATCAACGTCGATACGGATCTCGTTGTAGGCGGAAGCTCCTACAACGGTTGTATCTCGGTTCGGGATGCTGCCAATGGAGTCATGGCGACCCTCGACCGTAACGGAATCACGGCCATAAGCGGAAGTATCGGCGGCTGGGCCATCGACGAGGATACGATCAGCGCATCAACACCCTTGTCCGGGCACCGCGTGAACCTCACCTCTTCGGGATATATGTACAACGACAATCCGAGTACGGGAAAGGATTATTGGGGATTGAAATCGGATGGATCGGCAACTTTCGGCTATGGAACGATCTCTTTTGCCAAAGATGGTTCCGGATATATCGCCAACCAGAATATTAAATGGGATGCGGCGGGTAATGTCGAGTTGAAAGGTGTAATCACGGCTACGGGAGGTAAAATTGCCGGATTCACCATCAATGGGAACACACTGTTGAACAATGCCGCAAATTCCTCAATAGAATTTTCATCTCTGCTTGGCCAGGCATCGCTTATTATCAACGGAAACGCTACCGGAGCACTTTTGAGTTTACGCGCCGACAGCAAAAGAACAGGCATATTTATCCAGACATACGCTCCGGGGGCGAAGGGGCTAAGTATCATTGCAAACAGTGGTTCTGATTACGCGATCGAATCTTACGGCCCCGTAATCATGGGACAGCGTTCCACGGAAATTTGGAATGTGCCTGGAGTCCTCTATATCGGAACGAAATATAGCGAAGGGTACAATAACAATCATCGAAAAATCTGGGGTGATGGTGTGAAAATAATATCATTCACTCATATTGGTAGTGGACAATATAAGGTCGTTCACAATTTGCGGCATACAAATTACACGGTCTTTGCCCAGCAATGGTCCAGTAGCAGGTATCATGGCTTTTATAGGCTGATGGAAAGAACTTCGACATACTTTGTCATCCAGAATGTTAGTACTGAAGGAAAGGCAGACAGTTCGGCGTTTGACTTTATCATCTACGGACAAAACTCATTCTAACCCCGGTCTTTTTTTAATGTCCGATAAGCCGACCATTTGCCCTGAAATTCAACGGACATCTTGTCCGATGCCTATTCTTCAAAAAAGAATATGGCAAAAGCGCTTCTGGCCCGTGGGCAAATTACCATCACCTCCCCAAGAGACTCCTATACGTTCACTCAATCTTGTAGCAATTATATTTTCTCGGCCGCCAGTGATGGAGAGATCACCGCTGCCGTATCTGTTACGTCAAAAATCAGTGTTACTCAGGGAGACTTACCAGTAAGTTCATTCCGGATTGGGGACATTGTTCTTCCGCAGGGTTTCTCCGCGGTAGAAATCGATCAAGCCGACAAGAGTATCACCTTCAGCATCGCTGCGAATACCACAACGCTTGCCGATCAAGGCGCAATAGATATCCCAGTGATCGTGGCCGGCACGACATACCACCTCTCGTTCGTTTGGTCGAAGGCCAAGGCGGGCGTTTCAGGCACAGACATCAAGCTACTGGACTGGGTAAAGGAGTGGGATACGAATCGCACACAGATCGATGCAAATACGGTCATCACCCCGAAATTGTTCGCGGGTGTGAAGAATGCCGACGGCACGATCACCGGCACTGCCATTGGCCGCTATGCCGTGAGCGCCAAAACCGACTCCGGAGTCCTCGTATCCGAAACAGTCGACGGGATCAGCGTCTTCAAAGACGGCTATAAAACATTTTGTCTCGATAACAGCGGAAATGTCCAACTGGGACGCGGAGATCAGGTTATCCGCTATGACGCTACTACGGGAAAGGTCGAGTTCGGCACAGGTGTGAGCCTTCTATGGGTTGGTGCCACTTATATCGACAAAGACGGTGTTTTCACGGGAACACTATCAGCCACAACAATCGCAGCCGTTCAGATAAATGCTTCGCAAATCACTGCCGGTGTTATAGATGCGGATCGTATAAATGTTGAGAGCCTCAAGGCGTCGATACTTACGGCCGGCAACATCGAGGCGCTGGAATTAAATGTGACCAAAGGTACAATCGGCGGCTGGACGATTGACCAGAACTGCATCTACCGGGGAACAAAAACGGATATCGGCCTGCGCTTTACTCCCGACATCAAGAGTATGACTATCGGTATGGCTGGAATTCGGGGAAACATGTGGCGGCTGGACTCCATCGGCACAGGATCGCTGGCCGGCGGAAAAATATGGTGGGACATCGCCGGAAATGTTGTATTTGACAAGTCCGTATCGGCAACTTGGGAAAAAGGCATCGATACGGCCAGCGAGCTTGCCCGGGCGATGGCCTTTGGCAAGATGCTCTTCCGTGATCCGACATTCTCATCAGGATTAAACGGCATTATGCCTTATAATACCACAGCAAACAGTAATGTAACCATTGCCCGTGTGGTTAATCCCGATGTACCAAACGACAGCGGACAGGTAATCGAAGTAGCTACGACGGGTGAAGCCTCGCCGGGGCTTGGTGGGTTTAGTTTTCATAATCGTTCCGCCGCGAACAAGATTTATATCACGAGACTCATTGCAAAGATTCCCGTCGGATATACGCTCGTATTCGGCACCAACCTCATAGGAACAAATGGTTCCCATAAATTCCTAACATCTCCCGACGGAACTGGAGAATGGGAAGAATATGTTATCAAGGTAAAATGCGGCAACTCCGGCACGTTCGAATCCACAAATTATTTTTACCTGTCTGCTTGTGACAGTGTTGTTTTTCCTGTTGTTTGGCTGTTGGCCTATGCCACAGTATTCGATGTAACTTCGTGCGAGAAGTATGTTACAACAATCACTGCAGAGGGCATTTACACGGGGTCGATCACCGCAGGCCAGATCACCACGGGATTTCTTTCTACTGACCGTATAGCCGCCGGAAGCATCAAGGCCGAAAAGCTGGATGCTGTGAGCATCAAAGCATCGATCATCAACGCCGATTACATCAACGGCCTAAACTGCACCTTTACCAAAGGTACAATCGGCGGCTGGACAATCGGCGCAGATAATATCACAGCCGGGGAAATTAACGGTGTGGGAGCAACGCCCATTCAGATTCGGACAGCAGCATGGGGCTCGGGACATTGGTATAATGGCATGTATCGTCCTTATGGTATTACGATGACTTGGCGCCAATACAAAAATGCAGGGCATTTCGTTTTTGGTCAGATCGCTGCGGCGCCGGATGCTGTTAAAACGGGTTTCGTCGGTATACAGATGATGGATTCGGAGAGCCGGGAATATTTCTGCCTGTCGTCCAATGCCACTCTTTCCGGGGACAGAGAAGTGTATAATTCGATTGCCGGCTGGCGATTCGATGAAGCGAAAATTTGGAAGAACAGCGTTTCGCTCGGTGCCGACGGATCTATTACAAACGGAGCGAAATGGCAATTTAATAATAACGGTTCGGGATATGTAGCTTCGGGCAATATCTCTTGGGATAGTATTGGAAATGTTACCTTCGGATCGTCGGTTTCCGTGAGCTGGGAAAGCGGGATTTCGGCCGCCAAGGAACTGGCACATGCGATGGCGTTTGGGCGGATGCTTTATCGGGTTCCGGAGTTCTATGCCAACGGCAGCATAAACTATAACAGTACGAGCAATTATGGAAGTAATGCGGTACGTTCGATAGAGGCTGTCGCCGGATGCCCCAATAGTACAGGCTATGCACTGAAGTATGTCGCAACAGCATGGACTTCTCCAGCCGAGATGCGTGTCGGAGGCTTTTACTTCGGGAATATGAGCCGCGCCAACGCTGTTTACGTCGTAAGGCTCATTGCTCGAATTCCAGCTGGGCGGAGCATACAGAATTACCACAACCAATTCGGTACGGGAGGCGTTAGCAAATGGCTGACTTCAAATGCTGGTACCGGCAAGTGGGAAGAATATATTTGTAAAGTTACCTGCGGCGAGAGCGGCAGTTTTTCTTGGATAAACTATTTTGCGCTGACCGGCGGCGTTGCACCTACGGCAGCAGCTCCGGTAATTTGGTATATTGCTTATGCCACCGTTTTCGATGTTACTTCTTCGGAGAAATACACTACGACCCTCGATGCAAACGGGATTTACACGGGAACGCTGACCGCCGCTCAAGTCAATGCCGTCGCTATCAATGCCGGCAGTATCACCACCGGGACGCTCTCTACCGACCGCCTTGCCGCCGGTAGCATCCGAGCCGAAAAACTCGATGCAGCCAGTATCAAGACATTAATTATCAACACCGAATATATAAACGGGTTGAGTTGCACATTTGTACGGGGCAAGATCGGCGGTTGGACAGTCGGAGCATCGACCATCACAGGCAACCACCTCGTATTGGACAGTGCGAATAGGCGTATCGCTGTTTTCGATAGCGCTTCCAGTCAAGTGAGTGGAAAACGGGTGCAGTTATACTATAACAATGATGCGGATTTCGGGGTTTTCGCCACCGATGCTGTTGGAAAGTGTGTGGCAAGTTTGGGATCAGCAAACATTATTGCAGGTTGGAACGTCACTACGAACAGCATTTGGAAGAACAGCGTATCGCTGGGCGCCGACGGCTCGATCTTCAACGGTTCGAAGTGGAAACTCGGCAACGACGGTTCGGGGGTACTGGCGTCAGGCAACATCTCATGGAACGCCGCCGGTGCCGTGACCTTCTCCAGCGCGGTATCCCTTCAGTGGAAAAACGACATCGAGGCGGCCAAAAGCAACCGCTTCGGCTATCGTTATTACAAGCAGATCGTCATCAACGGTGAGTCCTCGAAATATTATCCGGTCGTTTTCAAAGGTGGCGACCAGACTGTCAAGCGCGACCTTCTGATTCGACGCGCATATAACGAGAAGGCTCCTTCGGACTGGAACAACGGCAGCACGACGCACATGGGAGGGTTGAGTTTGTTGATTAAAGTAAACTTCGGAGGTTGGGGCGGCACGGCTTATTCGTGGGATATCTACGAATTTGCAGAGACCTACTCCCGCACGTTTGCTGGAGCTATCCATTGCGGTAACTGTTGCATGTTCGCCGTCTTTTTACGTGGCGGTGGAGCTACGGGCGCCGTGTATCACCTCTATTCGGATCAACCCATCGAAAGCACCTTCTTGAGTCCTTCGCCGATACCTCCGGCACCGCAGATTGCCTACAACTCGGACCTGATCTTCCAACAAGGGAGCTCGCTTGCCAATGCTCCGGCTCCGCGCACGCTCACGTCCGAAGTTGAAAATGAGATCCGCCGCCACCGTTTTATTACCTTGGCACAGGGTAGCGACACCACACTCAAGGAACATCCGCTGACTTATATTGGTGCCACTGGAATCTATACGGGCACAATCCGCGCTAATCAGGTGCAAGTAGATTCTGCTCTCGTCGTGGGCGGCAGCACTTACAATGGCAGTATCTCTGTACGGGATGCCTCAAACAATGTTAAAGTTACGCTCGATCGCACCGGCATCAAGGCGGTTGCGGGTTCAATCGGCGGCTGGAACCTGTCCGCGTCGCAGATATACTCCGGGTCTGTCATCCTGACGAGCGGCGGATCGATCACCAACGGAAACAGATGGAAACTAAATTCGGACGGTTCAGGCCAAATGGCAAATGGCAATTTATCGTGGGATACTGCCGGAAAACTTACCGCCATAGGTGGTAATTTTAAGGATGTTACCATACAAGGCACTATCCGAAGCGCTTTCGTGTTGAATGATCCTTCATTTTGGATTGGTGGCAGCGACAGCTCACAGGTAGACCCGCGACACTATGATAATGTCGTGGTCGTACGCGGCTCATGGAATGAGAATATCAACCTTCCGTGGACCCTCGACCAAAGCGGCCGTAGGATATGCTTACTCAACTACATGTGGCATAATGCAATAACGCAAGGATATATGGACCTTACAGCTCCTTCAGGGAAATATTTTTATGAAGACGGAATACAAAAAACGACACTCACATTTTCTCGGGAATTGATCGAACTAATAGGATTTGGCGACGATTTAACATTCTGGGGCTGGATCGTACTCAACCGACGGGATGTTGGCACCGAATATAAATACGGCTCCTTTCAACAGGTTCTGGCCCAGGGAACCGTAACATGCACTTCTACATCCAGCGCTACTATTAAATACAAAACTTTCGATGGAAAAACCATGTCTGTCCGTAAATCAGGACAGGGAAATTTCTTTGTCTATATGCCATGGGCTATAGCTGTGGATAAATACATGGTTATGCTCACTGGCCGAACATGCACCGTTCAAAATACACCCATTTACGCCAGTATCCGAAATCAATATACAACCTATTTCCAGGTTACAACACAGGACGATTCCAGTGTCAACGAAGGGTCGTTCAATTTTCAGATAATAAGTATGGGCGACTTCAAATAATCTCGAATCGCTACAACATAATGCCCAGAAGGTTTCTATTCCTTATTAAACCACATTGAAATATGAACATTCTAAAAACTATGGTAACACGCACGGCGGAAGAGACTACCGCACACGGCATTTTCAATCTGGAGTACACCGTTTCGGACAATGTTCTGGAGCGGGTCTCCACTACGATCCGTAAAGCCGGGGGCGACGGGATACAGGGAGAGTATCTGGGCTCTATCGTTTACGAAGTGTCATCTGTCAACCTGAATTTTATGAACATGGGGGCTTCTTTCGCTCCGTTGGTGGAAGATTTCGAGCAGTTGCTCCGGACAATCCAGACCAACGTTGCAGAGCAAGCCGCCTGCAAAGAATAAATCACATCCTGAAAAACGTATGGAACTGACAATTAAAGACCGGTTGTATATCCCGGCAATCTTTCCCAAGGAGGGGAACTACAAAGACTTCAACAACAAAAAAGAGATCCGCAACAAGATTGAGATCAGCGCCCGCGAACGCGAAGAGATCGGCCTGCACGAGAACAAGGAGAACGGCCGTATCGAGTGGGATAACGAGAAGGAGATTCCGTTCGCCGTGGAGTTTTCCGAAGCTGAAATGGAATACCTCAAGCGTGCCTGCGAAAAAATTTCGGACGAGAACCTGCCCGATGATATGTGGGAAACCGTCACCAAACTCTACGACTCCGGGAATGCCTAAAACTATTCACCGCACCCCGCTCTAATCTTTAACGGAGCGTTCCCCGGTCGCTCCGGTATGGCGGCCGGGGATTCTTTTTACAGTATGGCCAGACAAGATATCAGCATGGACCCCGCCCACGGAGAGGTGGAAACCACGGACAACCTCGTAAGCAAGGTTATCTGCGGTTTCAGTGTGCTGGAAGCCCAGGCCGGTGAGGATAATGACAATGCGATTTTCTGTGAAATCGCGCTGCCGTCCGCCATGGCGACACGCTGCTGGGACGGTGCGGAGATACATGTCCGCATTTCCTATGTAGCAGACGAACGATTTCTGAAAGTGCGCCTGCGTACCGACGGCGGAGCCGGAACCCCGGAATATCGACTGAATCCCGAAACCAATCGACCTTGGTACAATGTAGTTTGGGATCGTGGAGACAGCCTGACGCCCGTCCGGATGGCGGAGGTTTGGAGCTGCAACTGCCAGGGATGCTTCAACATGGTACTTCAGGGTAGTTCATTGGTACTTTACAGCGGAGATGAAACTGACTTTACGATCCGCCCGGCTCTCGGTCAGAATGAGGTGTTCCTGCTGAAAGCCTTCGCAGGTAACCTCTACCAGTTTCCCACAACGGGTGTCGGCCTCATCGAATTCCTGCACGGGAACTTTGAGAATACAGGGCTGGCCGCAAAGCTCCAAAAAGAATTTACGGAGGACGGAATGATAATCCATAACGCGTACATGGACTCCGCTACCGGGGAGTTGCATCTGGATGTAGTAGAAAAAAATGGGTAAATACACGGTTACCGCAGGACAGTGCATCTATGACATAGCCCTGCATCTATACGGTTCTATCGAGGGGATCACCGACCTGCTGATCTCGAACCCTGCGCTGTCGCTGGAAGATACCCTGCGCAGCGGGCAAGAGCTAATCTATTCGGATGATTTCGAGATCAACAGCGACGTGGTAGCCTGGTATCGCAATAACGCCATCAGCCCCGCCGGCGGAGAACACAGCGTCTATCCCAAAGAGTTCACACTTCCGCTTTTGGCCGAGATCCGCGTGGAGGCATCGCATACCGCTTGTACACTGACCCTTGCCGGACTCGGGGAGCTGGAGGTCGACTGGGGCGACAACAGCCCTGCGCAGCACATCCTCCTGTCCGGTGAACAGTCCGTGGTTGGCCATACTTTCGACAATACCGTAGCGGCAGCCCGGCGCATACGTCTGTTCGGCGCCCCTGTCCTGCAAATGCTCAACCTCACGGGGATGCACCCGACGGCTATTTTTCTCTTCCGGCGTCTTCACACCGAACGCTTCACATTGGAGAATGCCCGGCTCGACCTGTCCTTCATGTCGTTGCTCGCGGATGTACGCATGATCGACCTGGACGGCACTGTCACGAGCAGCCTATTGCCCCTCTTGCCGTGCAAGTCCCTGATGAGCCTCGGGCTGAATACCGAAACCTTGAACCATGCAACGATAGATCATTACCTGATCGCCCTTGTGGAGCAGTATTACGGGCGCCGCAACTGCATGATATGCCTGCTGGCTGAGCCCTCGGGGGAATACCGCGAACCCTTGCGGGATGAGAACGGTCGCTATATCCTCACCTCGGGCATGGAGGCCGTGTGGGTGCTAACCCATGAAGAGAGCTGGAACGAGGCGGATGTATGGCGGATCGTCATCTGCGGCCGTACCTACAGCTACCAACGAGAATAACGAATCCCGATATGAGCAGAACGATAAAGCAGATATACGAGGAGGCTGTAGTCGAGCGGAACAAGCGCATGGAACTCGCCGAGTTCTCCAGCGACTCGAAGCTCTCCATCCTGAACGGCATTACGTGGGTGGTATCGGCTGCGATATACAGTTTCGAGTCCCTGCTGGATGTCTTCGCCGTGGACATCGCCGAAGTCATCAACACGCGCGTCAACGGAACCCCTGCCTACTATGCGAACGCTTTATTGCAGTACCAGCAGGGAGACGAGCTGACCGTACGCGAGGACGGGCTGGCATTCGGGTATGCTTCGGTAGATGAAAGTAAACGGACGATCACACAGGTCTCTTACGTTGAGAGTACGGATGACCAGAACTTGGACAGCAAGTTGATCCTGAAGGTCGCTACGGGTCCTCGCGGAAAACTGGAGGCCATTCCCGCAGAAGATCTGGTGCCGATTACAGCCTACATCAACCGGCTCAAATTCGCCGGAACCCGGCTTCAGGTGGTCTCACTGCCCGGCGATGTGCTGGTACCCCAACTGACGGTCTATTACGATGGGGCCGTCACCGAACATGAGATGTATACGGCCATCGAACAGGAACTGGCCAAGTATATCATGGAAGTAGACTTCGACTCCACAGTCTATGTCTCTAAGGTCATCGAAGTGATCCGCCGGGCCACGCATGTTACCGACGTATGGATCGACGAGGATGCCGTTCCCGAACAAGGAGTCTTTCTGGCTTCATACGACGATGACGGGCACCTGACCGCGCCGCAGAAAGTCGCACGCATGACGCACACCACCTCGGGGTATCTGCGGGAGTCGACAGGAAAGGATATCGAATCGACGCTGCCGACGTTCCGGCAGTCGCTCAAACTCATCGTAGATCATGGCCGGGCGGTATAAACTATCGACAGACAGGCTGGTGAACCGGCTGTTGCCGCACTACCTCTCGGGCCGGCGCTTTATCCTGGCCGTGCAGAGCTTTCTGTATCCCTTGCAGAGCCTAAACGACCGCTTTGTGGCTTTTGCCCGCGAGAAGCATATCGAAGCCCGCATGACCAGCCAGGTGATCTATTTCGAGTGGTATCTGAACCACCTGTTCAGCTGCTACTTCGTCGACCCAAAACAACGGATCGTCCTTTCCGACAGCACGTCATTAGGCGTCGACCTGTATCACGAGGGAGCCGAAGGCGCACGCCCCTATACCGTTTGGTATCAGGGGGAACAGGTCGCGGTGGACGACCCGGCCGAAGAACCGCGGCCGATGTACCTCAAAGGCGAAGACAAAGCGATCAACCAAGTGAGCTTCGTGGTCAACGTCCCGACGGTAATTATCTCCCAGCGGGAAATGGCCTCGATGCTCTCTTATGCGGTAGAGAAATACCGCACGGCAGGAAAGACTTACCTGATACGGATCGGAGAGACGGAAAATGAACAGTAACCCAACGATACTATGAAAGAATATGTAGCAGAGACCGGCGGCCGCTATACTTACGCCGACGATGTGCTGAGCCTTCAGGATCTGGCCCTGAGCATGACGGCCCTGCTGGAGGGATGCTCGGATATGATTCTCTCGGGTTGCGAGGTGACAGGGGCCGCGATCGCTCCGGGCTACCTGTGGCTTGGGGGCAAGGTGCGCCGCTACGAAGGGTGTGCCGCTGCCTCGTTCCCGTACTATATCTATGAACATAACGTGACCGAGTCCGTTACCTACGCCAAGCAGGTCAACAAGCGCGGACGCATCAGCTACATGGCCGTAGGCGGAACATCCGTGCCCGATACTAAAGATGCCGTGACGGATGCGCTGCCCCGGTTCATTGAAATTACGGCAGAATACGCACCGCGCCTGCGGGACAAGTTTTTCGGGAAGTATGCCGTGCTGCTGGAGCCCTTGCGGGGACAGGCGGTGCAGAAGGATCTCGCCGTGGCCGGGAAGTTCTTGGCCGACAAGGAGGTCGAGTCGAAAACCGCACTGGTGGCTTCCGGCACGAATGGATACAGCCTGCGGCAGAAGATCACCGCAGCCGGAGCCGCGTCGCTGGGCCTCTACCGGGAGTCGGCATTGCTATGCGAGATAGCCTTGAGGCCGGACGGAATACTGTCCCTGACGAAGAACGGGAATTTGTTGGCTACGCTCTCCAGTGAAGGACTGGCGTGTCAGAATGCCGCGCTCACTTCGGTTAGCGTCGGAACATTGCGTATTTTCGGCGGTCAGCTCTTCAACGTCGGGGACAACAACGACCAGGGTGCAGTGAAGATCAACTACGAAGGGTACGAACAGGGAGTTACCCGTTACCGGAATTTCGAAGTCTACGACGGTCGCCGCTGCACGGTGCCGCTGCTCAAGGTCGACGGGGCAACCCGTACGACTGCCGTGGACGGAAAACTTTGTGTAAGCAATGTTACGCAAGGAATCGTCCTCAAACATCCGTATCTCAAGGGTAACGCCCATCTTACTGGAACCCTTTCTTGGCAGGACAGCAACGATGAGTTGATGGCCGCAGTGGGTTTCGCTTCGGCCGACACATTCGATTTCTCCATCACCAGCCTCATCGGCAACCTCGTGCTTCAGCCTAAAGAATATGTCGACATACAGGGAACCTTGCGGGTGAACGGAAACGATATTGCCACCACTTACATGACGCAAACCGCGTGTGCAGAGGCTTTCAGTCACAAAGTGGACAAAGTCGACGGGAAAGGGCTCTCGGCGGAAGATTTTTCTTCCGGGCATAAAAAAAAGCTGGATTCCATCTCCACGTCGTCGATTGCTTCAGGCGGTGAAGGTTATGTGACGGCCAAGGATGCCAAAGCGACATTGGAAGGCAAGCTGGGCTGCGGAAATAACCTTTCCGACGTATCGGATGCGGCTGCAGCCCGTGTCAACTTGGACGTCTACTCGCGGCCGGAAGCCGGGAAGCTGTTCCTGACTGTTACCGGAGGGCTGCAGGAGCTGGTGAACCTCACGGCCGAAGAGGTGAACGGCCTCACGGCGGAGGAAGCTGCGGCGCTTAAAGCCTCGAAGCAAGCGGCCGTTAGGAATACGATTGATGCCGAGCTGAAAGGAACGGGCGACAAGAAACTCGCCAAGGAACGGAATTTGGCCGACCTGCTCGACATAGCACAGGCTCGGCGCAATATCAGTGTTTATTCGGCATCGGAAGTCGACAAACTTTTGGCCGGAAAACTGGGTACGGACGGAGCCTACGGCGGGGAAATCTTCACACCGGGGCTCAAGGCTAAGCTGGAAGCGATCAAAAGCGGGAATTTCAACTATACTGACGCTGAGGGAACCTCGCATGCACAGACCGAGGGTTATGTTACTACCAGCCAAGTCGTCCGTGAACTTGCCAGCAAAGCCCCACTGCTGATGGACGGTTATGACATTGCCCAGCGGCAAAGCATCGCCACCAACCTGGGAATTTACACCCAAGATCAGTCCGATGCACGCTTTGCATCGCTGGAAAGCCTCTTTCAGGATTATATCACCTATCTGGTAAAACAGGGCAAAACCACAGCACAGGCCCAGCAGATCCTGCGCGAGAAGTTCGATGTATTCTCCAAGAAAGAGATCACGGATGCTTACCTGCGAAAAGACGGACGGCTGGGGGATCTTTTATTGCCCAATACAGATGCTAAGAAGCAGGCTTGTAATGCTCTGGGAGCAGCCTTTGCCGCCGAATATCAGCCACGCCTGATAGACACGGGATGGCTCCAGATGCAAAATTCCGGAAACAGTACGGATGCCAGCCGGCTTTTTGTCCGTCAGATCGGTGATATAGTCTCCGTACAGGGGCAAATCAATACGGCAAAACGGGACGGCAGTAATAACGGCGGCACGCTGGCTATTATCCCGAATCAAGTTCAGCCTCCACGTTACGGACTGCGTAAATCGATGGCCGATTTCAACGATGACCACAAATATAACAGAGGCGCTTCCTTTTTTATCGACGGAGGCTCGCGTAAGCTGACTTTGAATGAAAGCGGCTGGTATAACGTGTGGACTAATATTCATTTTACATACTTCACATAAAGACAATTATGAGCAAAAAAATCAATGTATCCCGTGATTTGGAAAGCCGTGCAAAAATCGCTTTCGAGCATATTTTTCGTATGCCGCAGAAGACGATACCGCAACCTGTAGAATCTGTTGAATCCCCAAAAAAGGAAGAAGATGCCCAGAGCCCAGAAGAGATTCGGCCGGAGGCTGACCAAAGCTCCGGCAGTACAGAGAAACCGAAAAAAGCAGGACGGGCGCCCAAAAGGGACCCTCAAGAGGTATAGGTTCGACCAGACGCGCCTGGGCTTCATGCTCCGCTACGAAGTTCCGGTGGTCTACGGCGTTCTGATGAATCTGCTACCGTTCTCCTACTGGCCGGAGCCACCTTTCGAAGTGGTCAAGGCCGTATGTGAGGCATCCGGAGACCCTTCGCTGAAAAAGCCGAAGTTCTACCGCTATCTGGAAGAGTATCGTCGGACGGGGCTTTACTGCCGTCGTCCCAAAAAACTGACTCCCGAGCGCAGGGAATATTACCAGCGTATCCGGACAAAGAAGCTCGCGCGTTATGTGGAGCAAAACCGTCCACGTATCGATGCGGTCCGGGAGTCGGAAGTTTTTAGAAACGTTTTTGACACATCGCCACAAAGACGTAGAAACAAGTGAGATAAAATATTTCTTGAAAACATATTTTTCGGAATTTGGTTGACAAGGAAGCTGTCCTTATTTTTGTAAACGCTTCGGTGGTGATTTTCCCGGAGCAACTTCCATAAGTGAATCATCCCCAATCCGGGGATGTCCGTAGAGAAGAAATAAAGGCATCCTGCCAGCATTACTTCTCAAGATTAATTGATCCGGAGCGGTGGAATTATTTATCCCGCATTTGTCTCCAAGTTTATCAAGTGAATGTAGGGCGATGGCAACCGAACCGCGCTCTATCCTATGTTAGATTGTGCTTCGGCAGTATTTAACAATCGCATTCCTATTTCTATGCAAGAAGACAATTTCGAGGGACAAACCGCCCAGATGGACGGACTCTCTGTGGAAGACCTGTTCATGGGTAGCCAAGAAACCTATGCCCAGGCCCAGCAGCGGGCGCTGGAAGAAAACCGCTCATTCGCCAAGACGGACTATTTCCGTATGGACAAATTCGGTGTCTACCGCCTGCGGGTGCTGCCTATCGCACCCAACACGGATGGAACGGCAGCACGACCCGGCTACGAGTTCCCCGTACACCAGCTCCTGCTGGAGATCGAACGTCCCGCTGCCGGAGCCGGTAAAACTTCGTCGATGTACGTCACCGTGACACGCGCCACGGATGCAGGCTTCTCAGTTGACCTGATCGACACCTATCGCAAGGCAGCCGTGGAGGCCGCCAAAGCGCAGGGCGACGACGACCTGGCCGAGAAGATCGGCGGCGGCAGCTTCGGCGGCGGCCTCAAGTACGGCTATGGCCATGCCATGTATGTGTATGATCTGAACGAACGAGCAAAAGGGCTGATGCTTCTGACTCTGTCACACAGTCAGTTCAAAGACCTCGATGAACGGAAGTTCAAACTTTGGCAGAAAAAACTCGCCAAGAATCCCAGCTATCCCTGTCCGATATCCTCGGTCTACAACGCCTATCCGGTAGAGATCGAGAAGAAAAAGAACGGCGCCAAGACCGAATACACGATCGGCATTGACAACGAATCCGACACGGATGTGCTTTCGCGCGACGAGCTTTCGGCTCTGCTGGCAGCACCCCGTATCCCGGAAGTAGTTTACCGCTACTCGCGCTACCACTTCGAGGCGTGCATCGAGTTCCTCAAGCAGTGCGATGTGAAGTACGGACTGAACCTGATGTCCGACGAGTTGATGCAGCAGACTATCGAGCAACTGCGGAACGAATTACCCAAGGACGACACCAGTTCCTTCTCGTTCGACAAACGATCGAAGGAGAATAAGGAAAACGCGGCATCCGAGAGCAGCGCCCTGACCCTCGACGGTCTCTTCGACCGTTACGAGGAGTTGGAGGCGAAGAACTTGGGTGACAAAACCGAAGAGGGTCAGGAGCTACGCGCCATGATACGCACCTACATCGAGCAGGAAAAGCTGCCGGTGCGCGTAACTCGGTCGACGACCAACCGCGACCTGTTGGAACAGATCGAAGCAGCTCTTCAGGGGCCTGTACCCGGGGCTCCAGAACCGCAGGAAGAGAGTGTCGAACAGGATAGGCCGCGCCGCAGATAGCGGAAAATGACAATGGTAATCAGAGGGCGTGCCGCACCCGGTACGCCCTTTTTATCCCTTTAAGCCATGCCAAAAGAACATTTTCCGTGTCTTCTATTGCTGAATGACATTCATATATCCAAGGACAACATCCCGGAGTTTACTGCCAACTGGCAGGAGGCGCTCGATATATGCCACCGGATGGATGTCCACGAGATCGCCCTGGGCGGCGACCTGTTCCTCTCTCGCGCGGCACAAAGCCTCGATGTACTGCTGGCCGTGCATGACGCACTGCTCTCGGCGGCCGAGAGCGGTATCCGCGTAGTGATGGCCGAGGGCAACCACGACAAGGTGGATCAGGAAGATTTGCGCGGTTACTGTCATGTCTTCGACCAACACCCCAATGTGTTGGTTGCCGACGACTACCTCTCCCTGCCGGCTCCCGAAGGGCAGCATTTTATCCTTCATCTGGTCAGTTATTTCCCCGAGGACGGCAGTTTCTGCGATAAGCTGGAGTCCGTCAAAAAAAATGCACTACAGCCGGAAAAACTTAATTTCTTATACATACATGAAGGTATAAATGGCGCCTTGAGCCAACCCAATAACAAGGAACTGCCGGCCGATATTTTTGCAGACTTCGACAAGGTGTTCGTGGGGCATTATCACAACCGAACGATCATTCCGAAGACCCGAATCGAGTATATCGGTTCTTCCCGCCAGCACAATTTCGGCGAAGATGAGGAGAAAGGCTACACGGTACTCTACAATGACGGGGAGCATGAGTTCATCCGTAATCAGGTCAACACCCGCTACCGCACGTTCGATGTGCCGCTGGAAGAGGCCGGCATCCACCTCGCAGACCAACTCGAAGAGATCCGCGCCGAGGGGCGCTATAAGGTTCGCGTGAGGGTACACTGCTCCCCAGAACAAGCTGCCGGCATCGACCGTACAAAACTGTTGGAAGCCGGAGCTTCCAAAGTGGAGATTACCACGGCGGAGTCTCATCCGACCAAGATTACATCGACGGAGCTCTTCGATCGCTACGACAAGGGGAAAATCCGCGAAAGCTACGAAGAGTTCTGCCGCGAACGCCGGATCGAAGATCCCGAACTGGGTATCATTTATCTATCTCAAATTGACGGAACATGTGGAGACTAAATAAAATCGAAGCCCGGAACCTCTGTACGTTCCGGCAGATGGAATATGCGCTTTCGCAGGGAGTGACGACCCTTGTTTTCGGCGACAACCACGACAACGAGAGCCAGCGCTCGAACGGCTCGGGCAAGAGCGCCCTGATCGAGGCCATCGCCCTGATCCTGACGGGCAGCCCCTTGCGAAAAGTCCGCGCCGAAGAGATTATCAACGACGGAGCTGAAGAATGTTTTCTGTGCGGAGTGCTGACCAATACGGCCACCGGCGAGGAACTGATAGTGGAACGTACGCTCTCGCGTAAGGGGCCGTCTACGGTCGTACTGACCCTCGGTGGTAGGCCCGTAGCACAGCCCGGAGTAGATGCGGCCAACCGTTATGTACTCGAAAAACTGGGCATCAGCAAAGAGGAGGTTTACAACAATTTCGTACTCTCGAAATACAAGTATCAGGAGTTTCTGAGCGCCTCGGACAGCCAGAAGAAAGAGATCATCAACCGTTTTTCCAACGGGGTTCTTGTAGACCAGGCCATCGACCGTGTGGCCGGGGATATGGCTCCCATCGAGCAGCAGGCCCGGCAGGAGGAATTGGAAGTGGCGGCCATCCAAGGACGTATCGACATTCTCCTGGAGCAGATCCATGCCGAAGAAGACGCTAAAAACGAACGGGAACGTACGCGGGCCGAACGCATCGCCGCGACCGAAGCCGCCATGGTGGAGAAACGGTCGCAGATACGTGCCAAGCGGGAGCAGGCCGATGCGTTGGCCGCCAGGATGCCGGCACTCGACAAAGAAGATGGACGGCTGAGGGAGCTGGAGAAAGGCGAAGGGTCCCTGGAAGCCTGTCTGATGGGTATCGGCTCGGTACTCGCACCTTTCGGAGTTATTCCGGGTGATTGGGCCGCGGTCATCGCGCAGAAGAAAGCGGCTGTGGCCACAGAGCAGCAGCACCTCGAAAATCTGGAAGAGCAACGCGAAGCCGCTATCAGGAAGTCCGACCAGCGGGCGAAGATGCACGAGACGATCAGAGAGCAGTTCCGGGCCTTCACCCTCGATGTCGACAGTCGCCGCGAAGCATTCGAGGCACGTATGACGGAGCTCGAACAGAGCGACCGCAGACTGACGATCGAAGTTGCCTCCCAGCGGCAGCAGAAGCTCCTGCTCACGAGGGCCGTGGAGAACTTGCAAAACAAACTTTCAGGTACGATTGTCTGTCCCCGCTGCCGGCATGAATTCCTCGTGTCCGACCAGACTTTCGATGTTGAACAGGGCAAAGAGGAGTTGCAACAGAAAACCGGAGAGCTACAGCAGCAGTCCAAACGGCTGGCAGATACTTATGCCGGCCTCAAGCAGATCGACGCACAGCGCGATACGATCCGCGGTTCGCAGGAAGAACTCTCGGCAGAGGTTGCCCGGTGGAAGGAGCGTGTTACCGAAGCCGAAGATCAGGCGTATGCAGCCCATACGGAGTCCGAACGTCTGGGGCGTGCCCAGCGGCAGGTCAAAGATACGATTGAGGAACTTACGGCAGGCATCGAAAGCGTACGCCGTAAGATGTTCGACGAAGCGTTCGACCGGCTCGATACGATCGGCCGGGGCTGGGAACGGGACCGCGAACATCTGTTGGCGGAAGTTGCAGCAGCCGAAGGCGCTCTTGAAACGCTGGACGAGAATCTCTATGAATTGCAGCAGAACCGGGATACGACAGCCAAGCTCCGCGAATCGTTGAAGACCTATCAGGCCCAGAGCCGGGAAGCCCTTATTCGCAAAGAAGCCACCGACGAAAAATTACAGCGTCTGCGGGAACAACAGGAGCGTTTCGCTCAGTTCAAGACCTATCTGGCCAACACCAAGATCGAGGCGTTGGGCTGCATCACCAACGAATTTCTGGAAAGTATCGGGAGCGACATCCGCATCCGCTTCTCGGGATACACGATGCTCAGAAGCGGTAAGGTGCGGGAGAAGATCTCGATCTCCCTGATGCGCGACGGCATTGACTGCGGCAGCTTCGGAAAGTTTTCCGCGGGCGAAGCGGCCCGGGTGAACCTGGCCACGATCCTCTCGATGCAGAAACTCGTGAATGCCGGTTGTGAAGCTGATAAGGGTCTTGATCTGCTGGTCCTCGACGAGATCGTCGAGGCGGTGGATGAGGACGGCCTGCAGGCTATGTTCGGAGCCCTGAACCGGCTCGGGATTACAGCGCTGGTCGTGAGCCATGGCAATATTGCAGAATCGTACCCCTATAAGCTCATCATACGCAAAGAGAATGGTATTTCGAGGATCTACTGCTGAAACCCCGACACGGGAACAGGTGCTGGCGCTCGATATAGCCACGCACTGTGGATACTACTCGGTACATGAGTCCGGGACATGGAACTTTACCGAGAGCCTGCGACGCAACGGAAACAAGATGCACAAGGACTTCCGGGACACGCTGATGACCTTCATTACGCAGCATGGTATCCGGCAAATTGTGGCTGAAGATGTGAACGTGAACAATCACTTCTTCGACATGCGGCGCCTGTCCGAGTTAAGGGGAATTCTCTTCGAGGTGTGCGATGAGTTGGATTTGCCCGAACCGGAATTCGTCAACGTAGCCACCCTGAAAAAGTGGGCCACGGGCGACGGCCGGGCGGACAAGGCCAAGATGATGCAAGCCTGCATCGACCACTATCATTTCACACCGCAGGATGACAACACGGCGGATGCCTGTCACCTGTTCTACTATTACATCCGCAAGCATCGTATTTAGCTATAATTAAAATTATGAAGCCTGATATTCAGGGCTGTATTCAAATACAGCCCTACCCATTTGACGCCGCAGAGCTGACAGATTGCAGAATAGATTATTCCGTAATTAATGTCAGCATGCGATGGAACCGAACGATAAATCTTTAGATCCCGAATCGGTTCGTCGACGCACGGCCTTATTCCACAAATATGTGTGGCCGCATCGCAACCTGATATATTCACTCTGCATCCGCTACTCTTACTGCCAGGAAGATGTGGCAGACAACTACAATGAGGTTCTCGTCAACTTTTTCAAGTACATGGATACCTACGATCCCCAGCGCTCAATCCAAACATGGCTGCATATCGTGACCAAACGCTTCGTCGCGGATCTGAATCACAGGAATAGTCAATTTAAGCGCAGCGACGACATAGATGTTCAGCAGATAACCGGTAACCTTCTCTCCGAAGACGGTCCCTCGGCGTCAGTCATGGGACTCGATAACTACCGGGAACTGTACAGCGACGACATCTTGCTGGCGCTCGACTCCCTGCGTCCTATCTACCGAGAAGCCCTCCTGTTGCAACAAGCCGGGTATAAGCTCGGCGAAATCATGGAGATCACGTTCCGTCGCGGATCGCTGCGTGTGCGCAATATCGAAACTGTCAAAAGCCGTCTGTTTCTGGCCAAACAACAGATGCGAAAACTCATTACACGCGATGGAGACAAGAGAGAAGAGTAGCTGCATGGCGAAGGCTTTTACACTACTGATGCGACAGCTGGTCGTCCCCTCGTTCGTTTTTCCGGGCGGGGGCGCGGCCCAGCGCATTGTGAACTCTTGCGTCGAGGCGTTGGAAGCGCGGTACGGCGCCCTCGAACGGGAACGTATCGCCGACTACTGTATCTGTCAGGTCTATGCCCTGAGCCGCTTCGGAAAGGAGTACATGTCGCGGTGGCGCGTATCCCACTCGTTCGGAACGAAGGCGCAGGAACGTTTCATTGCCATCACACGGGAAAAGCGGTATTGGGAGGAACGCTGGCTCTCATCGGCCGGGCTGTCAAGAACAGAAATAACCCGCATGATCGAGGACCGGCGTGAGCATCCCCTGTACCGGTTCATCAATCCGGAATATGAGGAGGCGACCAAGAGCCGGATGCTCTCCACCGAAGTGGGTTACTATATCTGTGGGGCGTCGACGCTGTTGTGGACGCCCTTTTCTCCCTCTTGCCGGGCCTGCACACGGGCAGCTCTATGCCGTAAACGTACGGAGATGATCTACGGGGAGCTGTACCGTATCCGGATCGAGCAGTACAACGAAAAGGAAGGCTTATGAGTGCAGAACGCAGCGCCAATCCCCTGAGCGCAGAGTTTCTTTATGAACTCTATGCAACTGTCCTGCATACGGATGCACTGTGCGCCGTAGTGACGCAGTATATGCGTCCGGAGTTCCTTCCAGATCGTACATTCCAGAAGATACAGCAGGCCATAGCCTCACATTTCAGGACCTACAAGCGGCCGCCCTCGTATGCTATGCTTTCGCAGACATTCGCTACGGACTACGACGCGATTGAGTTGCTGAACACCTTTCAGGAGTATGACGAAAGCAGTAATCCCGAAGCTATGACCGATATGCTGGAATCCTATATTAAAGGAGTCCGACTACAGACGGTTTATGCAGAAGTTGGCAAGCTCTACAATCAGAGCAAACAGGGCGAGGCTGAAAAGGTACTCCGAGAGTACGCCCAATGGCTGGGAGGCTTTACCCTCAAAGGAAACGCTTTTGTGGATGTGGTGGACACCTTCTCCGAGCGGTACCGGCAGAACATAAAGCGTGAGGAGGCCGAGCGGGCCAACGCTTTGTCCTTGGTGTGCCGCTTCTACATCCCATATCTCGATGCACTAAACGGAGGCCGCAGCCTGCGGGGCCAGCTCACCTGTTTTCTGGCCTCGACGGGCGTGGGGAAAAGTCATATCGCCAAACATATAGGTATTCGCGCCAATGTGGACGATGCCCTGCATGTATTGCATTTCCAGCTCGAAGGATCGGAAGAGGAAGCCCTGAACGCCTACAGCGGCGGCCTGATCTCCAAGAATGCTTACTACTACGAGCAGGGGAAGATTGGCGAGGGAGAACTCCACCGTTTCGAGGAACTACTGAAAAAGTATGCCGGCAGCATCACAGTGCGTTCGTATCCAAGGTTCAATGCCCAGGTATCGACGCTCGATATCCAAAGCGGCATCAGCGAATACCGCAAACTGCGGGGCCACAACCCAGACATCGTGATCATCGACTCGATGGATCTTTTGACCGATGCCAGCCGACGGACATGGGGAGCCGAACATGAGCGGGCCAAACGTATCGCGGTGGCCAATGACTTGAAAGACCTGGCGGCGGACGAGAAAGTATGGATGGTGGTGACTTATCAATCGACCATCGAGGATCGGGACTGGCTGAACAACGAAAACAACGTGCTGACCGAATACAACTGTTCGGAGGCCAAAGGGCTGGCCCGACCCTGTACGCACCTGATATCGCTCAACCAGTCTTCCGCCGAACGGGAGGAGAATGTCATGCGTCTGCATATCGCCAAGAGCCGCTTCTTCAAAAAGGGCGACACGATAAAGATTGCTACCGATTACGACAACGAGGTATTCTACGACTCTCGGCGCACGCTGAGCTTAAACCGATAAGGATATGGAACTTTCTCACACGGACAAAGAGTTCTTGATCGCCGAGATTACACGGGAGTTGGGCGCGGCAAAAGACGGCGGAGGGAAAAACCTTATTGCCCGCTGTCCGTTCTGCGGGAAACCCGGCAAGTTCGGGGTGTATATCGGGCCACCGACAGTGCGTAAGAAGCCTTTCATGTCGCACTGCTTCTCCTGTGGCCGCTCGACGCTTACCCCGGAACAACTCGTCGAGCAGATCGGGCGTCCCGATCTTATCCTTACACCTACGGCCGAGTTGGACGCCCCGCTCGATGCCACACTGCTCTTCCCATTGGACACGCCGCAGGAAGAGATTGACGACCGGCTGGATATCGTTCCGCTGCCACCGTTCTACCGGCGATGCTTTGCCCATCCATATCTCAACGGCCGCGGGTTTACTATGGATGACTTCGAGTATTTTCCGGTGGGAACGACCCATGGACTGAACCGGCGGTGGGATGACTACGTCCTATTTCCGATCCTCGACGAAGGAGATACTGTGGGCTATGTGGCCCGCCACACATGGGCCAAGGCCGAGATCGACGCCTATAACCGCCGGGCCAAGCGTTCGGGCGACTACAAGATCCTGCGCTACCGGAACTCGGTGGAGAACGATTTTGTGAAATTGCTCTACAATTACGACGCAGTGATCGAAGACGAGACGGACACGGTGGTTCTGGTGGAGGGCATATTCGACGTGGTGGCCTTGGTGCGTAAGCTGGAACTATACGACAACACCCGGGCGGCTGTGGTAGCCACCTTCGGGAAGAAGATATCCCGTACGCAAGTTTTCAAACTCCAGAACAAAGGTGTACGCACGGTGGTCATAGGCTACGATGGGGATGCGGTCGAAGCGGTAAAAAAGACCGCTGCAGAGCTCTCCGAGTGGTTCGAGGTACTGGTGGCCGACATTCCCGACCCAGCCAAGGACTGGGAGGACCTGACAAGGGAAGATATATACGACATTTTTGCGAACCGGCTTTACACGCCGTCCGAATACAGACTGATGAAGGTACAAGAATAATGAATGAATTATTGCAATGGCTTAGCGCCAATAAAATCGTTTATAGACAGATAGATAACGAGGTCGTCGAGATCGAGGACTTCGGTCGGATGCTGCTGGCCGACCTCTCGGGGGTTAAATCCATTTTCCGGGGAGCGGAGGGGAACCTGCAGTTCAACCTGATGGAAAGCCCGGACGTACTGATCGCAGAGGGGATCAATTATGTGGCATTCCCGTTCGGGGACAACTTCTACTACTACGACCTGCGGGAAGATTTCCGAATGAACATTTTGAAATACATCGGCTGCCGCCAGCCCTGCCAGTGTACCGAGGAGTTCGTCAATCTTGGCGTGCATACTCCATACGAACTACTGAACGGTTCGGGCGACCTGGCCCTGTGGGTGCATAAGGCCCGGTGGATGGGACATACGGCACTCGGCATCTGCGACCGCAATACGATGGCCGGGACGCTGAACCTGCAAAAGGCGTGTGCGGTGGCGGGGATCAATCATGTGTTCGGCTACTCGTGTGCGATGAAGTTCCGCGACGAGCTGGTGGATGTGAAGATCTACTGCCAAAGCCGGCAGGGACTTCAAAATTTGCTGCGCATCCAGAAAGAGGTGATGGTGGACTCCAACGACAACACCATAAGCTACAAAGGTCTTTTGTCACGAGGCCAAGGAAATGTACTGGTATTGGGTACGCTCGCCTCGTACTGGATGCAGCGGCACCCGATGCTCGTACAGGGGTTTCAGGCCCATTTCGATAAAGTGTACTACCAGATCGATGTGTCGGAGTACAAGGCCGAGCGGATCGACCGTGAAGTGCTGGGGGCGGTAAAGCGGTACTTCGACTGCTTTTACGTGAAGAGCATGGATACTTTCCGGGTGGAGCCGGTGCTGATAGCTGACTGCTACTATCCGGATAGGGACGATGCCCGCAGCAAAGTCATCCTGAACAAGATCGCAACCGGCGCCGCACACCGTCAGAGCGACGACCAGTATTTTAAGGACGTGGACGAACATTATGCCGCCCTGCGTCCGCTGTTCGGTGAACAGTGGGACTTCGACACCCTGTTTGCCCGGATGTGCCGGGGCACGGTAGAGATCGCAAAAGGAGCCAAGGCTATTTTCGAGACGGGCCGGATGTTCATGCCCCGATATATCCTGCGACCGGAAGAGAAGGAGCAATACGGAAACTGCCGCACGTTGTTCCATGCCCTGCTTGAAACCGGATTAAAGCAAAAAGCCCCGAAGGACCGGATAGACGACTACCGCAAGCGGCTGGACGAGGAGGTGTATATCATCGAGTCGACAGGCAACGTGGATTATTTCCTCGTCCAGTGGGACATGGTGGCCGAGGCGCACCGTAGAGGCATCGTGACGGGCGTGGGCCGCGGATCGGCCGGCGGGTCGCTGGTGTCGTACCTGCTGGGGATCACCTCGATCGACCCGGTAGCCTACGACCTGCTGTTCTCCCGCTTCCTGGTGCCGGAGCGATGCGGGCTGAACTGGGTGCGGGAGATCACGGTGCTGGGCGGGAACGTGCAGGTGGAAGCGGGCAGCAGCTATGTGGAGATCGAAATGAATGGACGGACATACCTCTTCGACCGGGACGCACAATTCCGGGTCGGGCGAGGTGGAGAGGAACTGAAAATCTATGCCGACCAGCTGCAAGCGGGGGACGATATTCACCTGGACAGGCGCGACATTTTATGGAATTTGGAGTAAGCATGAAAATAGAAAGTGTAACAATTAAAAAGGCCCCGCGTACGATGAGCGTCCGGGATGCCTACATAGACAAAGGATTGGTGGAGGGTGGGCACTCTGCGCTTCCCGATATAGATGTCGACTATGCCTCAGACCGGCGGCAGGAGATCAAGGAATACCTCGAACAGCGGTACAATGTCGGGGGCGCCCAGCGGGTATTCTCCGCCGGGACGTTCTCTTCGCTCAAGTTGAAAGCGGTCCTCAAAGACGTGGCCCGCGTCCACCGGGTGCCGCACAGCCTGGTGAACTACATCACAGCCATCTTCGACGACAACATGGACTGGACGGGACTGTTCAAACTGGCGGCCGTGAACAAGAAAGTGAACCGCTTCGTGCAGGACTACCCGCAGGTGATCGAGGATATCCGGACCCTGATGGGACAGCCCCGCGCCGCCTCGATACATGCCTCGGCCATCATCGTGACGCCCGACAATCGGGACGGCCGCCCGGCTGAGTGCTTCGACTTCCTGCCGATCCATAAAATAAACGACCTCTTGGTCTCGGAATTCGACGGGTACAGCGTGGACGAAATCGGTCTTTTGAAAGAAGACGTACTGGCCACCAAGGAGCTGTCGAAACTAAGCGCAGTGATCGGCATCGTAAACCGCACTTACGGCAAGCAGTACACGATTGAAAGCATCACCCGCGACGAGCTTACCGATGCGAAGACCTATCGCCTTTTGGCCGAGGGCTATACGCAGAATGTCTTCCAGTTTGCCTCGCGAGGGATCACCCGCTTTCTGATGGACGTGCGGCCCGAGGGTATCGAGGACCTGATTGCCGTCAATGCCCTGTACCGACCGGCCACACTGGACATCGGCGCCACGGATGATTTTGTGCGCTACAAACGGGGTGAGGTGGCCCCAGTTTACAACTTCGGTACCTATGAGGCGACGAAGAATACCTACGGGATCATGTGTTATCAGGAGCAATTCATGTCAATAGCTCATACGCTGGGCGGGTTCGACCTGGGCAAGACCGACTATCTGCGAAAAGCGATCGGCAAGAAGAAAGCCGACCTGATGGCCAGTTTGAAGGAAGACTTTATCCGGGGCGCGGTGGGAAACGGCTGTCCGGATTATGAAGCTGAGGAAATCTGGCATAAGATCGAGATGGCCGGCCGCTATAGTTTCAACCGCTCGCACGCCGCAGCCTACGCCCTGACAGCCTACTGCGGGGCATGGCTCAAGGCCAATTATCCCACGGCATTCTATACCGTGGCCCTGCAATGGGCGGACGATAAGGAGATCCCGGCGCTGATGGCCGAGATGGAAGAGTGTTCCAGGGCCCGTATCGTACCGCCGGATATCAACCTCTCGCAGGCGGAATTCTTTACGGACTACACCACGGACGAGATCTACTGGTCGCTGACACGCATCAAGATGGTGGGCGGCAAGACCGTGGAGTACATCGTGCGGGAGCGGGAACGTGGTGGAAAGTTCACCTCGGTCGAGAACTTCATCCACCGGATATTCCGATACAAACTGAAAAAATACGCCTACTGGGACGATCCGGACAATGCGGACGAAGCGGTGAAAGTGCCCGTCAACGCCCGGCACGTCCGGCATCTGGTCCTCTCCGGTTGCTTCGACAAAGTGGAAGGGGTCAAGGCCGTGACCGAGCGCCTCGGCCTGCTGCAGCGAGCCGCCCGGGAACTGGGCTTTGCACTGGACGAAAAAGAATTCCCGGCGGATCTGACCGGCAAACACTATTTCTGGTCGATGCAGCAAATCGCCACTTCAGGCATCGGCTCGATAGACTACCGGAGAATCTACGACAACTCCGAGGCAAAAGCCGCGATCAAGGGCAAGGCCGCCTACCTGAGCCTGCAGGAAGTGATGAACCCGGACAATGAAGGGCGCAGGGCGGCCGTATGCGCGACCGTTACCGAGATGGCCGAGGTGGGCTATACCGACAAGACTACCGGGGAACGGAAGAAATTCTGCAAACTCACCCTCCAGCAGAACAACGACTTATTGGAAGCAGTCTTATGGAGCGACTTTTACGAGATTCACCGCAACGAAGTTTCCACACTCAAAGGTCGCGTCGTAATACTGACGGCCAGCATAAAATACAGCGATTATTCGGGTAGTAATACCCTCAATTCTTATAAAACCTCCCTATTGTTTACTGTATGAAACCAATAATTATTGCTATCGTAGGAGCTTCGGGTTCCGGCAAGACCCACCTGTCGAAGTTCCTGCACAAAGAGATGAACATTCCGATGATCGTCTCGACCACCACGCGCCCGCAGCGGCCGGGAGAGATCGAAGGCGAGGACTATTTCTTTGTCCATAGCGCGGTCGGCTACAAACGGCAGGATATGCTGACCTATACCCGATTTGGTGAATATGAATACTTTTCGATGAAAAAGCAGTTACCCCGTTCGGGCTTTTGCTCTTATGTCGTAGAAGAGAACGGTATCCGAGCCCTCAAACGCAGTGCCGGGGACGACTACGGCATATTTGCCGTCACGGTACAATGCAAGGAAGAAACACGTATTAATCGAGGTGTGGCCCCTGAGCGCATCGAGCGCGACAAGAACCGGAAGGGTCTCGGATACGAGTGGATGGATTATGCGATCTTCAATGACGGGAGTATCGAACAGTTCGAACAGTCGGCGCGTGACATGATGAAAATTCTGGAACAATGGCAGCACCTGCAGCAGTAACTCCCAAGATATACACCGCTCTGGTGCTCGACTTCGAAACCGGAGGACTGGATTGCACCAAAGCAGCCTGCACACAGATTGCCGTACATTCCGTACGGCTGGATACGTGGGAGGTGTTGGAACGTTACGCCTCGTACATCGCGCCTTATAACCGACAGGAAACAGGGACGCCACGGCGCAAAGTATTGCGTAGCCGGCGTGAGATCGAACAGGAAGAGGTCGGAGTACCTATGGATTACGAGCCTGTCGCTCTCGAATATTCGGGGATCACGATGGAGATGCTGCGCAGCCGGGGTGTACCCCTGAAAGAGGTGGCGGCGGAGGTGATCGCCGTAGCCCTGAGGGCGGCGCTGAGTAAAGGTGCCCAGTGCAAACCCATCCTGATAGGCCAGAACATCACTTTCGACATCGGATTCCTGCAGCAAATGATGGCCTACGCCGGACTGCAAAAGGAATTCGCGGGGGCGTTTGCCGGCACGGCGGATTTCTACGGCAATTTCTGTCCCCACTATGTCGATACGATAGACCTTGGACGACTCGCCCTGGCACACGATCCGGCGGTTACGTCCTACAAGCTGGAACTGCTGTGCGAAAGGCTGGGGATAGAACTGGACGACGCGCACGACGCCGATGCGGACGTGACGGCGACCCTGTCGGTAGCGGCCGTATGTTCGGGACGGTTGCGCAGCGGCGGTGGCGGGGATGAAGCCGGCCTGCTGCCCCGGAAAGAGAAAACACGCGATCACTTTAAAATCTGAAGCCATGGATAAAGAATTGGAAGAAACCCTCGAAAAGACCGTAACATTTAAGGTGGGAGACATGATGACTTACGGAGTGATGAGCGAAGACGGCAATGAAATGTTGGCAGCCATCACCGGATTCGGAATGAACATTCGTTTCAATATGCGTCTGATTAATTCGCTGGCTGATGCCGAAGCGACGGCCAATGCCATGGCGGACGTATTCTACCAGGCACTCATGGAGCAGTTGCTGGCCGAAAAGGCCGACGTGGTAAAACAAGCGCCTCACTAAGCGCCTATTCTTTACAAAGGAATTTATGGCCCGAAGAATTCCTTCGGGCCTTTTCATAGAAACCATGAAAGAAAAACAGATACTACAGGAAACTTTGCCGGTGACAGTCGTACAGGATGCGGAACGTCCTCTGACTGCCCAGGAAGAAGAATTCTGCGAACTCTATGTTCGTGGCGGAGCCGGATACGCTGGGAAACAAACCAAATGCTTCCGGGAGATTTTTGGTGAAGGTGTCGCTAACGCAAATGTAGCCAGTTACCGCCTTATCCGTGACGCCCGTATTCATGCCCGTATTAAGGAACTGACTTCAAGTACGCTATATGAAGCCGAAACAATAGCAGTAAAACTACAGGTAGCTGAAACGCTCAAATCGGTAATGGAAGAGACATCAACACGGGAATATACCGACCGCTTCGGCATCCCGGTCTCTCCGGCTCCGCTGCGGGCTGTGGCAGTAAACGCGGCCAAAGCCCTGATGGATCTTTACCCCGTCAAACATGCCAGCGAATCCCGCCTGAAGATCGAGAATGGCCAAGGTGGCGTAATATTCAATGTAATAGTCCCTCAGCCCGTAATACATGACCAAGATGACTCCGCGTAAGCCCAGTGCTCGTCAACAGGAAAGGATGTTATATATACTGATTATTATAGCATTGGTGATTTACGGATTCAAAGATAGCGCTGCGGCCGAGGCTTTGATCCGGGTAGTAAAAGAGGCGTTCACCATATTATTTCAGCAACCATGAACCAACTCAAGAACTTCGTGTCAGATAACTTCAAATCCTTGGTTATAATCTTCGCCTTTCTGGTGACGATGTATGCGCAACATACTGCAAACACGGCACATATTGCTGAACTTACATCACGTTGCGCAACGCTGGAAGCGAAAATACAAGATCAGTATGAAAAGATCGATGCCATCAAGCTCGACAAGGCTGTCTTCGAGGCAACCATGACTCAGTTCACCCAGATGAGGGGCGACCTTCAGGAGATGCGGGCAGATATCAAAGAACTCCTCAAAAACCGGAGATGAGAAAGATGCTGGCTACGCTAATGTTCCTATTGGAAGCCTGCGCACCGACAACTGATCCGACATCTGTCCCGGTACGTCTTGTCGCCGAACAGGTGGCCTTGATGGATGAAGCGGTAGCCCTGATCAAACGATATGAAGGCTGGCATACCGAAGACGATTACCCTTACGTGGGCTATGGACACAGTCTACAGCCCGGAGAATCATTCAATGCCCGGATTACCGAATTAACCGCGGATTCCCTGCTGCGGGCCGACCTGCAACAGAAATGCGCCGTCTTCCGCCGCTTCGGCCGCGACTCGCTGCTGCTCGGAGTGCTGGCGTACAATGTAGGGGAATACCGACTGTTGGGATACTGTTCCCGGCCTAAAAGCCGCCTCGTTGAGAAACTGGAGGCTGGGGATCGGGATATTCGCGAAGAATACATCTCCTTTCGCAAATGGCAGGGACGAGTGGTGCCCTCAATCGAAAGAAGGCGAAAAGAAGAGTTCGATTTATTGTACGGAAAAACAAAGATTACATACAGATATGAAAATGACGATACAACCCGGAAATGAGATAACGATCATGCCATGCGAAGAACTCGATGCGCTCCGTCTTTCGGAGTTGGCCGGGAAACGTGCGGTAGTGACCGAGGACCTGACGATTCCCGAGCGCCGCCAGGTTGGATACATGGTGCGGCTGCTCGACGGGAAATTTATGAACGAGGAGAATTGGTATCTTCCATTCAATGCCGTTTGTCATGCGTAAGGTAGCGGTCGTGGCATTCATCGCGCTCAGTGCTGCAGTATGCCTGCTGTGGTCCCGCAATGTGCGTCTGCGGGGAGAACGCGACCGCTACCGGAGCAACACCGAAGCACTGCTATCCGATATGAAGCGGATGCAGGTCGATTCGGCTACAGTGGCCGTCGATGTGAAAGGCTTACGGTTGAGCGTGGAGGAATATAAACGCCTGCGGGCAGAGGATGCTGTCAAGATCAAGGCTATGGGCGTCAAGATCCGTAACCTTCAGGCCGCGGCCAGACATCAGATCGAAGTATCTGGACCGATAGATGCAGTAGTGAGAGATACGGTCATTATCCGCGACACCGTGCCCATAGTAAGGCAGAAAGTCGAGATGATAACCCCTCATATCCAACTCACGGGATTGATAGAAAACGGTCGGCTGAAGGGAGAGATACGGATACCTGTCACCTTACAGCAGGCGGTATGGATCGAGTACAAACGCCGCTGGATATTCTGGAAACGGGTCAAAGCGGTACACCAGACCCTGTCGAGCGACAACCCTTATGTCCAGATCAGGTATTCCGAGTACATCGCAATACAGTAGGTGATAATACTCTATTTAGTAGTTAATAGTAAATGACTGAATAATGTAGCAGAATAAGGTATACCTTTGCATCGGTAAATAATATCCTTAGTATGTATAGATTCTTACTTTTAGTAATCCTTATTGCTGTTGTGTCCGGATGCAGCAACAAGGAGGCCAAGCTGGCTGCGGAAGCGGATCGGCAATTTAAAGATAGCATTGCCTTGGCGGATGGCAACAAAGTGTTAGGCAATATCCGGTTCGGAGTGACCATGGACGAATTCATCGACCAACAGTTCGAATTCATCAAACAGCACGACACGATTTATGGGTACTATATCCAAGAGATCTTCGGCTATTTTACTCCTTCGGATGAACTCTATGAGGTGAAATTTTACGGAATATCTCATGGCGATCATTCTTGGAAAGAAGCTCCTTTCCGGGATTTCCTAACCGAAAAATTCGGCATGGAGTCCAAACCGCACAATATATGGATAGTCGGCGATCGGGAGATAGCGATTGAACGTAAAAAAAGACGCCGGAGCAATAATTACTTAGCGAAACTTGTATACGAAGGAATTACTGCGACTCATAATCTGAACTACAAAGTTGACGAGAAAGCCCAGTACAACTTCTACCTAATGCGTTTTACCAGCGACAGCCTTCGAAAAGAAAATGAGCGCCAGCATCGGGAACAGAATATTCAGGCAGGAAAAGAATACGAAAAGCGGCAGCAACAGCAGCAGGAACGGGATAAGACAGATGTAAATTCACTTTAATATGCAGGTTCGGGATCGTATTATTACGATCCCGAATTTTGTATACTTTATCACCGCACAGCGAAAATACTGGTGAAGAAAATACTGCAATTTGTCGTTATGAATCGTTTATTTAGCTACATTTGTGATAGTATTTCGGCAAAGCCTGTTCTGAAAAACAGAAATGGCGCAAAATATAATAGATAATATGCAGGAATACAACGATACGGCATAGCCACATTATATATTCATAAAGAGTAACGACTCTTTATACTCTCTGTAAACTTGGGAGCCTCGTCAGAGGTTGTTTAGCTGGGTATAGAAGTTGTCTGCTTTTGTCATGTTTTGCCCTAAAAGGACAAAACCGACAAAGGCGCAGGACAGCCTCCAGCAGAAGGTTCCCAAGACCGACAGAGAAGGCTGACACCGCGCCTTCTTTTTTTTGTCCCTATGTCAATGGTGAAAAATACGCCGAACACTTCAACCCACTTGTTATGACGGAATTGCAGAAGCGATACAATTACCTAAAAGGCATCGGTTTTTATCTAAAAAGAGTATGTTCAACTGCATTATCGTAACACAATTCCAGTCATGCAACGTGTAAAAATATGGCCGCAGGTCTGGCTGCGAAAAATTGATACAATGCTTTTCCGGTTATGGTTTTTTCATTGTAATACGGTGGTAATTCGGCACTTATTGTATTTACATCGTCATGGGAGAGAGATTACGACGGTAAATCTACCGGACTATTACCTGGATCATTGGCTCATCCGTGGCCAAAACCTGTCAGACTATACCAATGATCTTTTGCATGGATGCGCTTACGACATAGTGCCCTATGCAGTAGCCACCTTTGCTTACTCCAGATTTTCAGGGATAAATAAAATCGCATCTTACAGAAGGCACTCATGGCCGTTTAAACCTTGTAGCTTCAGGATTGAGATGTTGTATCCAAACGATTGGAATGCCCTTTATCTGGACGAAATACAGCGCGTTTTGCATACAATTCAAACTGCGAGAAGAGACGGGGCGGTTCTCCCGGAAGTGTGGTTGTTTCGATGTTTCAAGTAGTCGTTCTGATCCGACATACCTGCATAAAAAAAACGGTTCTCAGCAAGAAGCTGAAAACCGTCCGGTTCTAATTTTCAAATCTATTTAATCTTCTCCGCGAAAGCAGGGGCCGGTTTAAATGCCGGCACAAAGTGTTCTGGGATTGTTATCGTAGTGTTCTTGGAAATGTTGCGGGCAACCTTCTGTGCACGCTTTTTCACGATGAAACTGCCGAATCCCCGAAGGTATACATTTTCCTTTTTCGTCAGCGATGTTTTGACACTTTCCATGAAAGCCTCGACGATTGCCTGAACCTGCACTTTTTCTACGCCAGTGCTTTTAGCGATGCCATTTACGATGTCTGCTTTAGTCATGCTATAAGTATTTTATTGATTAATGTCTATTTACGGACATAAAAATAGTGATAATTCGTACATTCCGTACAGATTACTTCTTGTTTTTGAGCCTATTCACCAGTATGTTATAATTATGAATAAAAATAGTAGCCCGAAAACCAGGCACCAAAGACAATGTTGCTGTATATCACAAAATCCACTCCGCATTTTCAGGCTTTGCCCGTTTACCTCATAATCAGCGCCTTTCAGGTCAACCATGGATTCTTGTAAGGATCGTAATCGTTCTGGAAAGTGGCCAGCTGCCAATCCATCACGGGCTTGCTATCCTCGGCGACCTTGCGCGGAATTTGGGGATTCAACCTCAGTTTGGCTGCATCCGACAGCCAGCGCATCGAGTCCTCATAGTCGCGCATCCGCACAACCGATACGTTGTTCGGGGCGATCAATTTGGCCAGCTCGTACAACGCCAGCCGTACCATGTGCTTTTTCAGGTTATAGTTCCGGGGATCGCCCGGGATAAGGTGTTGGCAGGACTCCGGGACATCGGCGTTTACATCTGTCTCCGGGACGAACACCACATCTTGATAAACCACATAATCATGGCCATTAAGATCGTAGGCGTTATACTCCGGATCGTAGTCGGCCACAGCACCCCAACAATCCGACTCCAACGGTGTGAGATTGTAGTCGAAACCCTCCAGTGAGATAAGCGTGTAGAACCCTCCTTCATAGCTCACAACCTTCCACAAGTTGTATTCCATCGGTTGCCATGGCGTGCATTCCACCTGTTGCCAGCCACCGACCATTGGAATGCGTATTTGTCCGAATTTCCAGCCATTGTCGCAAAGACAACGGTAGAGTACTCCGTTATAATCTGTTATATCGCCGGTATAATATGTGCCGAACTGCGAATAATGAGCGTATACCGGTGGCTGCGGCGACAGATCGATATACTCCTCCCAGTAATCGACCGTAGCCGGCATTTTATAACCACAGAGAGAGCGGATGACCTCACAGATCTTTCCCTCGTAATAAATGTAGGCACCTACGGGAAACGTAATTCGGCGGTCATAATCTGCAATATACTTGCCTTTAGCCAGTTCCCGCTCGACCTCGTAGTTTTCCGAAAGATATTCCACGATGCTCATTTCGGCACTCTCTTCCGCTTGTACGAAGCGCTCGGCATAGCCCCGGGTCATCTGGGAAAGAGCCTCTTGGGTGATGAGCCCCAAATAATCCCCGTCATTTAGAAATCGTCTATACATATCGTTTGTTTTTAATAGCTGAATCCTTCCTCTATTATGGCGGTAGACAATACCGAACAGTCACCGTCTCCGTTGCGGTACTTATGCCAGCTATCCCGCAGATAGTAGCATAGCAGGTAATCGAGGCAGTCCGACAAGTGGCCGTATTTTTCGTATTTGACCCCGGTCTTCGGATCAGTCGTCTTCTGCTTACTCTTGGTGCCATCTTCATTGCGGAGCTGGTAGAGCAAGTCTTCGGTGAGCTTACGGCAACGGATATCAATCAGGAGTTCCCACCCGCTGTAACCACAAAACACCTCGTTGACAAATTCACAGCGTGCGGCCTGCGGCGGCTGTTTCTTGAGCAACTTGACTTTCGGCCGGAGGATGCCCCGGCCGAGAATATCACTGATCACTGTGTAATTGTTGACCCCTTGTTCTGTCGTAGTGGAACGTTGCAGCCCCGCCGGATCGCCCGTAACATCTATTCCACCGGCATGCTTGTCGCGGTAGAGTTTGGCTTTTAGCTTACGGGCCAGGGCCGGAGTATTATTCTCTTTGTTTTCCGGCTTCCCCAGCACCTCTTCGAGGATATAAACCTTTTTATTCTCATAGTCGATCTGGGCCGCGAGGAGCGACATCTGGGGTGCTACGTTGAAGTCCCATACGGTGATGAGCGGCCGCATCGGGTCGTATACTTTTTCCCGGAGTCCGGTAACCAAATGTTTCGAGCCATCGAATTTGGCATAAATGGCCATGTCATTCGCTTCGATGAAATCCCAGTTGCCGTACAGCAGACGTTCCTTCGTGGCCTGATCGCGTATCTTATTCAGCGCGGCCTCGTAGGTCTGGCGGAACGGAATATTCGGGTTGTCGAAGACACTGAAAGGAACGTACGCCTCGCCTTCGCGCGGAGTAACACGGTCGCCGTTGTCATCCTGCACAAAACGACCTCGCACCCAGTTCACCGTCGGGTTGGTGGTGAGAAGCATACGCGGAGTTTTGAATGTTTCGTGGGTCCGCCAGCGCAGACGGGAGAACAACACCTCGATAGCCCGCTCCGAGATTTCCGAAACTTCGTCCACCATAGCAATCGTATATTCAGCCGATCCGAACCTCTCGAAGTTGGGGTCCGAAGGGATATCGGCCATTTCCTTCATTATGATAATGCTGTCGTTCCAGAAAAGAAGCGTCCCGTCGAGGTTGTTGATTTTATAATTCACATCTTCTTTCAGGCCCCAGTCCTTGAGGACTGTTTTGATCGTATTCCAAGTACTTTCCTTGAGACTTTTGAGCGTCTTACGCGCTACCACCGCACGGATGTTATCGAAGCGGATGCAGCTGCTTATCAGCCAAACGCTACCGACGAAAGATTTTCCGCCGCCGGCGCTTCCTCCTCCGAGGATGAGCTGCGGGAGGTTCCGGTTATGGCATCGGACGCACTCGGGTTTGTACTGGGGATTGCCTTGTGGATCATAACCAATCAACACCTGTTCGATGCCGCCTCCACATTCGGGACAAAAGTCCGGCTGGAGTAATTTCCATAGATCATACTGGCGCGGCGAGGGTTGAAAATCGATGCGGACGTTTTGGGGCGGTATGAGTTTGTTGGCCCCCATTATTCGATCCGTATTGTAATATGATCCGCTTTAGCCAACAGTTTGTTCAGCGCATCAGAAGTGGCGCGGGACTCCACGACCTTACCTTTGATATTATTTTTGCCGACCAAGATGCAACCGGCACTATCTTCCTCGTCGTTCCCCGAATGGATCAGGATTCCCAGAAAATGCGGGACATCGTGCAATAATGGCAGAACCCGCTTGAAACGCGGGCTATGCTCCATGGTGATTTTATAAGTTCCTGCCGGAATTGCCGTGCGGGCATAGACTTTCTCAGGACAATGGCAAGTACGGCCACGAGGAGTATCAGGGCATGCACTGGGAAGACGGCGAACTGTATCTTCCAGCGTATCGCAGAAATAGCGGCCATCCAGATACAGGCTTCCAATCGTATATTGCTTGCCGAGATAACGGCGTTTGAGGGTCAATTCCATTCTCTGATGTTGTTGATGACATCAAAGAATAGGAGATCGATATGGAGTAAGATTAAGAGAAAATGAGTACAAGAAGAAGAAAATCTTCCGTACAGAAGATAAAAAATACACGGGTAGATTTTTAATGATCTACCCGTGTACCCTTACATGGGATGCTGTTATTTCCGAAGAATGCTGTATGTAACGATCCCTCAGAAAAAAGTTGGTTGAACGTACATTAAAGTCAGATAATCTATATATCTTTGCCTCTGTAAAAACACATTTATTAACCTCTGTCCATGAGGTATCCTATGTAGGATTTGGTGTTTTCAACGAAATTTAGCAACTGATATTCAGTTTGTTATCTTCTTTTAGGGCCAACCTTTTGATGGCCTCCCCTCATTATGAAAGGGGTCTAACCCTCACCGTTTACATTAAACCAATCAATCGTTTTTTCTGTAAGATTCACTTGAACTTGCCAATAATCTGACCCGCCATCAAGAACACTAAGAATCTGTAAGGCAAGCCCATCCTTCCCATTAAATAAAAAATTATCGTAATTTAACAAATAATTGATATAAATAATTGAATCACCTTCTTTATCAATAGCCCCTCTATATTGACGTTGATATTCAGTAAAATGTTGATTAATATAATCTCTTGGAGGATACATACGGAGTTTACCCGTAAGAATCAGGCTATCGTATACAATTTGCTCAGCTTGTACGACGTTTTCATAAGTAGGAGTAAATTTAAAGTTAGTATCTTCATTAGGAAAAATCTCATAATATTTATCAAATATATATCCTTGAAAACACTCCCCTTTGACAGGTGCGGCAGGAGCACCCGCAATATTTTTTGTTTGCACTATGGAAATCATAGCCGTCAACAAAATCAACAATGCAATCACCTTTTTCAT